ATGGATAAAGGAAAAATAGTAAAGCACGAAGAACTCGGTATGGTTGTTGAATATGCTGAGTTTTTTAGATCAGTAAAGGACATGAATGGCATTGTGTATGATGTTCATACAATAACAAAACAATTACCGATCGATCCTAATTCTACTCGAGGCCTAAAAATAGGCGATGAAGTAGAATTTGAAATTGTTAAAGGAATGAATGGTGCTTGGGAATACAAATATCAAACAGCACTTATATTAATCAAAGAGGAAGAATAGGCATATAACATTAAAATATAAAATAATGAAAAGGCTAACTGTTCTCTTATTTTGCATAATGTTATCAGCTTGTTCAGGTCCGAAGAATATCTGCAAAAAATCTATCAGATTAGATGGCGAAGTAATTTATGCAGTTCCTACATATCAGCATACTAGAAAAGTTACCATCCTAACAGACAAAGGTTTAGTAATTATTTATAGAGTACCAATTGAACAACCACTAACAAACATACCAGTATGCTTACATAAAGGTAAGTATTATTGGGTAATGCCTTAAATTTTAAATTATGATAACATTTACAATTGTTGCAATAATAGGTCTCATAATTTCATTTATCATTATCAAAAAGTGGATAAAATGGAATCTATTAAGAAAATCAGAAGAAGTTAAATTTGACGAAGAAACCGGTGAAATTAAATTACCATTCAAACATATCAAATTTAAAGACGAGTATTGGTTAGGTAGTCATTTAATAGAAAAGGATAAAGAATAGATGGAAGACGAACCGGTTTCTTTTGAAGTAGCTACATTAGCGAAAAGTAAAGGATTTGATTTACCAACAAACGCATTTTACGCTAAGCAAAATGGTCAACGTTATGTAAGTAAAGACAAAGAGAAAAAAGAAAACTTTAACGACGAGTTTCAATTTGGTTCCGTTAGAATATCTTGTGTCACACAGACAACGATGACCAGGTGGTTACGAGATGTCCACCAGATGCATCTGACGGTTGACAAAGCAAGAGATATTGAAGGTTATTTTTTCGATATCTATGACACAAAAATGGGAATAAAATTACTTCCAGGATGGATTATTGACCAAAATTATGAGTCGGTAGTTAATTTTGGATTAGTAGAAGCAATAAAAATTATCAAATAATATGAAAAATCTTTTAACCGGAGTACTAGATCCTATTATAGGCCATTGGAAGTTTTTAAAGGAATATGAATGGGAATTGCATCTCGGTCTATTTTTACTTTACAATATTTTTATTATCGGTGCTACTATTTTATGGGTAATATTCAATGTGCTCTTAGGCATTGAATTAACTCGACCTTTATTTGACATATTGGATATGTGGTTTTATTCTGGTGAATTGATGACTGCTCCTGCTTGGAGATGGCACTTAGTAATAAATTTTTTGATAGCAATAAAATGTGCAACATACCACTTAAACAACCATAACGAATGAGAAAAGAAGATAAAATTAACGAGATTCAAGCTAACATTGATAGGTTAGAAAGACAAAAATACGAGGTTAGTCAAATGACTATTGATGACCAAGTTCAAGAATTTTTAGCAACTCCAGTAGGTGTTGAATTGATGAGCAATCATAAATTAACTGAAACCGGCAATTGGCAAATCAGTATCGAGGTAGACAACAAAAAACAAGCGTTAGCTACAATTAACTGCTCCTTAGAAAAGGCCATTAAAATAGCAGTTGGATTGCCTACGTTTTCTAATTGGGACAATGGTACTATCGAAAAGGTACATATTAAGTAATAACAATTGTTAATAACTTTATGACTCGACATTTTTTAATGTCGAGTTTTTTGCTTATATTTGTATATCAAATTAAACTAATATGATTATGAATACACAAATTGGATTTATCAAACCTGAATCTTTAATCTCGGTTATAACAAGCGAAAAGAAAAATAAAGGTGGTAACTTTACATTGAGAGGTAAAAAAACCAATAAAGATTTTACATATCGAATATCTCGTTCAGAATTTAATGACAGGTGGTTTACTCATGTATATGTAGAAACTCAATATTTGAAATTTAAACATTTAGGATATTATAAAGACGGTAATGTTATTAAGTCCGGTTCAATTGTAGAATCTGATACTGCAAAAGGAATCTCTTGGTTACTTAGACAAATAGAAAGTGGTAATACTCATCGATTAAACGAACAAGCTGAAGTATTTCATACCGGTAAGTGCTTAAAATGTGGAAGAGAATTAACCGATGCACATAGTATCGAAACCGGATTAGGACCAATATGTAATTCATTTAAAAACTAATACAAATATGAATATGCAAAACGCAATTATGCAAATTAAAGCTTTTCCTGGAACAATCGAAATTTACGAAAAAACTCGATATACATGGGCAGGACAGAGAGGATTCTTTGTACAAGAAGATGACAATATTTTTGCTTGGACTCCAGGCAGTGAAGGACAAGGAGTTCCTTCATATTTCAATCAAGAAACAATTCAAAATATCTGTAACAATCACGGAATACCAACCATTTCACACTAACATTATGACAAAGAAACAATCTGCATTTGCATTACTTGCTCTTATGCTAAGTATGCTAACATTTATTATTTTTATATTTTATTCAAGCGAGCCAAAATTTGTTGATAATATTTCACCAAATCAAAAAATTGTAGCATACGATTACATTTCTTTACCTGACCGGATGTATGAAAATATAGGTTCGGAATCAAATCAATATGTCAATAACGGCTTAGTTCTTCAAACCGATGGTATTAGTGCTTTAGTAAAAGTTGACGAAACTTACAAAAGTAATATGATACAAATCAATGTCAAAGACCATCAATATCGAATTGTCGGCAAAGGTACTTGGTATCATAAAGTTAATCAATACGTTGGATTTAACATTATGATAATCACTCAAATTTTGATTGGATTTTTACTTGCAATTGTTGCAATTACTCAATCGAAATTATTATCTGAAATTTTGTATTAACAACACCTGGTGGACCTGGAAGAATCTATGGGATTTCTTCTAGGTGTCCTCGCTAGAAAACTAAGTCAAAAATTCAGCATATAACTTAAAATGATAAAATTATGGCAAAGGCTACTAAATATAAAATAATCAAAGTTCAAGAGTATAACTCGTTTGGTAATCCTAATCAGGTTTTCTACAATATAAAGGAACGAAAAAGCTTTCTTGGAATAACATATTGGAAATATTGTTATCGACATGTAGCGACTTATAGTGGTGGTTATTTAACAAAGGTTCTATTTTATACTCTTAAAGAAGCCGAAAATTATATTGCAATTGAAAAATCCAGAAAATACGTTAAACCAACTAAAGAAATAATTCTACATGACTAATCCAAACTTATTTACTGAACTCGAAGAGTTAGGTTATATCTTCGTAAATGAATATATCACCCCTAATACTTTTGATGAACTTGAAATAGACCACTACGATAAACGAATCGAAATGAGTAATGTCATTGATTGGTTGCGAGTTGAACATGATATTATTGTTCAAGTAACATATGAAGGTCACACATTAGAAGGTCAACCTACCTTTATTGCCGATGTATATTCTTATTTACAAGAAGGAGAAGAGGAAACTACAGACGACAATGCCATAGGTTATTACGAAGCTAAGTTAGATGGTATCGAAATAGCAGTTGAATTATTAAAATCAAGAAACAAGTAATCATGAAAGAAAAACTACTAAGACTAATTCATCTCGAAATTGAGGGTATGACCGACAAGTCAGTATTTAAAGACACCATCAATAGTATTGTTGGTGGATGTGATCCGACATGGAAAGGTAATTATTGCACTAAATGGTTAACTGACATTGCAGTAGATAATGGTGCTTACCCTAAAAGAGAATATTTTGAACGAGACATTCTTTCTTTTAGTTTGAAATTTCCTGATGGTGAACCTGACATTCGAGTATACACTAGCACAAATATTAACGAAAAGGAAACAATCTTTAAGAAAAGGTTTCTTCGTCCGAATATTGTATTATGTGAACGAGAATGGAATTTTGTAACAAAAATTCAATGTGGTGATTTAGTTTATGAACTTACCGATGCTGAAGAATCGGATTTAATTAAAGTGGCAAAAGCCGGACATCAAAAATACCTTGACAATATAGAAATGTACAAAAATCTAAAGTTAGTCAACAAAATTGAAATGCGTTTAGCTAAGCATCAACCAAAACGCAGAACAAGTGAAACGGTTGAGTAGTGACGATAAATTTGCAATCTGTATGTTTGCCTTATTTATAATATTTGTAGAAATAGTAATGTATGTCATAATGTCATAATAAATTAATATGAAAGTAGCAGTCAGATATTTTACCGAATTTGGTAGTTCAGTATCAACAATGGAATCTAGTGAATTAGCTAGTTGGATAAAAAGATACAATTTCAAAATCTCATCTATCACGGAAGTAGATGAAGAAGAATCGAAAGTTTCTAAAAGGGAAATTACTCACGAAGAAGTCTTTAACGACGACAAGAAGGCTAAACTTAAAGAATTCATCGACAAATTTAAAGGTCAAGAGCTATTCAAAAAGAGTAATGATAGAGCTAGAGAAATACTTGCCAACATCAAATGGCTGCCAAAAGTATGTAATGATTGCAATACAGCATTAGAGTCATGTACTTGCATCGAAGATACAATCGAAATAAAATGCTATTGTGGACACACTACAACATGTGAATGTGGACCTAAAGATATAGAAGATGACAAATAACAACGAACAAGAAATATCGGCAAGGTTAGAAAATTCCTTTAAACAATTTAATATAACTTTCGAAGAGGCTATTAACATAGAACCTCGAAAATTAAAACAAATAGGTTTTGGAAATCGAAGTATTATAGAATTACAATCATTGAAGGAAATTACATTAGAAGAACCTAAACAAGAAACACTTGATAAACTTGCTGAAAATTATTTACTATCATCGGTTGAAAGAAATCAATATGGAGATGAACTATCATTTATTGATGGTTATAAATTAGCACAAAAAACTTTCAGCCTAACCAATGTAGATATTTTAGAGTTAATGCGAAGAGCTTATAATGCCGGCTACAACCAATACAATATCGTTGAAGCTGGCCTAGAAGGCAAAGATACGGAAACGAATGTTAGATGGATTTTAACTAAATATGAAACTGAAAAGCTAGAAAACAGCAAACGCAAAAGAAACTTCTATTGCGGCGATAAGGTAGATTATGACGAACAATGTTTAGAACAATGCGATAGATGCGTCGATTGCACAGGAGTAGATTACGGATATTATGACGAAAACCAATAAGATATGGAAGATTTTATAGAAAGAAAAGTTTTCCTAAAAGGAGAATTATACACAAACAAATCAGGTAACACTATAATTATGTGTACTGAAACTACCTGCAACTACTCGAGTAAAGAATTTCAAGGTGTTGTAATCGAATCAAAAGAATGGCCAAAAGGTTTATACGACAAAAATTGGTATACGTCAACATTCGAACCCGCTAACAAGAAATAAATTATGGAGAATAAACTTACTCTCAGCCACTTGCAATATTGCTATAATACACTCAAAACCAAAAGAGACCATATGGGCACTCCTGCTCTATATGCACATTTAGGCTATTTAGAAGCTGGACTTGTCAACTTTGGCGCATTAGAAACCGAACAACGAGGTGACGAAAACATCGTTAAACGAGAAATGGTTAAACATACGAAATGGTGGAAGAAGGACCGAGAAGAAACTTATGAAGAAGCCATCGTTCGACAAACTGAAAAGCTATTTACTAACAATCAAATTAAATTTTAATGGAAACAAAACCACCTAACCCTAACGCATTTCCAGCTGATACTGTACAAGAAGAATATTCTGGCATGTCCTTAAGAGATTATTTTGCGGCAGCCGCAATGCAAGGATTTACTGCAAAATATGGCTCAGTGTTAACAAACTACGATAGCCGAGCCGCAGAAAGCTATAAGATAGCCGATGCCATGTTAAAAGCTAGAAATCTATGAAAAAATACGAAGTAGGCTTTGTAGCCGGTGCCTTTGATGTGATACATCCTGGTTACATTAAGTTATTTGGCGATGCGAAAGCACATTGCGAAAAACTCGTTGTCTTAATACATGTCGACCCATCCGCAGAAAGACCTCATAAATTAGCACCTGTACTCTCAGTCGAAGAGAGAGCTGTTATCTTATTAGAATTGAGATCCGTTGACCAGATAGGAGTTTATCATACCGAAGAAGGATTTCTCAATTGGATGAAGGACAATCCAACATCAGTCCGGTTTTTAGGTGACGATTATATCGATCAACCATTTACCGGTAAGGAGCTACCAAATCCAATCATCTTTGTTGACCGTTCTCATAAATGGTCAACGACTAAATACAAGAAGAGCATCCACCATCAAGTCGAAGTTAAAATTATCAACGAAATGCTCTCCAGGAACGCGGCTACCAAGTCATCCTAGCGACCGTTCGCCACAAAATAAAAATTCCTACCACCACTAAATAATAAAAATGTTATACAACATCTCCATCTATCTAGTAATAGGCTCAATAGTCTCTATCATAGCAGAACTTATATTAAAGTCTACAGCTATACAAGAATATCAAATCAAGTCTAATAGTGAACGTATCAATCTCATCTTATTATGGCCTATAGCTATCTGCCTATTCGTATATCATGTAATAAGAATCCTAATAGAAGGACCTAATGATGATGATTTTAGAAACATGCAGTAGGGTAGCGAGTAAGTAAGCCACTCCAGCACATGTGTGCCTATCGTGCACCCGTGCGAGGAGGAGCATTTCAATGAAAGATTATTACTCCTAGTCCACCGAGCAGACAAAAATGTAATAGATGAGCTCGTTCGATACTCGCCGTCGTCAATAAAATGCAAAGTACTCCAATACCAGAAAGGCCTAATGGCTCACCCACAATACCGGCGAAGCGAAATCCGATTCACCTTTATACACCCAGCTAGACTCCCGTCTGGCTTTTTGTGGCTTTTATCAACCCTAGTACAACATCAGCTAGTCTACTACCTGGTTTTTCACAACTTCGGCCACTCTAAATTGTTAATAACTTTCTAAAAATAGTTGCCGAAACATTTCCATTTGTCGCCTAAAATGATTAGTTTTACTTATCAAATTAAAACAATACGTTATGACAACTCCAATCACCCTTACCGACCTCGAGCTACTTGCTCTGAAATCTATTACTTACTCGGATTTCTATGAAAATGGACGAGAATCTATCTTATGGGATTTCTCAGTGTACGATGCCTGTTCAATACCTAAAAGTAAAAGAGGTGGAGTTTTCGCTTCACTATCTACTAAAGGTCTTGTCAATATCCAAGAAGGTGAGAAAAAATTTAACATCGACAAGGACGGAAACAAAACCCGTAATCCTTATTGGTCTCCCGATGCTTATGGAACCATGCACATTACTCCTCTTGGTTATGAGACTCTAGATAACCTAAACCTAATCGACGAAAACGGATCATTCATTAACTAATAATATACATTATGGCATTAAAGCATTTTTATACCATTCACGGTAATTTGAATATCAATCAAAGAATTTCCTTAAAAACGAGTTTTTTTCGACTATATAAAACCTTTAACAAAATAAAATAATCATGACACAAGCACAGAGACAATCAGCTTTAGAAAGAATTATTATCCTTAAGAATCGTAACATTAATATGCACGCTATGTGTAATGTAATGGAATTATCTGATGTAATGGAAAACGAAATTCTCGAGCAAATGGCTGAAAATCAAGACGTCATCAACCAATTAGAAAAGGCTACCTCAGCTAAATACGAATTCTTATTTAACTTTGAAGGTGGAGGTTGGAACAGTGAATATGCTCACACTAAAGAAGAGGCAATGGAACTTGCAAAAGCTAAGTACAGTACTGATGATTATAAAGGAACTTGTGTACCAGATATGAAGACATTTAGAGTGTCTACTCCTGCGGATTACAATAACCTTTTATCTCTTTTCTACTAATGGATCCATTTACTATAGCCATCCAGGTCATGGGCTTATTCTTAGGCTTTGTAATAGCTAGTGTTATTACCTGCCTTTTGATAATCTGGCTGACCAAAAAAGTTTCAAAACTTTAACAAAAATTTAACAGTTTTTATTTTCAAGTATCGCCAATAATGATTAGATTTACTTATAATTAAAAACAACAACTTATTCATTATGACAACAATCAACACTACCTCAGAAACAACAATCAACGCTACAATTGCAAAAGGTCAAATTATCCGTAATGGTGCTAACAACATTTTCGAGATTACTGCCTTAAACGAAAATGCAATCCAAATGACTACTACCAACGCAATCGTTGAGAAAACCATTAATATGTCTAGAAAAGTATTTGTTCAATTATACGCTAGAAAAAACTACGTACAAGTGGTAAATACCAAAAACATTTTATCTGAAATCGTTGAGTCAAGAAGAACTGGAGCTTCAAGGTTCTTAGTGAAATAATTTGTAAACCTCAACACTTACAATATGTAAACTGATAATTAACATTGAGAGGTGCTCACCGAGTAAATATTAAGAGCATTAAATCGATATGCTACACCTCTCAATTGTTAATAACTTTTTGAAAATAATGCACAAATCATTTCCTAGTTTCGCCTAAAATGATTAGATTTACTTATAATTAAAAACACATATTATGTTTATGTCCGATTCAAAATTCGCTGAGTACCAACAACAAACTATTAACAGAATGGCTTACGACCTTCAATCCGTAATAGGAAAAATCGGTCCAGATAATCATTCTGCTACCTTAAGGTCAAAGTTAGTGAGTATCGATACTGTTAAAGGAACATGCATCTTAGAAATTACTCCTTCTTACTTAGGTTCAGAAGGACAAGAAAAAGTCGGTCAACAATACGAACAAGCTATACAAATTGTTCACAATGGCTACTTTTACTAAAAACTAATTATCAAATTAATCATATAAAATAAGAAAACTATGGCAAGACCAGAAAGTGTTAACGATGAGGTTCCAGTAACTAACCGTTTAAGAAAAGATCAGTATTTCAAAATCAAACAATTGGTTCAAAACAATGCGAAAGAACCTATCATTGCAATCGGCCTTGTAAGAGACTTATGCAAAGGATATGAAGCGGTAAAAGCAGTTGTATTTGACGAAACAAATGGTCAGAAATCTATTAGAGTATCTACGATGGAAACATCCTACTTTATTAAGTTAAAACCAAGTACCAAAGTTGAAGCACCGAAACTGTAATACATAACTAGTCCATCAGGACACAAAAAAATTCATTCAATATGATATCACAAGCACAGTACGCTAATTTCAAAGAAACCAGCCTACGCAATCAACCCCTAAGAAAAACTATTGCTCTTACGGATTTAAGATTTATTACTATGGACCTAGTAGAATTCAATGGTCTAAAATTAGGAGTCGACCGACAAGCTATTAAAGACTTACTTCAGATAGTAGGATTCTCCTCAACTGGATTAAAAAATCTTACCTCATCAGTAGGTGAAGATGGAGCTCAAATGTTTTTAAATTCCCTAAAAAATGCAATTGGCCAAAACAAGTCTATGCAAGTAACTATAGCAGTTACACCCGATCGTATTATCTCACGTATACAAAAAGAAGGTGCTTCAGCCATTATCTCTGCTGAAACATACTTTGATACTTTCGAACGTCTAGCCAATACTCATAATTTGGAAATTACCTCAACCGATTTCAATAAAGGAAATGGTAATATCTATATAAGAGCAATTAATGGTCAAGGTAATCAACACCAAGTGGAAAACCTATCCAATGAGGTATTTCAAACTGGTATATCTTTGGCCAGAACGGCAAATGGACTCCAGGCTGACCCTTATATGGACCGTCTAGTATGTACAAATGGTAATGTCTTAAGAGCATTCGATGAGTCCTTCAATCTTCGTAGTATGGATGCAAGAACATGGCAAGAATTTTATGAGCATATGGAACGTATCGAAAAAATGAATTTCGTACCTACCGCATTTAACCAAAAGGTTATTGAAGCTATTAATACTCCTGCCTCACTATTAGAGCTAGAGCAAGGTGCTAATTTACTCCTTAATAACTCTAATATCCAACAAAATGAGTTAGAGATGTTTTTCAAAGGCCATAAAAACACATATAATAGAATACATGGTGCTAATTTAGATACTACTAAGTTAAATGCCAAACAAAAGGCTAATCTAAGAACAGGAGTTTCAGTATGGGATGTCATTAATGGAGTAACTGATTTCGCATCACATAATTATGGCTTTGAGAAAAAAGCCAATTCTGATACACACTTACAAATGGTTGCAGGTGATATACTTGCCAAAAACTTTGATACCGCTAATTTGGTCCTAAATCAACCATTCTAAGTGATTTTTTAATTTGATCGAATCTTAGGCCATATATAGTCAAATATATATGGCCTTTGAGGGGTTTAGTGGCTTTCTCCAGGTTCATTCCGAGACGGCCATATATTAACTTTCTCCAGGGACCACTCTAGGACCACTTCTAGACACGTACTCCAGGTACGTACCTCCAGGACCACTCCTAGGTCATCCCAGGGACTGTCTAGGACCACCCAGGTTGACCCTGGCAGTCACCTCAGACACGTACCAGACAGGTAGCCACTCAGGTACGTACCAGTCAGCAGCCTTCTAACCTTACCAGTCCACAACACTCGTAGGGTAGCGAGGCTCTACCACCACCCTAGTGTACGTACTCCTACATCACTCCCTACCCTTGCCACCTTCACCTGTTATAACTACCTAACACTACACACTAGATAGAGGCTCTCGTATAGAGTGCATTACATACGTATAGGTAGGCTCTCTTTATAGAGTAAGCGTAGCGTAGTAGAAAGGCAAATAGGCAATAAGAGTGTAGTAGCTAGTAGAGGAAGGTCTAAGAGAGTAGAGGGGTAGAGAGGTAGGTAGCCTTAAGAGTAGAAGTAGGGTAGGAGAGTAGAGGTGCTACACCTTGAGGGAGTAGAAGGGAGGATTAGGGTAGAGAAGGTGGCGAGTAGCCTAAGAGAGCTCGAGGTCGAAGAGAGTGGAGAAAGTGACCTAGCTATCAACTTTTCCCGAGGTGACTTTTTGAGAAGCTAGAAAGGCCTCAGGTCATAGGATCCCTGAGTTGCGTTAATGACGCGGAGGATTTGTGCCGGGCCCTGTGGGCATGCAATTCCAGGCACTTTTCGCTCTGGAAATAGATCTGTGGCCGGCTAAAGCCCAACCCTAACACTGGTTAAACTTTCGGCCTAAAATCACTGTCATAAAATTTTTTTCAGGGAATTCGAGTGGCCCTCGAAACTCATCCGCGGCGCCTTCATATAATTACTATAAATTAATACTCTATGGATAATTGCTACTTACTTATTGCCCTCTTCTTCTGTCACTTTTTAGCTGACTTTACTTGGTTATCGACCTCTTGGATGCTTAATGCTAAAGCTGTCGGTAAGCCTCTACTCCCTATCTTTGCCCATGCTGCCGTTCATGCTACCCTCATGGCTATTGTATTAGCATTTGGTCAGATGACCTTCGCCCTTTGGTTTAATTTGGTTATGTTTCAATTGTTATCGCATTTTCTGATTGACTTATGGAAAGGTCGGATGAATGTATGGTTTCCAATTGTACAATCTCCAGCCTCTAAATGGCATTGGATTTTATTTGGATTCGACCAATTCTTACATGCGGTTGTTATTTGTATCATGTACTACACCGCTTGCTCATCTTAATCAGTTGTAATGCGATACATATAATATGATACACATAAAAGTAAAAACGCCTTCTTTCTGGATTAGGCTCATGTTAATTACCTATCTAGCAGGGTTGCTGACAGGTTTAATCATCGGTAGAACATGGTTATAACTAAGGAACAAAAGTGGACTCGTCTCTATTGTAAGACATTGGATGAAGTGGAGAATGCTATTAAAGATAAATCATTTATTCATAGTCAAATTGTACTCGGGTGTAAGCGGATGTTAGAATTCCGGAGTACGACCGATATGTGTTTGGAAATCTGGTGTATTGAAACTTATTCGTCAGTATGGGTGTCTATCCGATTGACTGATGCTATTACGGCTTTAGGTAAGATTTTAGACCATCGAGTAGAAGAGGAGGAATACGAGGACTGTCAAGAGGTCGTCGATTTGATTAGTGCCGTTGAGGTGTTGGCTGCGGAAAAAGCCTCCTCGGGGCCTCAGGACTTGAAGAAAACTGGGAAATAGTTCGATAGCTAATCGAGGGAGTCTGAGATACATAATAAAAAAGAAGTTGCTACAATGAAAAACTTACCAACATACGACGAGTATTTAATTGAATCTTCCGGTGATGATGAAGCGAGAGAATATGCTATTCAGGCATTTAAACAATTTAAGAAATTCGGGTTGTCAATGAAAGGTTCGACATTTAATTCTCCTTTAGCTGCTGATGTATTTTCAGCTATTCGTTGGGCTTATAGTGATGGCTTAGAACAAAAGAAATAATTATGTTACACGAATCATTAGAAGAGTTTCTTAATGAAGCCGTTAGTCAAGCTAATGTTAAGGCTTACTATTCTGCGGTATGTAAAGCTGAGAGAGTTAAGGAATTACCTTTGAAATTTGAAAAGGTTGCTCATGGTGGTGCATGTACTTCTTACAATGCTAAGACAAATCAAGCTCTTTATATCTCATTTGATTTGTCGAGAATGGTTGATCCGGAACAAGCTATCTTACATGAATTAACTCATCAGATAAAACTTCAAACCGAAGGAAATCCTTATTTAGGTAAAGCTGACCAACAACAAAAATTTAAAAAACTAGAGAATTCTCTAATTGACAAGTACATGTACTCGGATTTTTCAGATTTACTTTGGAGCAAGAAATAATATTATGAACGAAGGAACTTTCTATCGATTACCGAAAGATGTAGTCAAAACCGAACTATTCGTAGCTCGCATAAAGTTAAATGTATTTACCGATCGAGTTACTTCCGGTAATGATGTTGACCCTAAAGAATTAGATGCTATTATCAAAAAGCTAAAGGATGTGAGTAGTCACATTAAGAAATTTAGTAATGCTAGTGATGTAATAGGAACTGTATATGAAGCAGAAGTGAGCGAATCAAGTAATCTTATGGAAAGCTTTGAAGCCTTCTTAAATGAGAGCAAACAACCGGTAAATGATGCAACCATTAAAATGCACATCAATCAATTTAAGACTTCAGACGACCCATTAGAGGTTGCCACCGAGATAGGTAAGCTCTATGGTTGGTCTCCGAAAGAGATTGAAAAGGCTGAGGAAATTATTAGAAAAAAATACATCAAATAATGAGCTCATTACACGAATCACTAGAAACTTTCTTAAATGAAGGTAGAGGAACTGCAAATGATTTAATTGACATCTTACAAGCTTTACATGGATTTTCTAGTAAAATTAAGTTTAGAACTGAGGATGTAAATGGCTATCTTAATATCGTCTATGACGATCCAAAAGGAGTTACAAAAGATTGTTTGGATAGATTGAGAGATCGTAAATTTTGGAATACGGAATTTGCTCCTACTACTGGATTTTTTTGGGGTCGAGTAAATATTCATTTTGAAAAGTCGATACAAGCCATGTTAAACATCGAAGATTTTGACAAAAAAGAATGGTCACCTAAATAGATTATGTTACATGAATCTCTAAACGAATTTTTAGCTGATGGTGCTAAATTTCAATCAGCTACTCCGGCTAATAAGACATGGAAATCATGTTGGAAAGACGCACTACACTTCGATGAAAATCAATGTGTAGTTGTTGAGGGTGGAGTTGCGGGAACAATGAGAAATAACTTTGCCGCTATTGTTAATGTTACTATATCGCCTTTAAAAATGAAAAACGGTGCTGAAGATTTAGCACCTGAACAAATTTCTATTTTTATGGACGACTCCTTCGAAGATGAAGCAAAGGCTATTGCCGCAATTAAAGCTTTACGATCAAAATTTGGTTATAAGGCTACGGTTAATGAAGGTACGACTGATTTAGCTACTCAATTACCGGCTGCAACAATTGCACCAGAATACAGAAAAGAAGACATACAATAAAACCACTGATTAGTAAGAGAAATCGTGTAATCCACGTTTAAAAATTGTTCTCTGGTTAGTAGGTATTATAACACCAGTAAATCGTTTATCTGGTGAACTCTAAATGAATAAAACGCAAAAATAAAAATATCATGTAACACCATGGCCGCTACTAAAAGCAAATCAACTACAACTACTTCGGTTAAGATAACTAAAACGAAGAGTACTGGCAAAGCCAAAAAACACTTTGGGCCTAAAGAAGAAAAGCCTAAAAAATACAAAGGACAAGGAAGATAATGAGAAACTTACAAACATACGAGGAATTCTTAAACGAGAAATCTAATTTTATCGTTGGCAAAATTTACACTCACCCTAAATTAGGTAAATTTGAAGTTATTGATTTAGGTAAAAATCAAAATACAAAGGTGAAATTTTTAGAAGGCCGAGCAAAAGGAGATATCTCTTTTATAGCTGGTTGGAGTGACGAAGGATATTTAAAAGAATCCGAAGAATTCTTAAATGAAGATGCAATGACTGCAATCCTTATGTTACAGGCTGCTGCAATTGGAGGACAAATTGCACTGTTAGCTAATAGAGTAGATTTTCACCCAGTTGATGATTTGAAAATGTGGTGGAAAGAACATTGGCGAGATAAAGCAGTCCAATCGATAATTAGCAAGTTAAAAGATGACCAAGACGTTATTGAATTTTTGCAATTACCAAGAGCTAAACAAGAAGGTCAATGGAAAAAACTAATTGCTCCTAAACTAAATGCAGATGAATTAAAATACATCAACAGCGTTTCTAGAGATAGAGTAAAAGCCGGAAAAATATAATGAAACACATTCCTACATACGACGAATTCGTAAACGAAACTATTAAGGCAGAAGAAGCCCACCGAGATAAAAGTGCGGTACAAACTGTTATAGACGGAAAGAGAGATTTAGGATTTATTACTTTAAAAACCACAGTTGATTTAAGTATAGATGAATTTTGGGATTTGGTTAAGACTCACAACTTAGGAACAATCAAATTACCAGGAAATCCATTCGACGCTTATATTTATTTTAATAAAGGTGCCGAGAAAAAAGCTAAAGAATTAGCAAAGATTGCTAATAAATATGGCGGATATTTATCATATGAGGCTACTAAACAGGAGAGCAAAAGAATTGGCGAGCTTTTAGGTTATGCTAAAGAGGATATTAATTGGTACTTAAATAAAAATTACAAATAATGAAAAACTTACAAACATACGAAGAATTCTTAAACGAAGGTCAATATTTTATTTTTGATGAAATTGGGAGTGACATAACTAACCTTCAAGATAAAATCGATGAGCTATTAAAGAAGGACATATCAGCTCCTAAATGGATTGTTGCTTTAAAAGGCATTCAATCTGCTTGTAAAAAGGTAGAGGATATGATCGCTAAAGCCGATCAAAAATTAGGAGTAATTCCTTATAATGAATCTTCTATTAATGAGGCAATGTCTCTAACCGATTATTATAGAAACTCTGATAAAGAGGTAAAAGAGGTTGCAAAGGAAATCGATGATATTATCGATATGGCCGGGTTAAATATTAATAAGAAAAACGAATTGCTAGACCTAATAACCGATTTAACCGATGCATATCTAGCAGATATGCGTAACGAATCTGTTGTTAACGAAGGAGTTTGGGCAGTGATGATGAAAGGCGTAAAAACTGGTGATAACGGACCTTGGTCTATTGTTGCTTTAGAATATGGAAAGGTAGTTGGTCAATCAAATGACATTAAAATCCGAGACTTGATTCCGGCTAAATACGAAGACATGAAAAGAAAATATCCAAAAGCTAAATTCCATATCGAAGATGGTGGTGGTGGAGTAGTTTGGACATCTAAATAATATGAATAGCAACCACGATTTACAAAGATTGACCACTCATCTCAGAGGAAAGAAGGTACTCCTACTTACCACATCGACTCGATGGGAAGGTAGTGATGATATTCCTAAGTCCTCTCAATTGGCACAAATGATTCAAGATGAATTAGGTTCATCTACTTGCGAAATTGTCGACGTTACTAAATTGCACATCTATCAATGCGAAGGTAATGTTTCTACTTCAAAAGGAAATTCATGTGGAGTAAAAGATTCCATACTAAAAGATGCAACTAAAAATCCGAGTGGATGTCATCGTTGTTGGGCTTCTATTAATCACAAAGACGATGAACTTTGGAAAGTGAGCAAACCTTTATTAGAAGCTGATGCCGTTATATTTTTAGGTTCGATTCGATGGGGTTCAGTTAACGCAGTCTATCAAAAACTAATCGAACGCTTAAATTGGTTAGAAAATCGATGGACTACCCTAGAAGAAAATAATATTTTAGAAGGTAAATTAGCTGGTATTGTTTTAACTGGTCACAATTGGAATGGCGGTACGGAATTAGAAAAACAAAAGCAAGTCCTTAAATTTTATGGATTTGATGTGCCTAATGAATTATGTTTTCATTGGCAATGGACTTCTGATTTACATGACGAAACTGCCGAAGGTTATATTCAAGAACCAAAAGATTTTAAGGCTACGTATAAAGCAACCCTAACTAAAATAACCGAATCATTTAATCAGTGGTTAAAAAGAAATACTAAATAATATGACACAATTTAAAAAATACGACGAGTTTCTTAACGAATCTACTAAATGGCCAGATGAAGTAAAAGGTAATGACGGAATTATTTGGAAAAAACAAAGAGAGCAAAAACAAGCTGGTCGTACTGTTGCAAATTATACTCCATTTTATAAAGGAATTGATATCGATTTCGGAGGTCATACCTTTGGTAGTATTGCAGAAATGGAAAGATTTATCAAATCCTACATAGTGTCTAATAACGTTTACAACAAATATAAACACATACCAGAAACATTAGATTTGTCTTTACCTGCAATATGAGAAACTTATAAATATAATGAGTAATGTTTTGAATGAAGTATCGAATTCTTTTATAGAAGATATAAAAATAATTCACCTAAAGAGCAATGCCCAGCAATTAGAAACTTGGATTGCAATGATAAATGGTGATATTGTAGGCCATATCTATATGGAAAGAGAAAAGGATCAGAAGATTAAATTCTTAGATGCCTGGGTACAAGAAGAGCATAGAAGAAAAGGAATCTTTAGAAAACTTTGGAATACTCGATGGGAATACGTACAAAGTAAATATTCAGGTTGGCTTGTATATGCTTGGTGTAAACCGGCCTCACTATCACTACTTATCGAAAAGGGATTTGATGCAGGAGAAACCTGCACTTATGTAGAAAAGTTAATAGAATAACAAAATTATGAGAAACTTACAACTATATAACGAATGGTTGACTATCAACGAAGGCGGTTGGTCAACTACTAAAACTCAGGAAACTCCTTTAACTCCAGACGTTATCCAAAAAGTAACGAAGGTCGTAGCTAGGATTTCCGAAGATTTCAATGGACATTTACGAGAATTGGAATTACCATCTTTAGACTTTTTGAAGCCTATAGGATCTGGTACTTGGTGGGAAGATGATTTAAAAAATCAACCTGAAAAATTATACGGAGATGTAGATTACATGATCGCATATCCGGTACTTAAACTTACAAGTAAAGATCCACGAGCTGATGAGATTGCTACTGTTAAATTGTATAATCAAGAGCTGCTAATGTGGCTAGAAGCTGAAACACCTGAAGGTATAGACGTAGAAGAAACAAAATCTATTTCTACTGATGCATCTCTAAAATTATTAGTAACAGTTCCTTTAAGAACTGGTGAAATAGGTTATGTGCAAGTGGACTTAGTGGTAACTCATAAAGAATATTCATCATGGGCAGTTTTCCGTTTTACTCCAGAGAAAAACGTTAAAGGATTTGTAATTGGTAAGTTATACTCGTCATTCGGTGAGGCTTTAGAAATTTCAATACAACCAAGAGGAATTAGAGCAAGATTTCAAGGTGATTTAATGGTGCCTTATTCTAAACGTTCAAATGTTGAAGATCGATTAATTACTTTAAGTTCGTCTACTTTTATGATGGATATTGCTAGATTCTTTTGGGACCAATCTAATCCTGGAAAGCCTTTTGTGCCTTCTGAATCATTACAACAATGGAAAGGTGTTAATCCTGATTCTCCTACATTTGATGATTTGTGTGATGGAATATTAGCGGTGGCTGATACTCTTGAACAAATAGGAGAATTTGGTACTGTTTTAAAATATAAGTCGGCAAAAGAATTTATGCAGGCAGTAGTAAAACAATATGAGAAAGGAATGATGGAAGCTTATAACTCTCCTAAATTCAATAAGGCTGAAACTCCGGCTGCAATAGCGGCAATGAACAAAATCCGAGGTTTAGTTACCGAATATATAAAAAGAGCTAAAAAGAATCTTCTGTAATGAGAAATTTGCCTATATATGAAGACTGGCTTAATGAGGATAATACGAAATTGTTAAACGTATTCAAACAAAAGATGACTACGGATTCATATTTAGATATGAAGGATTTTTGGAGATCTGAATTAGGATACGATGAAGAGGATAACGCAAATTTAAAAATTAAGGCATTCGATAAAGCTAAAACTTTATCTATAGACATAAACAAAATAGTTCCAAATCAAGATTATTTGAATTCAACTACGGTTAATTTATATTCAAAAAGTAAAAAGACCGAAATGCCTACTGGTGTACAATTTAAAAATGGAACAGTAATCGTTTTTGATGGACATCATCGAATAGCATCACAAATCATAAAAGGAGACAAGGCTATTAATATGAAAATACTTAAAGCAAAGATATGAGAAATTTGCCTCTATACGAAAAATGGATAAATGAAAGTGCTAATTCTCGCTTAATTGAAGTAAAACCAAACAGATACTTATATCATACATCAAATCCTCATTATAGAAATATTATTTCTAAAGAAGGATTGATTACTAAAGGTAAAAGTGAGACTTGGTTATCTGACACCAATATTGATGGCAAAGTTATATTTGCAGTTAATAGTGATAATAAGAAAGATTGGTGGGATTCAACTTATGATGATGACATCTATCAAATAGATACAACTAATCTTAAGAATATATGGTACGTAGATCCAAATTTTGATTTGAAAGACAAACGTATAATTACATTTGAAAATATTCCTGCTAAGGCAATTAAAATAATATACAAAGGAACTGGAGATTAATGACGACATTTAAAAAATATGACGAGTTCTTAAACGAATCAGAAAAATTTGATTTGATGTATCATGGTGGAGATGTAGATTTTAACAAACCAATATATTTTACTGATAGTTTATTAATAGCACAATCTTACGGAAAGGTTACTGGACCATATCAAATCATCCTTAAGAAATTTGTTACTTTAGATTTTAGTTCAGCTGAAGGTTGGTGGTTACCTGAGATAGCTGCAAAAGCCGAAGCTAAAAAATTAGGAATGAAACCCGAAGATTTCGATAGATACAAACCAAATCCTGAAATTAAATCTATAAAGACTGACCATTTTGTTAGAGCAGCTATAGATAAAGGTTTTGATGGAATAGTCTTTCAAAATATTATGGATGCCGGAAGTCATCCAGTAAAAGGAAACAAATATATACGTACAACTAATGTAGTTGTAATTGAACCTAAAAAATCGGTAAAACTAATAAAATGACACAATTTAAAAAATATAACGAATTTGTAAGTGAAATGTCGATTCCTACTGGTAAGTGGGTTAATATTGATATGTCTAAATTAGATAAAGAGGCAGAAGACTTAATTTGGAAAATGTACACCGATACATATTCTAAAGAAGGTCTAGATTTTTCTGCTGATGATGCTCATGAATTAAAGACGAAATATAAAGCTACTTATCTAAAAGACGTAGATTCCGATCACAAACCAGATGCATTCATTATTTATAAGGAAACTGCTTATGGAAACAAGATTGCTCTATTAGGTACTAACGAAAAGAAAGGTGCTAAACGAGAATTGATAACGAAAGTTATTGACTTAGTAAATACTAAAGGTTGGTTTATCGAAGCATCGAAAAGAATGGAAGAAATCTTAGTGGATTCTAAAGTTCCAGTAGTAGATGATTTTGAAGTAATTCAAAATATTGTAGGTAAGCATAAACAACCACAAATGGAAGAAGACGGATATTACTCTAGATTTCTTTCAAAAGCAGGAAAACGAATTACAAAACGAATATACGGTAAATTAAAATGACAACATTTAAAAAATACGAAGAGTACGTAAACGAAATAACTTCTTCTGGTGATTTAAAACCACCAAGAGGAAAGGCTTTACTATTCAATCATAAGAAATATCCAGAATTAGCTGGAGAATTTTTCGATTTGATACAAACGGCATATGCCGAAATTGGAGGTCACATTAAAATAAAATCTCCTGAAGATGTGTTTGCAGATCCAGATTGGAATTATTGGGAAGGTGAAGATATTCACGGAACCAGAGATTTTGATATGGTAATGTTTGGTCAAAGAACTAAATTTGGAGTTAAATTCTCAGGAGTAGGACATGACGGAACCAAAGATGCTAAACGTGCTTACATTGAAGCTAGAGGAGTCGACCTTAAAAAGATGGGATTCTATATCGAAGTTTCTGGTAAAATCGCGGAAATCTTAATCAACAAATATGATGTGCCAGTAGTAACTGATATTGATGTAGTTACTAAAGTTTTAGGTAAACAAGTTCAATGGATTGGTACTATGCCAGATGCTTCTGGTGATGGTTGGTACACTAGAAATATTGCTGGTGGAGCTCACGACAAAATTATGTTAGGACGACCAAGAGCATAATGTTAATAATTAATTCAATTTAATTTCCTATTGAATAGGAAAATGATTATATTTGTACTATAAATAAATACCACTTATGCGAGTTGCATTCTTCCATGGACTTGAGTCCTCACCTAAAACTGACAAAAACGAATTCTTAGAAAAGTTTGATTATGTTTACGATCCACCAATGGACTATCACGACAACGGACTTTTCGAAAAAACCTTAGCCGAAGTTAAGAAAAATAAAATCGATCTCCTAATAGGTTCTTCTATGGGTGGTTGGTTTGCTTATTGCATAGGCACATTAACCGGAATACCTACATTACTTTTTAATCCGGCAGTCCATAGTCGATCATTCGACCCAATAGTTAGAATGGGAACTAAACGTGCAGTCAATACCATAGTATTTGGTAGAAACGACGATGACATAGTCCCTAAAGAAAGTAACATATATTTCCTAAAACACGGAATAGGTACATTCTATCAAAACTACGAAAATAATGGCCATCGAACTCCTATTGACATATTCTCTAAATGGGTAAATTATTGTGAAAATAAATTCCTTAAAAAGAACGAAGGAGTTTATCAAGGCATTCCTAAAGGAATGAGATTGAATTACATGGCAAATACTAAAAATTCTTTAAACGAAAGAAAGCTTACTGATTTTAAATATCCATGGACTATTATAGCTAGTAATCATGGTAATTCCAGAGTTCAATTTTCAGGTTCAAGCGACCATTACATCGTTAAGTTTAATGCGTTAGCTTTAAAATCTACTTTATGTTTCTTTGAATCTGATAAATTAAAATCTGCTGGTAATGGATTATCTTCTATGACTGAGGTTAGTAAAGTTTTTTCTACTATCCAAGCTATCATCGAAGAGTATCTAAATCTCCATCCTTCAGTTACAGTTTATTTTGTAGGTGCTGATTCTCCTGGAGAAGAAACCGAAGAAGGTAAATTAAATAAGAGAGGTAGAGTTTATGTTGAATTGATAAAAGATAACATAAAACCGGGATTTCATTGGAAGATGGCTAAAGATGGAATAGGTTTACTTATTGCATTAGAAGAAACTCCTCTATTTGAAAGCATAAACGAAGAATGGGCTACTGATGCACCGGGTGTTGGTGCTGATTATTCATTTTTGCCAGAAGAAATTTCAAACACCTTACATCATAACTTCTTAGGTAAAATGCCACCAGCTGGAAATCTTACAATCGAAGATAATCATGAAATTGGATTAGTTAAGAGTGAAATGAAGAGAGCTACCGAAGAAGATAAAAAATTTGCACTTGCTGCAAATGATTCGCCACCTGAACTTTTCTATCAATGGTTAACCATCAGAGGAGAAAAACCTTCAATGAAAGAATTAAAAGACTTATGGAAGCATGACGGCAATATTGAATTAGTGAATAACATGAAAGTTGCTTGGCAAAGACTTAGACCATATATGTCTCATAACATAGTTCCTTTAAGTGGAACTACATCAAACACATATTCGTTTCCTTCTGGGCATTCATGTGGTGCTCATTATATGGCTTGTATGTTAGCAAACAAATATCCTCATTTAGCTAATTCATTGAGTGAATTGGCTGATAAAATAGGTAACTCAAGAATCCTATCAGGAGTTCATTATCCTTCAGATGTTGAAGAAGGAAAGAAAATAGGAATTGCATTAGCAAAGAAAGAAACTCTTGCTAAATCCTAGCATATAAACAAAAAAGAAGAGTAAATGAACATATTACTAAACTTTGATAAAGCACTGTCTCGATTTGAGGCAAACAAATTCAACTCATATATTAAATTTATTGAGCTTGACGAAGTTAATCACTACTACATTATTAATCGATATAGCGATAGTACATTTTTACGTAGTTTTCCTAATGTGGCAAACGTTAAAAATATTACAATTGTTAAAACCGAAAAGGGTAAATCATGGAAAGCCTATTGGGCTTCTATAGATTCTATTATTGAAAAATATTCAATCGATAGATATTTAGTTTTTTACTTAAATATAATGGGTGACCATCGATTAGGTGGAGATACAAAATCAGAATTACATTACAAAAATTCTTTAGAAGACGATGAGTACTTAAACAAATTTAATATTGTCTTTCATTCGACTAGAGGAATACTAACAAACTATTACATTACCGAAATTAAAGGAATTGAGGCTTTGCATATAGTATCGGATCCTCATGAATATGATGCAATAAAAAATCGTTTTTACTTTTATGATTCGCCAGAAACTAACTTAAAATATCTTCCATACGTGGAATATGGATTTATTTTTAAGAAGGACTTACCGATTGAAAGAAAGACCGAAGATTTTACCTTTGGTTGTACGGTATTAAGTAAAGATAGAGCTCATTTATCAGATTCGCTTATTGAACTACAATCAATCAAAGGATTTAACGTTTTTGTAAAAGACAAATTTAAAAAGCGAGACAACATGGTAAACAATAGAATTTATAACGAATTCTTATGTAAGTCTAAGTTTACTTTAATCGTTCCATCATACGATAAAAATCATTTTAGTTCAGTTCGTTTTTACGAGGCATTGGCAATGAAAACGATACCTTTAATTCATGAAGAAACTCAATATAAGATAGGACTTCAACACTATCCGGAATTATCGAAATTGTTCGATAAATATGTAGTGAGTATGGATGGAATTAAATCTTTGATAGAAACTATCGATTATGAATCAGCAATCAAGGAAATTTACAAATGTTCGGATTATGTCAAATTATCTAAGGATATCGAATTCTATAAAGAAAAGTTCTCAGAATTCTTTAAGTACAATTGTTAATAACTTTCGACTCGATATTTTTTAGTATCGAGTTTTTTTGTTATATTTACACTATAATTAAAACTTCAAATTATGAAAATCAAAATATCGAATTGGATTAATTCTCTATCATGGATAGCTATATTATCCATTTCAATCATATGCGGACTTGCATTTTCAAAAGCTGTAATTTTTGCAATTGGAATTTTATATCTTGCATATCTTAATCCTATCGAATCTGCATGTTTCTTTGCATTTTTATTCTCTGCCATCTATATGGTAAGAGCAATCTTTAAAGCTCAATTAGTAGATAATCAAACTAAAATATAATTATGGAAAACGATTTTATGAACGACGAACTAGATCCACTAGACATTGTTAAAGCAAAAGAACAATTTGAAATTGACATGGAACTTTCTGTTATTGCTGCTTATGATATTGTATATAAAGCAGGAGTAGAAAATTGGAACAAACAAGTAGAATTCTCCGAAGAAAAAAAATTAAGAATCCTAAAAAACATGGAAACTTGGTTTGCCGAAAGAGAATATTATGACCGAGCAATATTTATCCGAGATGGTATTGCGGCTATTAAAGGAGAAAATGCTTTAGAACAAATTAAATCGATGATATAATGAGTAGATGTGTATGTTGCCGTAAATATAAAGAACTAAGTAATTTAGAATATTGCTTTGTTTATTTCAATATGATTTTTTTACCATGGAGATATTCAAATTTTATTAAGGCCTTAGAACGTGGTCAAACCGTTACGTTCGCCTACAAATATCAAATAAAATTAAGACATGTTTAAAGTTCCTACAAAAATAAAAATCGACCATACCGAAGGTAAAGGATTAGGTGTATTCGCTACTGAAAAAATCCTTAAAGATGAAATTATTGAGGAATGCCATTATGTGATTATTCCTAAGGATGGTGATTTGCTCTTAGATTATCGGTTCATATTACCTACGAACGGTCGAGATTTTGAGTACATTATTCCTTTCGGATATGGTTGCATCTACAATCATGCAGATAAAAATAATGCATCTTGGAAATTTCCTAGAGACCATAAAGCCGTAACCTTTTTTGCTATTCGAGATATAGAAATTGGTGAAGAAATCTGTACTTATTATGGAGGTCCTGCATATTGGGCTCAACATCATTATGAAAAACTTTAACATTAATTTAACAGTTTTTATTTCTTTATGTCGCAAAAAATGATTAGTTTTACTTATAATTCTTAAACAAATACATTATGTCAACAGTACCACAAATTCAAACTATCGTTTCGCAAGTAACTGGAATCTCAATCAGTCAAATCAATTCTCCTTCAAGGAAAGCTAACGTAGTTCAAGCACGACATTTGTCAATGTACTTTTCAAGATTTAATACCGGCCTTAATTTACTTGCCATTGCTAAACAACACGGAAGAGATAATCATGCCACAGTAATTCATGCATCTACTTGTATTCACTACGACAAACGTTCAAACAAATTAGTTGAAGCAATGTACAACGAAATCGAATCACAAGTTAAATCTTTAAAATAATGGGTATATTTCAATTCATCCGAGATAAACGACGAATCAAAAAACTTGAGGCAATTAAGAAAGCTCAAGAAATTGAAACTGAAAGATATCGTCTTCATAAAGAAAATGTAAATTTCTACGAAAGTACGCTTAAAGAATTTATTATTAGTGTTGGTAAAGAAATGGAAAATGAGGAATGTCACATCAAAAAGGGTGACCGAACCATTCTTAATAAATACTCTTCTAATTTCGAGCCTAACAATGGTTGGGATGGTGGACCTAATATGTTGCTTGGTTATATAGCACCAGAAGATAAACAATCTCCTATCTATGCACAAATAAAAGATGTGTATGTAGATTTTTCATTAGCCCACGAGCTCATAGAACGATATGTAAATGAACTCGAAAATTACGAAAATAAATCACCATCAATCATAATACAACGATATAAAAATTATAATTCTCGAAGAAATCCTCGTTATGCAAATAGATTTGGTCTTTACAAAACGGCAATGTTTAAAATGGAATTCGTTAAGTTCACGCCTCATTGGGGTCTTAATGTTTATTCATTCCTAGAAGAATCCACGAAAGAGGCCAAAGAAACTCATAAACTTTGGATGAAAGAAATTTCAAATGATTTTGCATTAGAAAAAATCAAAAAATCGTTGAAGAAATTAGAAGCAACAAAAGATGAAATCAAACGTAAAGCTCAACAATTGTAATGGAAGAAACTAAATTCAAATTATACGCTTATGATTCTTATAGTTCAGGTCTTACCGTGTTATTAAAAACCCATAAGACATTCAAAACTCTAGAAGAAGTTAAGACTTATCTAGCTAACGAAGAAAAATCAATTTGGTTAGGTAAAATTTTAGCACAAAAACAAATTGTAATCTGTCAGAAAACTGATAGATGGAAAATAGTAGAAATCATAAATCCTGAATAATGGAAGAAATATTAACCTCAATAGAAAATCATCAAGGAGTATCTATTTGCATAGCAATATTTATAATCGTGGTATTGGGAGAAATCGTCTCTATAATTGAAACTTTTAGAAAACGATGAATAAACATATCCTTATAGGAATTTTATATTGTGCAATAGGCCAAGTCTTAATTTGGTTTCAAACTAATTCACAATTCATCTGGCCTGAAGTCAACGATTATCGTCTTCTCATATCAATAGTTTTTGGAACTACGGTTTCTTACTTATTCATTCTAGGAGTAGGTCATTTATACGAAGGATTTGATTCGCAGATATGGCCTTCGAGAATTATTCCTACAATCACTGGAACAATCATCTTCTTTATTCTTACTCTCCTCATCCTCAAACAAGGCCTAGACTTCAAAAATGGTCTTTGCGTTTTTCTTTCGTTTGTCATTCTGGCAATACAAATTTTTCTAAAATAAATTTTCAATTTCGAAACTCTCCGTATCCAAGATGCATATAACGATTACTTGGATTCGAGGAAATTGAAGAAGTTTATTCCGAGGCAAAGCCCAGCCGAGCCAAGGACCCAACCAAAGACATTTAATCTAATGTATAAATAGATTTTATTGCCTATAAGAGATAGATATTTAAAATAAATTTATCTATGCTACTTAAAATAGGTTCTACTAGTCCAGACGTAATAGCTTTACAAAAAGCTTTGGGTTTGAGTGCTGATGGTGACTTCGGTCCAGGCACAGAAAAGGCGGTTAAAGACTTTCAATCTAAGAATGGATTAACTGCAGATGGATTTGTTGGTGATGCTACTTGGAGTAAAATCCAAGCAATTACTACATCGTCTACACCAATTCCTACATCTCCTTTTAAATTAGACAAATTAAAAGGTCACGTACCAGATTCAGTTATTGCTCAAATTCCTGATACTGCCAAAAAATTCAACATCACTACTCCATTAAGATTAGCTCATTTCTTAGCTCAATGTGGCCATGAGTCAGGTGGATTTAAGGCAGTTACTGAAAATGTAAATTACTCGGCAGATGGTTTGAAGAAAATATTTGGAAAGTACTTTCCTGGAAATATGTCTGATTTATATGCAAGACAACCAGAGAAAATTGCTTCTAGAGTTTATGCATCTAGAATGGGTAATGGTGATGAGGCTTCTCGTGAAGGATTCAAATTCAGAGGAAGAGGTTTCATTCAATTAACAGGAAAATCTAACTACACTAACTTTACTAAATTTATCGGTGAAGATTGTATTGCTACTCCAGATTTAGTTGCGACTAAATATCCATTAGCTTCTGCAGCATTCTTTTTTGATTCAAATAAACTATGGTCCATATGCGACAAAGGAGCGGACGATGCAACAGTTACTGCAGTAACTAAAAGAGTAAACGGTGGTACCATAGGATTAGCTGATAGGCTAAAACATTTCAAGGAATATTACTCCCTACTAAAATAAAAATATCAAAATATGAAATCATACTCAGAAATTTTAACTGAGGTATTAGTACATCAATCTTCAAATGAATTATTTTATAAAGGTAATATTATGGAAGGAGCTAAATTGGTGGTTAAGGAAGTTGTAGATAGTGTTTCAGCTGATCGAACATCTATATGGTTGTTTAACGAGGACCGAGATTCTATCATCCTTCAACAACTTTATATAAAATTAGAAGATGCCTTTTATCAAGATATTATTTTACATAAAAAAGATTTCGAATCATATTTTTTATCACTGGAAGAAAATCCAATCATTGTTGCTAATGATGCAGAAAATCATCCTGCCACATCGTGTTTTCTTGAAGGTTATCTAAAACCTCTGGGTGTTAAATCGATGTTAGATGTACCAATTTGGTATAGTGGATCGTTGATTGGGGTTATTTGTATTGAAAGTCTATCCCCTAGAATATGGAAAACTGAGGAAATTCATTTTGCTCAAATACTTTCGTCTCTGTATTCATTTGCTTATTCTGTTAAAGAATCTAAAAAGTTATCGAGTCAAATGATAGAACTAGAAAAATTTCTCGATACATCAGCAATCATTTCAATGGCTGATTCTAAAGGAAAGATAACATATGTAAATCAAAAGTTTTGTGATATTTCTGGATATACGATAGATGAAGTGATAGGCCTTGACCATAATGTTGTAAATTCAGGTGAACATCCTAAGGAATTTTGGTCTGATATGTATAGGACAGTAGTCAAAGAAAAGAAAATTTGGAATGCTATCTGTACAAACCGAGCAAAAAATGGCTCATTGTATTATGTAGATACTTTTATAAAGTGCAATTTCGACGATGACGGAACCATATTAGGATTTATGTCTATCCGACAAGATGTTACTCAATTAAAAAACAAAGAGAACGAAATACATAATAGAATGACTGCAATTAATCAATCTAATGCGGTTATTGAATTCGACTTAGGAGGTAATATAATATTTGCTAATTCACTTTTCTTAAATACTATGGGATACGATAAATTCGAAGAAATCGTAGGTAAACATCATAGCATATTCGTAGAGGATGAATTTGTCGAATCAAATGAATATCAAAAATTTTGGGAAACTCTACGAACAGGAAAATTCTTTAGTGGAGAAATTATCAGAAAGAAAAAAGATGGAAATTTAATTTATCTACAAGCAACTTATAATCCGGTTATTGGTATTGATGGTAAACCTTATCGAATAATGAAAATTGCTACTGATGTTACTCAAAGCTATAATCAGCAGATAGAGATTGAAAAGAAAAACACTTATCTTGAACATGCTGCTAAAATTCTTCGACATGATATGCATAGTGGAATTAACACATATATGCCTCGAGGTTTATCTTCGTTAGAACGTAGACTCACGGAAGAACAAATAAAAGAGTTGAAGATTGAAGCACCTCTTAAGATGATTAAAGAAGGTCTGCGACACACTCAAAAAGTTTATAAAGGAGTTTATGAATTTACAAATTTGGTAAAGAAGGATGTTGTACTTGATCGAGTTAATTGCAATCTTAAGCTTATATTAGAGGATTATCTTTCTGCAACTGCATATCGACCTCAAGTAATTTTAGAAGACTTAGGAGAATTGGATGTTAATGAAGCCTTATTTTGTACATCAATTGATAATCTTATTCGTAATGGATTGAAATACAATGACAGTAATAGTAAATTTGTTAAAATTTATCGAGTTGAAGATACTCTCTTTATTGAAGATAACGGTAGAGGATTAAGTCAAGCAGATTTCGATTATCTATCTAAACCGTATGTAAGGAAAGAAGGACAAGCAGAATCAGGAACCGGATTAGGCCTTAATATATGTATTGCAATTTTAAGTGAACATGGCTTTACCATTAAATGTAATAAACTGCCAGAGATAGGCACACAAATGAAAATCAAATTAAAATAACATAAAACAAAAATGATTGATTCAATTTTACTAGTAGATGACGAAAGTCTTTTTCACTTAGTTTTCGAAGACGCTTGCAGTCTTTTAGATATTTCACTTTCTCTTGAGTCTATAGATAGCTCAGACGAAGCTGCTAAACTATTTTCAGGTTGGCAAAAAGATCCTGAAGGAAAACCTGAATGTGTTTTCGTAGATCTTAATATCATAGGTTCTTCGTATGATGGTATCGAGCTTATTCGTAAGATAAACTTTGAGTATGGTAATAACGTGGTTATTGGAATCATCTCATCATCTAATGAGCCAGAAGAACAAGCAAAAGCCGTTAAATCTGGAGCTCAATTCTGGATAATCAAATCTGACGACATCGAACCTAGACTAGAGGAATTTAAAAAAGATTTTGAAGGTTATAAAAATAGAACTGCGCCGTTCAAAGTTTATAAATAATGAAAGTAAATAAAGTAATCCGAGATTTTTTACTTGAAATTCAAAAGACTAAACGAGTTGCTATTGAAGGTAACTTACTTAAAGTTATAGAGCCCGAAGAAGGTGATAAAGAATTTTCAGATTATCTTTCAACGGCTTTAGAAAAGGACAAAGATGCTAGAAGGAAACGATTAGAAGTTACTAAACAAGTACAAGAAAGAAATCGAGAATTATTAGCATCCGAGGAAGAAAACATACGTATAAACGAAGACCTTAAGATTGCTCTTCAAGAAGCAGAGAATTCTAAAACTGAGGCATTAGTAGCAAAAGACGCAGCTTTAAACGACTTAGATATTATTCAGAAAAAATCACAAACTGAATTAATTGGAACAATCGTCAAAGTAGCTTTAGTTGTAATTATGAGCGTTGGAATAATAACAACGATTATGTACAGTGTTGCAATGTTTACTGGTAAAGACACTCAAATCATAGGTTCGACTTGGTCTAATATGTTTGGTATTCTACTCACAAACGCATTCTCTATCGTAGGTACGATTATGGGTGTAAAATATGCATCCGAGAATAAAAATAGCTAAATAGCGATGTCAAGATTATCAGATGACCAAATGGAATTTGGCATGAAGATACTATCGATGTTAATTCGTGCCGGTGTTAAACCTGATGATGCTCAAATTATGATGAATCGAATCATAACGGAAGAATTAGAAGACAGAAAAATAATATATCCTATGAAATTAAGTGCACACCTTTCGCTTAGCGAAGTAACTAATTCCGGTGAAGCAAAACGCCTTGGAATAGACAATACCCCATCTCCTGAACATTTGGCTAATTTGAAATTAATAGCCGAAAAGGTTTTTGAACCTATTCGTTTACATTTTGGTAAACCTATTTTAATATCTTCGGGATATAGAAGCAAAGCCCTAAATGCTGCTACACCAGGAGCATCTTTAACTTCACAACACAGTACTGGTGAAGCTTTAGATTTAGACCAAGATTCTGCAGGTACAGGAATTACTAATAAAATGGTCTTTGATTTTATTAAAGATAATTTAGAATTTGACCAGCTTATATGGGAATATGGTAATGATATAAATCCAAATTGGGTTCATGTGAGTTACGAATCCACTGGCAAACAAAGAAAACAAATTCTACGTTGCGTTAGAGTTAAGGGCCTACCTAAATATGCGCCATACAAATAATTTTAATTATGTTTGAAGTTATAAAATCACTAACACCAAAACAAAGAATATGGGCATTTATCATAGCAGTTATCTTTAGTTCGATGACTGCTATAGGTACTTCGTATTTTAAAACTGACGATTGTTTATCAATATCTACTCAATATGATTCAATGATGGTTACTTATGCTAATCAACTAAAATTGAATAATCAAATAATGGATGATAGCAATAAAAAGACAAAAGATATTTTAGAAGTAAAACGCCTTTTAGATAGTATGCTCTCACTTAAACCTCAAACTCTAGTCGAAAGAACTTTAGTACGAAGACCCGAAGTTAACGAAATAGAAAGAGACAATCCTTACGATACTATTCGAGTTTTGAGAAGCGTTCGAGAACCTGAACCTATTGTACAAATTAAGAAAACTATAGTGCCTGTAAATCAAAAGCCTATACTAAAAAAGATGACATCTATTCTCGAAAAATACGATACTCCTAAATAATCTTTTTGAAGTTATTAACATATAATAGAAATGGACGAAAAGATATATTTCAAATGGTCTAATTTGAATGAGGAATGGATAGGTGCATATTATACATGGGATGATGTAGCAATTACGATAAAAGTTCGTGATGCATTAGGAGGAGTAAATGCAAATTTAACAAATCCGGCAGCTAAGCATGTTTATTTGCCGCCACAGGAAATAGTAAAGCAAGCCTTAACCGGTAAAGAATATAAGAAATTCGTCAATCTTATATGTAGAGTTAATGGTATTACATCTCATCAATTAAAAGAAAGAAATCCTGAATGCGTAATGACTTTGACTGAAATAGATCGAACTATTGAAGAAGTCCTTAAACCGCAAGTAAAACTTACTCACATTAGTAGGAAGGATATATAACAAAAAGCAACACACTAAATGGAAAGTTTCGAAACATTCATGGCTAAATTAGCTAAAGAAAGATCTACCGAATCCATTGAAAACGAACCTGTATTAGAAACGGTTGTTATCGATGAAAAGCCGGAAATCAATACTCCACCAATCAGAGAACCTCAAAAAATACAGGAATCTATCACACCTATAGTTGAAGAACCTGTTACCGGATATAAAGTATTTAGAGATAAAACTGAAACGTTTATTTGTGATATGGAAATATCAGGAGCTAATCCAGCAAATAGTAAGGCTAGAGTTATTATTGAAAGTAAGGATATGACTTATATGTTTGAAGGTACTATTGACGATAAAGGACATTGTGAAATACCTTTACGTAAAATGAATTTTCTGTTAGAAAATGAGATAGGAAAAATAAAACTTGAAGTTATAGCTGATGACATGGTATTTAATCCTTGGGAAGATACTTTTGTAGCTACTAGCTCTAAGAAAGTAACGGTTAAGGTTACGGAATCGGTTGAGACCGCACCAAAAGTTGGAGTTAGAATTTCTAATATTAGATAACAATGCCACAAAATCAAGATTTTGATTTAACCAATCAGTTCGTATCAAACTCTTTTGGTAATCTTTTACAAACAGACGGAAACGGAAATTATTATGATGGACTCGGTAATCCTATAACTTTACAAGCAAGTAGAGGTCAAACAGGAGCTACCGGTCCTACAGGGGTAGACGGAAATAAAGGTGCTACTGGTTCTACTGGTGCTGGTGAAACCGGAGCTACTGGAATTCAAGGACCTACCGGTCCTACTGGAAATAATGGACAAATCGGTCCAACCGGTGCAGGTGTAACTGGACCTACCGGTCCTACTGGAAATGATGGTCAAATCGGTCTTACTGGTGCTACAGGAAATGATGGTCAAATTGGAGCTACTGGTGCTACAGGAAATCCTGGTGTAGCCGGAGCTACTGGTCCTACCGGAAACAATGGCCTTCAAGGTGCTACCGGAAATGATGGACAAACTGGAGCTATTGGAATGACTGGTGGAATAGGTCCTACTGGAAACGATGGACAAACTGGTTCTACTGGAATTCAAGGTTCTACCGGTAATAATGGACAAACTGGTGCTACTGGACTTCAAGGTCCTACTGGTGCTACTGGACTTCAAGGTCCTACTGGTGCTACTGGACTTCAAGGTCCTACTGGTAATAATGGACAAACTGGTGCTACTGGACTTCAAGGTCCTATCGGTGCTACTGGTCTTATCGGAATTACTGGTGCTACTGGAGTAGGTCAAACTGGACCTACTGGCCTTAATGGACCTACTGGACCTACTGGAAACGATGGTCTTAATGGAGCTACCGGAATTGGTATAACCGGTCCAGTTGGTGCTACTGGTCCTCAAGGTGCTACCGGTCCTGCTGGAACAGGAGGTGTTAGCGGTTATGTAATTGATTCTGCATCTACTACATATAATATAAGTGCAACTGCAGGAACCTTTATTTTAAAATGTAATACTTCTGGAGGAGCTTTTCAAGTTAATCTACCTACTGCAATTGATAATACTTCAACATTAGTAATTAAAAAAATAGATGGTACTCCACCAATTACTGTTGATGCATTTTCTACTCAAACGATAGATGATGGACTTACTGCAGTAATAAACAAAATATATGAATCAATTACTTTAGTTTCAGATAACGCAAACTGGTGGGTAATATAAAATAAAAAATAAAATGGCATACAATCCTAATAATCCAAATGGACCAACGGCTTCAGCGAATTCTTCTCCGGTTGTTATAGCTCCAGATCAATCAACGGTAAATGTTTCCTTACAAGAGGTTGCTACTGGTGGAGCTACGGCATTTCACCTAGTTTCTGCTGCCTCAACTAATCTAACAAATATAAAATCTAGTGCCGGGAAAGTAACTGGATGGTACATCTATAATAACAATGGTTCTGCTAGAAAAGTTGCCTTTCATAATAATGCGGGTACACCTACAGCCGGAGCATCGGTTTATTTTTCGGTAGTTATTCCACCTTTATCAGGAGCAAACGTATCATATCCAGCAGGTATTAATTTTTCTACTGGAATTGCAATATCTACAACTACTGGAATAGCTGACACCGATACAGTTGCAGTAGCATTAAACGATTTAAACATAAACATATTCTATAAATAACGATGGCAAATATTCAACCAATTTCTACTTTCACATATCCTTTAGGGTGGAATATAGATTCACTAGAGGTAACAGTTAATTCATTTCCTCTTTTTCCAGATACTGTTGAAGTATTTTGGAAATTAATAGGTGATGATAAAACCTTCGAAGGATCTATGATAATTCCTCATGAAATAGTTTTGCAATGGGGTACGGATGATTCAGTACTCGAAGATTATGTGATAGCTCAATTGAATTTAACTCGAGCAATCATAGAAGAAACTCCTATCGAAGAAACTCCTATCGAAGAAACTCCTATCGAAGAAACTCCTATCGAAGAAACTCCTATCGAAGAAACTCCTCCTTCTGAAGATCCTATAACATAATTTTAATATGGCAGCTAAGTATTGGTATGTAGCGGGTAACGGGAGTGGATTGTGGTCAACTGCAGCAAACTGGTATAATGGACCAGGTGGTACTCTAGGGACTACTACTGTACCAACTATAGCAGACGATGTTTATTTAACCGCTGAATCAGGCTCAGGTACATTAACTATCGCACTTGCTTCCTCATTTCAAACTCTTGATTGTACAGGATTTACTGGTACATTAGCAGGCACTGCAAACGTATCATGTAATAATGCAATAGTTTTAGGTTCCTCAATGGGACTTACGTGGACAGGAACTGCAACAACTACCGGATTTTCTGCTTTTATATCTAACGGAAAAATAGTAACATTTAATATTACAGTTAGCACAATAAACGGAGTATTGAATTTTTACGATAATTTTACAATGTCCCCAACGGCAACTCTAACATTAAGTGGTGGAGCTATCGTACTAAATTCTCCTGGTATCAATGTATCCGTTGGTCGTTTTGCTTCGGCTGGATCGGTCGAAAGAACTATTCAACTTAATGAAATGTCAGTGACCGGTTCTGGAACGGTTTGGAACGTGTCGGGAACTAATTTTAGTTGGAACGATGGATCTGTCGTAAAAGTTACAAATACATCATCGGATACTAAAACTATAACAAATACGGTAACAACTGCGAGTGTCTCATATGGAGGAACTTTTAAAGTAAGTTTTCATATAACCGGAAACGGAACTGGTTCATATACTGCAAACGGTAACTTCTATGATTTTTATTGTCATAATACCGGTGGCGCATCAATTAACTTTGGTACTACCACAATGTATCAAAATTTTGATTGGGGTGTATATGCTTCTCCTGGAGTAACGCCAAATATGAATTGGAATAATGGTACATCCACTATGACATTTAATAGCGATTATGGTGCGATTTCTTTTAATTCTGCCATGACCATCACCGCATCACCGCCAATTGCTATTAATAACCCAACGGCAGTGCAGGCCTTTTATTTATCTAATCAATATAATAAATCTTTCACTTCCGCAATAACCGTTAGTGGTTCAGATGCTACCGGAATAATCGTAACTGTAGGAAGTCTTATTACAACTGCTAGCATTATACTTACAAATGGCACCATAGATACAACAGGAAGCGGCGGAGATATTTATTGTGGTGCTATATCCAGTTCTAACTCAAATCCACGATCAATATTAACGAATGATTTATATCTATCAGGTTCTGGAACCTTAATTAGTTCTGCTACAAACGCTAATCTAACGGTAGGTATCAATAATGTTTATCTTATTAGTTCTTTATCAGTCGCTCGAACATTATCATTTAATACAGTTTTTTATCCTCAAATCGGAGTTTATTTAGGTGGTTCTGGTGGCTCGACTATAACTTTAGCAGCTTCTACTACTGGTCTCTTTGATATTTATGTTACAAATACTGGAGGAGCTGCAGTTTCATTTTCGACTGCTACAATTAAATCTTTAGAATTCTCTTCTGGTACAAACGCAATCTGGTCGAATGCGGCAGGTCAAACTTTAACCATAGGTAGTAATTTAACTATTGCAGCTTCGGCAGGAACTCCAACATTAACACCTACTATGATATTTAATGGATTTGCAGTATTAGGTTCTGGCTCCAATCAAGCATACGTAACATTAAATGGTAAATCTCTCGTAACGGGTCCAGTTACAATAACTGATTCCGTAACTGGACCTAATACGTTAATGATAGATTTTGACGGATTTTCTTCTAATGCTGCATTTCTGGTTACTTCAGCGGCATATGTTTATTTTAACGGACCTTTTACTGGTACGGCATTTACTTCAACCGCATGTAATACTACATATTTTTATTCTTCTTTAACTCTAAGCGGTACTATGCTTTTAAATAATAGCGTATTAGGATTTGGTAATTCGGTTGAAGTTACTGGAATTGCATCGATTGCAACTCTAACTCATTCTGCCCAAGGAGCTGTATTATTTACAGGAAACGCTAACGTAACATCGTCTATAACATTATCTAACGCTACATCTCCGAGTTCTTTACTTTATTATAGTACACTAACAACACCAACTCTTAACATATCAAATGGCAATTTACAATCATATGGTACATTGAATGTTAGTGGTACATTAACTCTTGCTATAGGAAGCATAATAACTGAAGGATCTCGTAATTATAATTTAGGAACTTTTGCCGCCGCTGGTACTGGTGTGAGATACATATCAATGGGCAGTGGTACTTGGACAATTACTGGAACTGGTACTGTTTGGAATGTAAACTCCACAAATTTAACTTTTAATGGAGGAACTGCAACAATTAATATAACGAATTCATCATCAAATTCTGTTAATTTCTCAGGAGGAACTAACGCTTTATATTATACATTACAATGGAACAGAGCCGGAAGTACTGGATCTTGTGGTATAAACACGACTTTATCATGTGTTAATTTTATTGATATAGGAACTGCCGCTCATTCTTTATTATTTTCACAAGGTGGTACTTTCACCGTAGGTAATTTCGTAGTTAATGGCTCACCTGGTAATTTAATAACTTTAAATAGTGGAAATACTGTAAATGGGTTTAACCTCGTAAAATCACCTTTAGGCGTAGTAAATTGTGACTACTTAAATATTCAACATTGCATTGCAACACCTTCTACTAATACGTGGTATGCTGGACTTAATAGTGTCAATAATCAAGCAATTTCGACTGCTGGCTCAGGATGGATATTTACCAACATGCCACCTAGAAAACTTGGTGCAGGAGGAGTAGGTTAACGTTAAATTGTTAATAACTTTCGACTCGATATTTCCAAGTATCGAGTTTTTTTGTTATATTTGTCTTATAAATTAAAACTACATAATTATGCCAAAGATATTCAAAGTAGGAGGTTGCGTAAGAGACGCATTCCTAGGAATCAATTCTAAGGATATCGATTTTACTTTTGTACTCGATAATTTAGACCAAACAGTAGAAAGTGGATTTGCTGAAATGGAAAAATGGATGACTGATCAAGGATTTACTATCTTTCTTTCTGTTCCGGAAATGTTTACTATCCGAGCTAAATTTCCAACCGATCATAAGTTCGCTAAGTTAGATGCTGATTTTGTAATGGCCAGAAAAGAAATTGGTTACATGGAAGGAACTAGAAGACCTATTCTAGAATTAGGTACTCTTGAAGATGACCTTATGCGAAGAGATTTTACACTAAATGCAATGGCTGAAGATGTAGATGGTAACATTATCGATTTATTCAACGGTCAAGAAGATTTAGAAATGAAAATCTTAAGAACTCCACTAGATGCTAAGATAACTATGATGGACGATCCATTAAGAATCTTAAGAGCTATTAGATTTTCTATCACTAAAGGATTTCTTATTCATCACACAATTTTTCAAGCTATGGAACAAGAAGAAATTCTTGAGAAATTAAGAACTACTGTTAGTGGAGAAAGAATCCGAGAAGAACTTTTCAAAATGATGAAACACGATACCGTTGCAACTATTAAGTTGTTAACTTCTATCGACCAAAATCAAATTCCGGGTTTATTAGCATTAATATTTGCTAATGGACTTTGGTTAAACCCAACATTTAAACACGCAAAATAATGGACAGTAATTTTACAGCACAAATGTGCAGAACAAAAGCAACCGCAGTATTAGGAGAAAAGGTAAAACTTCAATTGCAAAAATGTCAAACTCTTATTGAAGCTGCAGTTAGAGAAAATAAAATGTCGGCTAATGTTTTTATTTCATTAGATAACTTGACGAAGAGAGAATTAGAATCTAGAGGATTTGTTGTTAAGCTAAATCAAGGAGATTTTAGAGATCCGAGAGAACAAGACTATCATACAATATCATGGTAACCGAAGCAGAAAGAATTTTAGCCGAACTTCGTATCGATGAAGATGTGCTAAACATTTATGAATATGGTAGCCGAATTTATGGTACGGCAAATGAAGACTCTGACCATGATTACATCATTGTCACGAAAGGTTCGATGTTAAAAAGTGGAGCATTCAAACAAAATGCAATATCAAATAAAACTCGAACCATTCAAGGAGTTCTTTATTCGAGAAGTGGATTTATCGATGCCATTAACAACTATGATATTTCAGCATTAGAATGTTTGTCACTTCCTGAAGAAAATGTTATTCAAGCTAACTGGCCATTCAAAGTCTCTAAATGGAACAATAAAGAAATGATAAAGAAAATCATTACAAAGGCTTCTAACTCTTGGCATATTGCCGATTTGCAAGCTAAAGATGATTGGAAACATTCGGCCAAAAAAGGAATATTTCACGCACTCAGAATTTTACATTTTGGAATTCAATTAATCGAAAATCAAAAGATTGTAGATTTTGAAGAATGTAATTATATTTGGGAAGATTTTCGTTTAATCGACGATGAAACTTTTGATACCAGAGACTATATAAAAGAAAGAGATGAATTAATATCTAAACTTAGAAGTTTAGCTAACTAATATTAAATATGATAACGAAAGAAAATTACTTAAATCACATTAGCTATCAAGAAACTTTAGAGAAACGAGCTTACGAAATATCAAAAATTCTAAACAAATTAAATTTTCAAATGTGGGAAATGTTTGCTGATACCGGTGAATTGTATTTCTACGATAATTCAGTTTCATTGAACACTAATGAATATTTCCGAGGTAGTTATGATTCAACTTCAATGAATTTTAAATCAGATTATTTGTTTATGTCTGATGAAGAAATTCTTGAAGATGCAAAAATTCTTATTGAACAGGCCAATGAAACTGCTAGACAAATCAAGGAAGCTACTGCTAAAATAGCCAAAGAGAAAGAAGAGGAAAAGGAAAGAAAGGAATATTTACGACTAAAATGGAAGTATGACAATTAGAAACTACAAGAAAGCATATTGGGTTGGCAGAGATTCTTACGGTAATATGATTTATGCTGGAGATACCGTAGAGGTTTGGTTGCCTTGGGAAACTGGAAAGCCACATCAGGCAGTAGTTCTTTGGAACCGTATGGATGGTGCTTTTATTGAATCTCATCCTGCACACAATGCAATTCATGGGAAAGTGCATCATCGAGATTTACGTTCATATCTTAATACTGAACCAGTTCCTACTTGGAATTATGATGAAAATGACGAAGGAACTATCGTTGGTTACAAACAGGGTTATGTAAAGAAAGTCAAGTCTTTTTATACACAATAAAATGAGAAAATTTATAATAGGAATAATTGGAATTGTCGTAGTGGTAATCCTTAATATGTTAACGTAAATGCAAAAAGATTATTTAAGAGCTAGCTTAAAAACTAGCAAACCTATCATGTACATTGATATGGACGGAGTGTTATGTGATTTTGATAAACGAGCTAAGGAACTCGAAGAAAACGAAGGTATTAAAGGACATCGTTTATTTAAACATCCAAACGCTTATAAAAACTTAGAGCCTATTGAAGGTGCAATCGAAGCTTGGCATTTACTCCAAGATAAATTCGAGACCTATATTTTATCAACTCCACCTTGGTCTAATCCAGAAGCTTGGGCAGAAAAAAGAAAATGGGTTGAAGAGCATTTTGGTAAATCTGCTAATAAGAAATTAATTCTCTGTCATAACAAAGGCCTAGTAAAAGGTGATTATTTAGTTGACGATAGAATTGCTAATGGTGTTGCAGATTTCGATGGCAAGCACATTCACTTTGGAATGCCAAATGCTGCTAATTGGAAAGAGGTTCTCGAAAATCTCGGAATCAAAAAGTTAGAATTCCCTAATCTATAATTTGTTAATAACTTTAAGCCTCGACATTTCCATGTATCGAGGCTTTTTGTTATATTTGTCTTATAAATAAAATCAATATGGAAACTAAGAATAAGAAAACCAAGGTAGAGAAAACCGCATTTGAAAAAATCTATGATTTATTCATGGAAGATTTTAATGACAAAGAACTACAAGAAAGATACGAAAACTTTGATAAAATTCGAGAAGCTGCTAAAGAACGTCATAACGAAATGGTTCCTAAAATCAATGAGTTAATTCAAAGAGGTGAAGGTTTAAAAGAGCTTATCGTTGATTTAGCATGTAAACAATTATCAACAGCTGAAGCAGTTGAAGCGCTATTAGTTTTACCTGAAAAGATTACTGAATTACGATCAAAAATCATGCACCAAAAAGAAATCATGGACGAACATGATCGATTAAAGAAATTCTATAAAGATAATTCCGAAAGAAAATTCTTCCAGTATTGGAAAGTTTTCAGAGAATTAGATTCGGAGACCCTACCATGGATGGAATGGAAGAAACCTTATATTGACACTATAATTTAAGACTATGAAAACTTCAAGAATATTTCCGAGCATTTTTATTACAAATGCAAAAAACTACGCAATTGCTACTCATGCCGGTACAAACCATATGTATGACGAGTATTTGCCTTATGAATTCCATTTGCGAATGGTAGCTAATAACGGTATGAAATTTATGCACGTTTTGCCAGATTCTGATGTAGATTCGGTTATTGCTGCCTGCTATTGTCATGACTTAATCGAAGATGCAAGAGAAAACTACAACAGCGTATTACGTCAAACTAACAAAATGACTGCTGAAATCGTAAGAGCTTGTACTAACTACGGCAGAGGCAGAGACCGAGAAGAAAGAATGCCTGATTTTATTTACAAAGACATCTATGAAACTCCACACGCGGTTTATGTTAAATTATGTGATAGAATTGCGAATGCTCAATATTCTAAAATGACTGGAAGTTCTATGTTTGCTAAATACAAAAAAGAACATGCACACTTCAAAAAAATGTTACATGCTGATGGGCATTACACTCAGCCACTATGGGATTATTTAGAAGAAATTTTTGAAATTCAATAATGGAAACCTTCTTTACCATAGGATTTGGTATTATAATAGCCTTTCTAATCGTATGTGCACTTCAATGCATAGGAAACGAAGGTGGAGAAATGTTTTTTGATGGCTTTTATGGCAACACATCAATAGGAGAAAAATTAAGAGAACAAAACAAAAAAGACAATCATGGAAACAAATAAAGAATTGCAGTGTCCAATATGTTCGTCAACATTAGAGATAACTCATCAAGAAAGATATGAAGACTTATCTGACCACGTATGTAATCCTAATGGCACACCTTCGTTAAAGGATGGCTATCAATGTCCTGACGCAACGTGTTTGGCTCATCAATTGCATGCTTCTTGGATTGAAGATGGTGGAATGTATATTGACTCTTCTAAATTACCGATGAACGTTACTTGGACTGAGGCTCATAGAGCAATAGAGCAATTAAGCCAATCTGGAATGTATTATGCATTGAATTCGTGGGAACATCATTACAATATAGGCAAATCTGCAATTGCCGCTAGAAAAAAAACCTTCAAACTAGGAAAATATAAATTGAAGGTTGAACCTAGAGAGAAAGGTTATAACTATCCTTTAGAATTGCAATACCTACCAAAGAAATTTTCTTATCGATTTGAATGGTGGAAAAAGGATGGTGATGGTTATGTTAACATTATGCCTACTCATCGAATGGTAAGTTATTATTTGCGAGAATTTAATGTGGCCTATAAAAACTTAATGAACACTGACAAACCCAAAGTTGAGGATTTAAAAAAATGCTTAGGTTATATTGATTGCATCCATTACAATTATAAAGACGATAGGTCTTTTGCTAAAATCTCAGCTTTCTTAATCAAAATTATTTACCCATATAAAGTACACAAAGTAAGAACCTTAATAATGCCATCACATGAATAACAAATTACCATTGCTTTACATCAATCAAGAATTAATAACCGTAGACGAAACTGAAGATACTAATTCTTTATTACGAGATGAATTCGGCTTCGACGAGGATGTCTATGAAGATTATCAAATCAATCATACTAATGGATATGGTAATAACGACGGCGAACCGATTCACATTGACCATATCCTTAATCTAGTAAATAATATGAAGAGTATCGGATGTACTCATGTTTCTATTGATTGGCATTGCGACCATTCAACATACGAGGTTGAAGGATATAAAATCACTAAGGCTCCTGTAAATATAGCAGCCGATTTGTTAGCTAAAAAGCTACTCAAAGAAAATAAAGACCATTTGAAAAGTATTGCATATAAAGAATATCAAGAAAAGGTAAAACAAATTGAAAATTTAACATAATAAATTTTCAAGTATCGGGAATTTGTTTTATATTTGTCTTATAAAATTAAACAAAATATATGAAAACATTAGTTTGGATTACAAATTCATTTCGTCAAGATTCTCGATTAACTTCTAAATTATCCGGCGAGTGTACATTTATTTATTACTCTCCTTACTATTTTGCAGGTAAACGTGAGCAACAAATATACAAAAAATGTTCACAAGCTAATTTAGATGCATTCTATCATTCATTGCATCAATTCGATAATTCTTTGCAATCTAAAAGCGGTAAACTCTTTGTATTTAAGGAATCTAATCCAATTGCACACATTAATCATTTAGCAAAAAACTATGGTTTTACTAAATTAGTTATTGACCAACCTCTTTTTGCAATGTGGCATTCTATCGATTTGCTTAATTTAGATATTCCTTACGAAATAATCGATTCAGCTTTGGTCGATGATACATGTCACAAAATGACTGCAAAATCTCGTTGGATGTCTCATGTTAAATCAATCGAAACTCTCGTTCCTTTAACATGGAATTCAAATATCGTTTTAGTTAACATTCCAGAAACTTCACAAACATATCCAATTCCGGCAAATGTAACTAAATTCGTTCAATCTGATGTTATTACCCGTGCTTATAAAATTGCACAAACATATGCACAAACTCGCGATAAACATGATGGTCAAACCCAATTATCTACAATGCTACATAATGGTATTGCTGATCCACATAATGTATTTTATCAAATCGCTAACAACTTCAAAAATGCAGGTTCGGATTTATCGATAAACGAAGGTGTTCATGCATCAATGTTACGTCAATTTGCTTTTCGCGAAATGTCTATTATGCAAGCTCGTAAACATAATTTAACTTTAGAAAATACACCAATCGAATGGGCTCAAGCTCTAATGCATATTAAAGCTTATGAAAATATGATTTCTGCTACTCCAAATCCTAAAAGCGAATTGGATTTCTCTGGTATAAAAAATGCAAATACTGGTATTAAGGAATTAGATAAAATTCTACGTCCTTTCGTAAAAACTGGTATTATGCCAAATCGAGCTAGGATGTATTTTGCAGGTAAAGTATTTTACGAATCAAAAACTGGTTTACATGCACTAAACACTCTAATTGATACATTCGACCTTATTGGTTTAGATGGTCAATCACCAAATAACTATATTCAATGTTGCTCTGCTCTTGGATTATCTTACGGTAAAGTAATGTTAATGAATTCAACTCGTACATTCGAACTTTTAAATTATGAAAATGCAAATTAAAAAATTACTCATTGCTTTATTACTTTTCGTAAGTTGTATTGCAGCCGCTCAGACTTATGTCTACAAAGGAAATTCTACTTATGATTCGGATATTTTATTTACTTTAAATGATGGCAAATTGTACAAAGGTAAATCTACATATCGTTCAGATATTTTATGCACTATTAAAGGTGATAAAATCTATCTATGTGATTGCGATTACACCGGTCAAATAATTTATACCACTAAGGATTTATTCGTATATAAGCAAAACTCATATTATGAGTCGAGCATTATTTCAAATATGAAAGGTCCTTACTTATATTCCGGTAATTCACAATATGCATCAAACATAATTTGCACTCTGAAAGCTCCTTTTGTTTATGTCGGTAATTCTACTTATGCAGCAAATATCCTTTTACGGATAGACAAACAAGTAACGTTCACCGAGTTCATTGCAATCTTATATCAATTTAAAAAATAATACAATGTTCAAACAACCTAAAATAATTATACGACATGAGCTAATGGGTCCAGTAGAAGCTTTGATGACCTTTTCTGCTTGGCAAAAAACTGATGATGGTGAATTCCATCCTCGACATATAGCTTTAATCAAAACGAAAGTTAAACCTAAGTTTGATAAACTAGGACATTTTCAGGAATTCACTTATCGTTTCGGTAGTAATATTAGTTGGAATGCTCACACTAAAGGTTATCGATATTATATTTTATGGGGTACATCGAACAATCATGAAAGATCAGGTTGGACCGAACTTACTACTCCTACTGGAAGGCCAGTTAGAGGTGGACGACCATTTAAGATGTTCAAAGAAGCTTGTGATGCAACTGCAACCGTAAGGTTCACAAAAACTGCATTTGAACTTCGCTAGATTGTTAATAACTTTTTGAAAATAATAAGCTCGATATTTCCACGTATCGAGCTTTTTGATTATATTTGTCTTATAAATTAATACTTCAAAATTATGACACAGACTGCGAAATTGAACTACGACAAAAAACAATTCAAGAACGACGCTGAGTACAAAAAATTCTTAGATGACAAGATGAAAATCTTAAACGAGAAAATAATGCAAAACATTGACGTATTCAAAAGATTAGCTGACAGATAAAAACAAACGATATGATAAAGAGATTAATACAAATAAAAGAAGGAGTTATTGGTGGATTCGAAAAGGAACTCATCGAAAAATTACTACCTCAATTGATTGGTTCATTTAGACAACGTAAAGAATTTTTCGAATATTACTTTGATGAAAAATGGATTGAGCTTTCGATAGAGGACATCGAAAATATATCACGAGAATTTGCTATTGAAATCAGCGAATTTGAATTAGAAATTAAAGTTAATTAAACCCACGATATGATAAACAATGCCCACTTAATAAGACCACTTTTAAAATTTGAATCGCCTAACGATTTCTATTTTCTTCAAATACTTAAACGTAGAAAGGACAATCCAGACCTTGAACGAGATATGAATGTTTTAGGAGATTATTACATCTATTCATTAGAGCAATTTGATAATCTAATGCCTAAGATAATTAAGATTTGTAATGATGAAAACGCCAGAGCATATTTCCGATTAAATCGTAGAGATGCTAAAAAAGTTGGCTTACAAATGCTTAAGCGAATTACTGATTTAATCATTAGCGAAAACTATCGACCAATCAAAAATTCATATGCATCTATTGCAGGTGAATTCCACTCGGATCCAGATAAAACTTGGTTAATCGATATCGATTGGATTGATTATGAGAACTTTCCTGGTGCAATCGAAAAAATAAAGGAAATCATTTCTAATTTGCAAACAGAAGCAAATAGAGAACCTCTAATGATTGAAATACCTACTAAAAATGGATTCCATATCATTACTCGTCCATTCAATATCAGTAAGCTTAATCAACTATTGATAATGGGAAAACTACCTCAAATGGACTCACATAAAGATAACCCAACTATTTTATACATTGCATAATGGAAACATTTATTACGTTGGTTACTGCTCATACTAAACACGAACAAACTTACTTAAATCCTAAAGTATTTGATATGCTAATGGAATTTAAAAATACCAATCAAATAGATACCATTGAAATGTTTCAATCTATTGATGGGCAGATTTTTAATTTCTATGTAAGTCCTCCAGTTAGTGATGAGTTAATCGAAGAACTTTCTGATAATATTGATGACTATTCAACTTCTACATTAGATGATGAAACTTTTTATTGTGCATTTGCATTCAACAAATTCTAAAACTTAATAATCAATTGTTCATATAACTTACATAAAATCTATACAGATGAAAGTACTTAATTTAGCACACCCTGATAAATCAGAAATCCAATTCAAAATCTCTCGATTCCCTGATGGACAACAATCGATTACTTTAGAAAATAAAGGATATGCATTCAAAAAAACCTTACAACGAGTAGTAATCAAGTCTCGATTCAATTCATTTAGAGACTTAGAACTTATTATTGCGGCTAATCAAACATTAAGACAATTAGGTTCAGAACATGTTGAACTTTACGTTCCTTACTTTTTAGGAGCTAGGTCAGATAGACGATTCGAAGAAAATAGCGTAAACTACCTTAAAAATGTAGTATGTCCGATAATCAATCTACAAAAATTTAACAAAGTTACCGTAGTAGATCCACATTCAGATGTGTTAGAAGCTTGTTTAGATAACTTTGAAAAGTTCACAAATGTAGGTGTTGTTCAATTTGCAATAGTAGATTATTTTGCTAATGTAATCAAATTACCTAAAAGTGATTATACTAACGTTGAGTTAGTTTCTCCGGATGCAGGTGCTCTAAAGAAAGTTTATCATGCTGCCGAAGCTTTAGGTTTTAATAAAGACATCTTAATTGCATCTAAACATAGAGATATAACCACAGGTAAAATCACTCATACGGAAGTGCCTAATCTAGGTGAAGATGCTGATAGCAAAGCTTACTTTATTCTTGATGATATTTGCGATGGTGGTAGAACTTTTACTGAACTTGCAAAAGCTATTCGCTTACAAAGACCAAAAGATAAATTCAATGATAAAATTTTCTTAGTAGTAACTCATGGATTATTTTCTGCTGGACTTAAACCTTTAAACGAAACATTTGATGGAATCTATACTACCGATTCTATTCATGCAACAGACAATGCAGGATTCTCACTTGCAAACGACAACGAAATGCACAAACTTAAAGTTCAATCAATTTTTTAATATGTCACCAGATCAAATTATGCGAGAATTTCCACATGAATGGAATGGTACAAATTACCGAGAAATCGATGGTGATTTAATAAAGTTGGCTCAACGAGCTAATTTCGATGTGATTGCTCATGGCTGCAATTGCTTCTGTCAAATGGGTGCTGGAATTGCACCACAAATGGCAAAGGCATTTTCCTGTAATGACCCTGAAAAATATCATGGAGAATCTACGGATTTTCCAGACCGTAAAGGTGATATGACCAAATTAGGAAATATCGAACATTATGCTTGGTATGTCTTTGATGAAGATGGCCAACGCAGAAGATTAGAAGTAGTCAATGCATATACACAATACAAATACGGTAGAAATCATAAAGATGGAGATGAAAATCCAGTTGATTATGCTGCTATCGAGATGTGTATGAAAAAAATCAATTATCGATTTAAAGGCAAACACATCGGTCTCCCTAGAATTGGTTGTGGACTTGCTGGTGGTGATTGGGAAATCGTTAAGAAAATCATTCAAACTGAATTAAAAGATTGTAAAATAACAATTGTAAACTATAAACCATAATGAAAATGTACACATCATTAATTATCAGCTCTATCATCTGTATAGCAGCTTTCCTTTTTATTGCAGAAACAACAATAACATTCAATCCATTTTCTATTCATTTGGCAGCTTGGAAATCTGCGATAGGTTGGCTAATAATCGCAATTGGAGTTGGGTTAATTTCTGACCAAAAATACAATGAAGGTATTAAAAAAGGAGTTGATGGAACTATTGAACTTCTTAAAGAATATTCAAAAAATTCAGATGCAACCGAAGTGAAAATTGAAACAGATAGTCAAGAACTTAAATTAACAAAACCAAATGAGTAAAATTTACACAGTCACAAATTCGAGAGGTCAAGTAATTAGAAAAGGAGCTTCTAATAAAATAGCTTGGAGAAGTCCACGTTGGGTATTGTATCATGCTAAATATATGTCAACGGCTAACGACGTTCACACTATCGATTTAGAAACAAATACGATTACTAAAATGGCTTTGCCCGCCTTTGTTGCAAAGCATCAAAATCCAGAAGCACACAAAGCTGAAATCCTAAAACGATTTAACATCAATGCTGATTTAGAAAGTTTAGAGTCTTTGGTTAAAGCTGGTATGATAATCCCTACGGTTGAATATCAGATTCGACAATTCCTAAAAGAAAAGGGAATTAATTGTTAATAACTTAAGCCTCGATATTTTAGTATGTCGAGGCAATTGTTTATATTTGTCTTATAATTAAAATCAATATTATGTTAAAACTACAAAAAACATTTCGAGCACCTGCTCCTTTTTATTCTGATGGTTACAAAGTCGGCCATAAAAGGATGCTTGCTCCTGGTACAGATTTCTTATATGGAACTTGGATTCCTAGAAGTTTAAAACATGCACCAAAAGGTGTTAATAAAATTCTTTCGGTTGGACATCAATTAACGGTAAGTTGGTTGCATGCAGAATGGCAAGAAAATTTCTTCGACATGCCAAAAGAAACAGCTACTCAATTTGGAGTGGATATGTCTCAATATTTAGGTATGCCTTACGATGCTTCGCACTTTGAATCACTCCATGATTTAGGTTACTTACCTATTCGTATCAAAGCTCTTCCAGAAGGAATTGAAACTGATCCTAATGTACCTCATATGACATTCATCAATACTGTTAAAGGTTTTGCTTGGTTGACATTGTACTTAGAAACTATTATCTCTTCTTTAGCTTGGAAACCAGCTACATCTGCAACTTATGCATTACAATACCGTAGAAACCTTGTTAAATGGGTAATGAAAACTGATCCTGCAAATGCTTGGTTAATCGACTTCTTATGTCATGATTTTTCTGCCAGAGGACTTTCTCCATGGGATAGTTTATCTTCTGGATTAGGTCATGCATTCTCATTCCGAGGATCTGACTCAATCATAGTTATTCCAGGTGCTCGTTATTTTTATGACGAACCAGAAAACGAAGTTTGTATCAATTCAGTAAATGCTTCTGAGCACTCAGTATCAACTACTAAAATCTTTACGGTAGGTGAACAACAAATGATTTCTGATTGGTTAACTGAATTTGATAAAGGAATACTTTCTATTGTGGCTGACACATTCGACTTATGGAAATTGATTACTGAGTATTTGCCTGCAAACAAAGAGCAAATCATGTCACGTGACGGTAAATTGGTTATTCGTCCTGATTCAGGTGATCCGGTAGATATTATTTGCGGAAGAGGAATGTACCAATCAGGTGATAAACTTTTAACTGCCGAAGAAATTGATGAAGATGTTTATGTGCCAGAATTTAAAGGTGTTATTGAATTACTTTGGGATATCTTTGGTGGTACAATCAACGAACAAGGTTATAAAGTTCTAGATCCACATATTGGTGCTATCTACGGAGACTCAATTAATCTAGAAAGACAAATCCAAATCTACGAAAGATTAGAAGCTAAAGGATTTGCTTCAACGAATATTGTATTAGGTGTAGGTTCATTCACATATCAATTTACAACTCGTGATACTTTCGGTTATGCTGCAAAAGGTGCTTGGTTTGAGGCAAATGGAGTAGGTTACGATATCTTTAAAGATCCAATTACCGATGATGGTACTAAAAAGTCATTAAAGGGTAAATGTGCAGTTGTTGAAGTTGATGGAACTTATGTAGTTCAAACTCAATGTAACGACACTGAAGAAGATATGGGTATCTTACAAACGATTTATGAAAATGGAAAATTCTATAATCGAACAACATTAACAGCTATCCGAGCTAAAGTAATGGAATTGTCTAATGCAAGTAATTAAACCAAATTCATCAGACCAAATCATAGATGGAACCAGCGTATTTTTAGCTGGTTCCATTGAAATGGGAGTTGCCGAAGATTGGCAAACTGCAATCACTGAAATCTTTAAAGACGAAGATGTTACTTTCTTAAATCCTCGAAGAGATGATTGGGATTCTTCATGGGAACAAAAGGAAAGTAATCCAGAATTCAATCATCAAGTAAATTGGGAATTGACTCAATTAACTGAATCGGATATTGCATTCTTTAATATCTTACCAGACACAAAAAGTCCTATCACATTAATGGAATTAGGTGTATGTGCTGCAATTCATCAACGTGTAATTGTCTGTTGTCCTACCGGATTTTGGCGAAAAGGTAATGTAGATATTATTTGCTCACGAGCAGGAATACCGGTATTTGAAACCTTTGATGCTGCTATTGGAGCTTTGAGAACTAATCTTCATATGCTTGCCTAATCAACAAAGATAAATAAAATGAATGTATCTCAGGCGCATTCAAAGACTCATCGAACGAGAGTCAAAAATAAAAAAAATAGATTTAAGAACTATGACACACACTAGAATAACTAGAGACATGGACGCATTTGACGTCTTATTTAAAAACTTCTTTAACAACGATTCATTCTTCGCTCCAGTGATTGATACTCGAATTGGTCATCCTGTAGACATATACGAAGATGAAGCCGGCCTACATTTTGCAGTTGCCGGAACAGGTCTAACTAAAGAAGACATCAACATCTCAATTGAAGGCGATGTCCTTAAAATCTCTCACAACAAAGACGTTGAAGAGAGTACAAAGAGAAACTACTACCATAAAGGTATTTCCCGTAAATCGTTTGACTTAGGTTATCGAATACCTTTGTCTAAATTTAACTTGAGCCTCGCAGAAGCAGAAATGGAACATGGTTTACTGACCATCGATATTCCAATTGCTGAAGAAGCTAAACCGAAAACTTTAACAATTAAATAATTAACAAGCGCCTGAATACATTTTATTGTTAATAACTATATGACTCGACATTTCCATATGTCGAGTTTTTTGCTTATATTTGTATATCAATTTAAACCAATACAATTATGAAAAATTCAAAAAATCCTAAAGAAGAAATCGACGTCAAAAAAATCAGTAACGTAGTAGTAGATAATATCGACTTTAAAGATTATCCAGATTTCTGCGACGCTTATATTGTGTCTGCTGATTACGATGGAGTGCCTATGACCGATGAACAGATCGAAGAGATAAATCAAAATTCGGAATTTGTCAACGATAGTGTTTTTGCAAAAATTTATTAATTCAAATTGTTAATAACTTTTAGTCAAAACATTTTTTATTGTCAAATATATGTGTTATATTTGTATATCAAATTAATCTAATTACACTATTTATGGAAAGAATCGAAACTTCAAACGCAATCCTTATTAAATGCCAAAAACGTTTTCAGGCTTCTAAATTCGCAAATCAATACACGATAGGCGAACAATTCGAAAACACTGATTTTACATTCCAAGGAATGTATCGTTCAAATCAACACTGGGTTTTAAAATCCAATTCAGATAAAAAAGATGAATATTTCATCGTACCTTTCAAAGGAAAAACTTCGACTTCTACCGTAAATCCTATGATTAAAACTCCAGTAAAAATTAACTTAGTACAAGTTGCTGATTTATCTTACGACCCTTCAATCTTTATTCCAATGAAAACTAACGATTCAATCGACTATATGTTTTCATCTGAAGGTGGAATCTATCCTGCTACAAACTACATGATTATAGGTGACCCAGGAATTGGTAAATCTACTCAAACTCTTGATATCCTTGCAAAAATCAAGAAAAACGACCCTTCTAAAAAGGTCTTATTTATCTCAGGCGAAATGAACGATATCGATATGTTTGGTTATGTTCAACGATATCCAGCTTTCGGTAAAATCCCTACATTATTTCTTTGTGATTATCTCGATGATAATGCTGCCGAAGTATTAGAATCAACCTACAATCAAGGATGGGATATTATACTTATCGACTCCTTCGTCGAGGTTCAAGAATCTATTCAAGCTTCTTCAGGAATGAATCGTACTCAAGCTGAAAAATGGATGATTGATATAATGGTCCAAAACAATAAAGGTAAAAATGCCGAAAACAAATACACTTCATTTTTAGCGATTCAACAAGTTACCAAAGGTGGTAATTTCGTAGGATCCAATAAATTAAAACACAATACTACCGGAATGATTGAACTTCGATATTCATCTGAATTCTCTGGTGATAGATACGCAAAAGTAACTAAAAACCGTCGAGGATTTAAACATGAAAAGATTTACTTCTCTTTAGATAACGTAAACGAAGTTGAATACGACCAAAAACGTCTAGATAGAGACGATGATATTAAGAAACGTCTTCAGAAAGAAAAGGAAATCTTACTTTCTGAAGAAGCTAAGTTTAACAAAATCTTCGGTATCACTGACAAAACACCAGATGAGGAAGACTTCGACTCAGATGTTGAACAATTTATCGAAGAAGTAATTGAAGACTAATCATAAACTAAAAACAACTAAAACAAAAAATGGCTAAAGAACGAGAATTAATGAGACAAAAGGCTAACGTAACACCAGTGTTAGCGGCTCATTACCAAAAACAACTAAATGTGTTCACACAAAACCTAATTACTAAATATTTAGTAAGTGTCGAAGACATAGGAACTGAGTTTACTCATAATGACCGAACCTTCAAAATTCATGGAATGACGGCTAACGAACACATGATTGTTACCGAACAGGTAGATGGTGAAACTATCTACTGGGAATGTTCTGCTCATTTTGTACAAATGAAGTTAGATAGAAAATACGTAGAATGGAAAGATTTAGGCGGTAAATCTACACCAATCGAAAAAGATTACGAACCGCTAAAAATGTATTTGCCAGTTCTTAAAGCTTCTCGTAAAAAAGCTGCAGTTGAAGAGGAAGAATTTCCAACTGAACCTATTATGGAAACTTTTGACGATGAGTCTTACGAACCAGCAATCGAAATCGTTGAATAACTAAAATCTAAAATTATGAAAAAATTATTTGTAGTAGCCGCATTGGCATTAGTAATGGTATCATGTACCGACAATCAAAGAGCAAAATCTTTTGGTGGAACATATTCAGTCGATTTACCGGCTGGAGAAAAATTAGTAAATGTTACTTGGAAAGGTGAATCTGACCTATGGTATTTGACTCGTAAAATGACAGCAAAAGATTCTGCTGAAACTTACACCTTTAAACAAGATAAAGGATCAGTTTTAAATTTAACCGGTAACGGTGAGGTAATCCTTAAAGAAAGTAAATAATGAAATACGTTTCAATCGACATCGAAACCACAGGAATCGATTCTAAACGCGACCAAATTCTTTCTATTGGTGCAATCATAGAAGATACGAAAACGAAGCTCCCATATCAGGAGCTTCCTAAATTCCACGTTGCTTTGCTACACGAAAGAATTGAAGGTTCTCATTTTGCAATTAACATGAACAAAGACTTAATTGCAAACATCAATAAATACCTAATCAGTAAGAAAGATGTTAGATGTGAGTTGATTGAAAAAACTGGTATGGAATTCAGAAGTCCTGCAGAAGCAGTAAATTTACTTCATCAATTCTTAGTAGACAATGGTTTCGGTGAATATGGTGAACAATTGACTATTAACGTAGCAGGTAAAAACTTTGGAACCTTCGATAAATTGTTCCTAGAAAGATTACCAGCATTTAAGAAATGTATTAAGTTTAGAAACAGAATTTTAGACCCATCTATTCTTTATGTAGATTGGGCAAATGATTATGCATTGCCATCATTGAACGAATGCAAAGAACGAGGTGGAATTCCTGGTGCAGTAACTCATGATGCATTAGAAGATGCTTGGGACGTAATCCAAGCACTTCGAAAAGAGTATTAACGAAAATAAAAATTATGTATAGATTTAACAAAGAAACCTTAGATTTCGAGAAAATATCCATTTTAAAATATGTTAAGTATTTGCTAGCAATTATAGCAATAATGTTTACGATAGGATTTGCAACTGCACCAAGGGTAGAAGTAAAAAACCTATCACAAGAAGAAAAGTTAATTGTTATAAGAGAATACAACGAATTTACGGAAACTGCTTTGATTGCAAAAATCAAAACTTTGAATTTTAAATATCCACATATTGTATTGGCACAAACATATTTAGAAACTGGACATTACAAATCAGTTATCTTTAAAGAAAATAATAATATGTTTGGAATGCGTGAAGCTGCACAACGAGCAAACTTAGCTAAAGGAACTCATCGCAATCATGCATATTACGATAATTGGCAAGACTCTTTATTAGACTATGCTCTATATTACTCTACTTACCTTTATGATATTAAAACTGAAGGAGAGTATTTTGAGTATCTGAGACAAAATTACGCAGAAGACCATACTTATGTGGACCGACTAAAGGAAATAATTAAGAAGAGAAATTTGAAATCAGTTTTTGATACTAATTAATATTTGGTGCATATAACATAGTACAAATGGCATCTACGAGAGTTCATCTCTTGAACGATGTTTACTAAATAAGATGAACCATAAAATGAAAACTACAATGAAAATCATGTCTATCGGAGATATCCACGGAAGAAATACCTGGAAGACTGTGTTATTCGGCTCTCTAACGGACTATAATAGCTGGAGACAGGAAGTAGATAACGGAGCAAAAGAAGCGTTTGAAGACACCTATCCTATTTTTAACGAAATGGATAAAATCGTTTTCGTTGGAGATTACGTAGATTCATTTGATGTACAAAACCTAGAGATGAAATTAAATCTAGAGGAAATCATACATTTAAAAACCGAATATCCAGACAAAATAGTCTTGCTTTTAGGAAATCACGATATTCAATATATTGTAGCCGATCAAATCTGTTCAGGTTATCGACCTGAAATGAAATTTGATTTTCAAGAGTTGTTTACTAAAAACATCGACAAATTTACTTTCGCATATTATCATGAAAGAGAAATCGATGGTAGGTTAAAGCGAACTTTATGGACTCATGCTGGAGTAACTCATGGTTGGTTACGCCAATTGCATGCAACGGTTAAAAGAGACGGTTTCCGATTCAAAGCAGATTTTGAAGGAGATTGGAATCTTAGGCCGGATGAGATTATCAATAAAGCTTGGCAATATCGTTTAAATATTTTATTTAACGTAGATGGAGATTCTGGTGGATATTCAGAATTTGCAGGTCCTGTTTGGATTAGACCGAGAAGATTAAGATGGGATGCATTAGAAGGTTATGACCAAGTAATCGGACATACACCCCATCACAAAGTAACTGAATACGATACTGAACCGACTGCTGGTAGATGGCCAGAAGTAAAAGACACTATCTTTTGCGTTGACTGTTTAGAGCATGGAGATGGTACCGTACTCATTAAAGAGTATTAATATGAAACCAAATTATTGTTATTGTTGCGAGGAAGAAGCTACTACTAAGCTGATAAGCGAAACAGATATATCATTTTTTTATTGTTGTGGTGCTGAACCATGTAAAAAGGAAATTAGGAAATCCCTAAAAAAACTAAACAAAAAATATGTTAAGTCTGAGAAGTCTGAAGACCATTCGTGGAAGCAGAACGAACCTCGATATAATTACAAAATTTGGAGAGAGAAAGAAGATTATTTACCTGCAATAACAGTATTAGCATTGTGCTTTCTTTCAATCATTGGAATAATTGTGTACATTAAATCTACACAATCATGATAGGCTAGTTCTATCGAGTCAGGTGGCGGAATTGGAAGACGCTAAGAGTAATGGTTCGTAACCGATTTACCGCTCTGTATTGAGTACTCTAGGTAACACCATACAGGTTCGAATCCTGTTCTGACTACTAATTGTTAATAACTTAATGAGAAATTATTTTCAAGTGTCGAAGACATTGATTATATTTGTCTTATAAATTAAAAATACGAAATCATGGCATACAATGCAATCGTCACTAGGTTGACAAACGTGAGACCACATCCTAACGCAGACAAAGTTCAATTAGCAACTTGTCACGGTAATCAAGTAGTAATTGGTTTAGATTCTTTAGAAGGACATTTAGGAGTTTACTTTCCATCTGATGGTCAGTTATCCGATGAGTTCTGTAAAGCAAACAACCTTTATCGTGATGCCGAGTTAAATGCTAGAAAAGATGAGAAAGGTGGAATGTTCGATGCAAACCGAAGAGTAAGAGCTCAAAAATTTAGAGGTGAAATCTCTGATGGTTTCTGGGTTCCATTACATTACTTTGGATTCATTATGGTAACTGGTTTAGATGTAGAAGGATTTGAATTTGACGAATGGAAAGGTGTACCTATCTGTAACAAATATGTAAATCCAAATACGGCTAAAATTGCTAGAGAAAATCAAGGTAAGAAAACCCGAGTTTCTAGATCTTCTGTAATGTTCAAAGAACATTTTGATACCGGACACTTTGGTAAGAGTATCCACGAATTTGAAAAGGGTCAACACATCATTATTACTGAAAAACTTCACGGTACTTCAGGTCGTATTGGTCACGTTCAAATGACTAGAGAATTAGGTTGGTTAGAAAAACTTGTTACTAAATTTGGATTAGCTATCAACGACAAAGAATGGGCTTATTTGAATGGTACTCGTAGAGTTGTTTTAGGAGAATCAAAATCCGCAAATCAATTCCATGACCCAACCATCCGAGATAAAGCAATGAACTTATTCAAAGGTAACTTAAGAAAAGGTGAAACCGTTTATTTTGAAATTGTAGGTTACGAATCTACAGGAGCTGCAATTATGCCATCTGTTGATACAACCAAAATGGGTGATAAAGAGTTTACGAAACAATACGGTAAGTCTATGGCTTATTCTTATGGTTGTGAACCTACTCAATCTGAGGTTTATGTTTACCGTATGACATTTGCTAATGAAGATGGTCAATCTATCGATTATGCTTGGAATGATGTTGTAAAACGTTGTAATGAATTAGGTGTAAAAACTGTACCACATGTTGCTACGATAACCTTAAACGAATTAGAAGCAATCACTCATAAATTCGATGATAGAGATTTGCGAGAATATTTCAGCAACACCGTCGAAACATTCGGAACTGGTCCATCTATCTTAGATACTAGACATATCAAAGAAGGAGTTTGTGTAAGAATTGAAGGTGGTTTGGTAAACAAAACATTCAAATTCAAGTCTTTCGAATTCAAAGTACTTGAAGGAATCGTAAAAGATTCTGGAGTAATTGATACCGAAGAAGCTGAAGGTTAATCAATAACATCAATATGATAAACGAACGAATTAAGTTCTACGTTGAAGAAGCGGTAGACAATGCAAAATTTTATTGGAAGGAATACGTCAAGATTCCTTCCAAGGATTTTGTGAGAGGAATTAAGAATATAATTCGATGGATGCCTATTGTATGGCGAGATAGAGATTGGGATAACCATTACATTATGGAACCAATTCTTTTTAAGTTGAAAGCTCATATCAAATACGTTAAAGACCATGGCCATACAGTCGATGAGAATCGCGAAAAGCAAATTCGAACGATGACTGAATGTTTAGAGTTATTAACGAAAGTGCATGAAGATAACTACGACGAGCCATATAGAGAAAAGCATGACGCTAAATGGGGTAAGTCAGATTACTATACTATTCCTTGCGAAGATCGTCCAGATTGCCACAGATTGATGGATAGGAATGATGAGCGATATACACCTGCTCAGCTGAGAAAAAAGAACAAAGAATACATAATGGGTATGAAAATTGCTCATTTGAATAGAAGTAAAGACTTTGCTTTAGCAATGGAAATCTTCGCTAAAGAATATGATTCTTGGTGGGACTAACTAAGATTAAAATAATATAAAAATAAGTTGAAACTTTTTGAAATTTAGAACATATAACAGTATATATAAAACAATATTAAAACATCAATAAAATGATACCTACTACTAACATAAATATTAACATGAATTTTGACTGGGCGATTAAGTTTGCCGGGAATGATTATGTGGATAGCAATGTGATTCGGATGTAGTATCGATATTTTAATACAATATACTTTAACCTCTGAATCTTCAAAAATTCAGAGGTTTTTTGTTTTTGGTGAGGTAGCAAAGTTGGTCTATGCAGCGGACTGAAAATCCGATGATGACGGTTCGATCCCGTCCCTTACCACTAAAATACGAGTGTGGTGCAATGGTAGCATGCCGGTCTCCAAAACCGTCGATGAAGGTTCGAATCCTTCCATTCGTGCTGCCACAGGTAGTTAGCTCAATTGGTTAGAGCACCTCGCTGATACCGAGGAGGTTATGAGTTCGAGTCTCATATTACCTACAATTTAGGAGATTAGCTCAGTTGGTTTAGAGCGTTTGTTTTACACGCAAAAGGTCGTCGGTTCGATTCCGTCATCTCCTACAAATTTAATGGGGCTATAGTGAAATTGGCATCACGATAGACTTGCACTCTGTTATTCCGGGTTCGAATCCCGGTAGCTCCACAAATTGTTAATAACTATTTGATTAAATATTTTCATATGTCAATGACATTGTTTATATTTGTCTTATAATTAAAACATCAAATATTCTCCTGTAGCTCCAACGGTTAGAGCGACACCCTGTTAAGGTGAGGGTTACTGGTTCGAATCCAGTCAGGAGAGCCCAGATGAGACTGTTACTAATTTATAGAACTGCATAGTGTGAGCGTGAAATTAGAAATCGAGGTGTAGTAGAGTTGGTTACAATGTCGCCCTGTCACGGCGAAGGTCACGGGTTCGAGTCCCGTCATCTCGGCAATTATTATTTAGTTCCATGCATAAGCTCAAATAGCTCCCTGAAATTACATGGTTTAAAGGAGCTTAAACTAAATAATTTTTATATAGTCCTACAGCATATTGGCGTATGACGCTTCCCTGTCACGGAAGAGATTGCGGATTCGAATTCCGTTAGGACTGCTATTACAATGACTTCTTAGCTCAGTCGGCTAGAGCACCTCACTTTTAATGAGGGAGTCCTGGGTTCGAGTCCCAGAGGAGTCACAATATAATGGGCCGCAAAAGTCGTTCGGATACGGCAGCCAGACTGTAAATCTGGTCCTCACGGGAGTGGTTCGAGTCCACTGTTGCCCACTAAAAATTAGTAAAGATGAATTTAAGAGAAACAATCAATGCTGACTATATAGTAGCATTCAAAGAGAAAAACGCGATTGCGAAGAATGCATTAAGTGGATTAAAGGCAAAAATCCAAGATGCTGAAAAGGCAAAGCATGCTGGTCCACTTACTGATGAGTTAGTTCTAAATGCAGTAATTTCTACAATCAAACAACGTAGACAATCTATTGAAGAATTTACAAAAGCTGGTCGATTCGATTTAGTGGAATCTGAAGCTAATGAATTAGGTGTTATTGAAAAGTACTTGCCAAAGCAAATGACTAGAGCTGAAATTGAAACTGAAGTTAATGTTTTACTCGGTTCTGTTTTAGAATTAAACAAACAAAAATTAATAGGTATGACTATGGGTGCTTTCGTTAAGAAATTTCCAGGTCTTGCCGATACAAAATTAGTAAAAGAGGTTATTGAATCTCTGGCTTAATCGAACATATAATAAAAAAATATAAATCAAATGTCAACAAAATCGTACAATTCCTCATAGGTCTAGCTTAGCTAAAACTTATGATTACTAATTTGAGAATTTGGAGAGTAGTTCCTACCAGTAAGACTGGTGTTCAGGCTCCCACTTTTTTCGTCGAAACAACGGAAGAAGGTCGAGAAAAAGCAGAAAAGCAAGCCATTAGTCTTGCAAAACAAAGATCTGCATTAAGTACATTTGATTGTTGGAATTTTAACGTGACCAAACTGGCAGTTAGAGTTAAGAACGGAAAGTATATTCCTCATCACCAATAATCTATCAATGGTTGTAAGTCCATTCAAAACTTACAATTTGGCGAGGTAGTTCAGTTGGTAGTAACATTGGATTCATAAACCAAAGGTCGCCGGTTCGATCCCGGTCCTCGCTACCCAGCGGATACTTGAGTGTAAGCAAGTACAGTATCTATCGTTAGGCTCTTACAGGTGGTGAACGATGGTCTGATTGTCATTAATCAGTGTAGGTACCGGATAACCCTACATTTTTGGCCATGTAGCTCAGTTGGTTAGAGCGGCGCACTCATAATGCGAAGGTCCCTGGTTCGAGTCCAGGCTTGGCCACTAAATAATATAATGAACATGAAGCGAAAACATAGATAGGTCAATACTCTACACTGTTGAGAGGTTGGCAATAGAAAACTTTACAATCTCTCGTAGCAGACTGGTGTGGGCAATAGACTTTTAATCTATGAGGCTGGGTTCGACTCCCAGCGGGAGAACAATAATGAAGAATTGGCGGAATTGGTAAACGCTCCGGTCCAAAAAGGCAAACACTGTGCAAAGTGTTTATTCAGCAATTTAAAGGATGTAAAACCGGCGTCTTAATTGACATTCCTAGTTCGAGTCTAGGATTCTTCACTACATGGGCGATTAGCTTAATTGGCAAAGCGCTTTCTCGATAATGAGTCTAAGGTTCGATTCCTTTTTAGTATGGTAGGATGTCATTAGGAAGAGATTATGGTTCGAGCCCATATGAGCCCACAAAATACAGGAATGTGGTGTAATGGTAGCACGCTTAAAACTCAATCTGCGAAGATTGTATTCTGCATAAATTACTCCCTGTCTCGGAAGATGCTAAGGTTCGATTCCTTACATTCCTGCAATAAGGGTGGATAGCTCAGCGGTAGAGCAGTTGACTGTTAATCAACTGGTCGTGAGTTCGAATCTCACTCTGCCCTCTCGGGTCTGTTGACATGGCGACTTAGGCGAAACAAACCATGTCCAGAAGGTGCAAGTCCTTCAAATGCAATAATAGCTCAGTTGGTAGAGCATTACCTTGCCAAGGTAGAGGTCGTCAGTTCGAATCTGATTTATTGCTCAAACAAAATGCGGGTATGGTGTTTAACGGCTAGCACGTGGGCCTTCCAAGTCTGAAGTTTCGGTTCGAATCCGAATATCCGCTCAAATAGTTATTATGAAAACAACTAAAACTACTAATGAAGATATGCAACTTCTTTACGATTACATGGACAAGATGGGTGTTTCGTATACGATAGATAGAAATCCTAGTCCAGAAAAGATTGCTAAGATTAAAGCACAAATAGAAAAGAATAAAATAATTTTGAAACTTCCGCAATAACGGAACATATAAAAGATATATAAAAGAACTAAACAAAGATAAAGAGTCTTTGCTAATAAAAATTAAAATGTTAATACTTTCACACATACTAACAACATCGCAGTTAACAGTAGAATGCCCTCGTCCTGAGGCATGTGAGAATGGTATGCAGGTTTTTGAATGATATAAAGTAACATCATCATATAAAAGCCTGAATCATTCAACCGATTCAGGCTTTTTTGTTTTTAAACGAGTAGTGACTAAGGTTTTAAGCACGGGTACCTTGGACGTATCAGTTAGCAGGTTCGATTCCTGTCTATTCGACAAATTAAAAGATGAACTAGCAGGGCACTTCAAAAGCCTCTCTGCCACGGGAAGTAGATCAGTTGGTAGATCGCGTGCTTTGGGAGCATGAGGCCGCAGGTTCGAGTCCTGTCTTCCCGACAAAATAATGGCTCTATAGTTCAATGGATAGAACACTTGACTACGGATCAGGAGATGGGAGTTCGAGTCTCTCTAGAGTCACAAATGGCGAGTTGGCCGAGCGGTTAGGCGCTGGTCTGCAAAATCAGTTACATAGGTTCGAATCCTATACTCGCCTCTAACATAAATTTAATAATCATGGACCGGAAATTTCAATCGTTAACAAACGGTCAAGTAATTGACTTAATTCCTTATTTAAAGGACAAACTCGCAACTGGTAAAGACATCAAAATGTATATCGGTTCAGATTCGCAAAATATTGGAAGAAATACAATTTACGCAATGGTTATTGTTTTACATTACGGTAATCGAGGAGGTCACGTTATCTACTCTCGTAAATCAATTCCTAGAATCTTAGATAGATTTACTAGACTTTGGAAAGAGGTAGAAGATTCAGTTGAATTAGCTCAATGGCTTGAAGCTAATGATATTGAAAAACCTGCATTTATTGATTTGGATTTTAATCCAGACCCTAAGTATCAATCTAATTCAATTCTGCGTTCTGCTTTAGGTTATGTAGAATCATTAGGTTATAACGCTAGATGTAAACCAGATGCATGCTCGGCTTCATATGTAGCTGATAGAATCTGTAGATAGATGTTAATAAGAAGAGAAACAATTTATTTCAAATTGCATAAAACAATTAAATAAAAAGCTATATTATGTTTGATACATTAGTAATTGAATTACAGAAAGACGGTAAGTCAGTAGGATCTATTGCAATTGATGCAAAAGATTTGAATGGAATGAATGGTAACTTTGATGTTACGCGAGCTCAAATAATTGAGGACATCATTCAAACAATTGAAGAAGGTTTAAAATTAAGACAATTAGAATCATCAACAGAAATATAGTTGATGGTTCTACTTAAAAGGTATATTGCGGGATAGAGCAGTTGGTAGCTCAGTGGGCTCATAACCCAAAGGTCGCAGGTTCGAGTCCTGCTCCCGCTACAAGAAGTTTGTTGAACTCAAAATGGTATGTTGCCGCACACATCGATACGGAAACACAAGCAAGGAAGGAGGTCACTTGCCGCATACAGGAAACACAGATCCGTTCATTTTGTTAGTAAGGTATCGGGTACATTCGGTTGTACTTGGGTATTCACCAATCTGTGCCGGTGACAAACTTTTTATTTTAAAATTGTTAATAACTTTTTGAAAAATAATTTCCATATGTCAATTAAATTGATTAGTTTTACTTATTAAAATTAAACAATCACATTATGGAAACTATCAAATTATCAATCGCAATTCAATCTCATTTAAGTGATGCAATGATTGAAATGGACTTTAATCAAGATTTGGCTGAGAAACGAATCAGATTAGTTAAGATTTTACTTCACCGATATCCACAAACGAATATCGATATTGAAGTAAGTGAATTGAATAAAATTTACAGAGAAGAAGTTTTAGGACTTGTCTCTGAAGAAGCTTAAAAATGTTATGTTCGTCTAGTTGGTCTAGGACGTCAGCCTTTCACGTTGATAACACGGGTTCGAGTCCCGTACATAATACTACAAGAATTAAACGGACTAAGGATTAGGAAGTTGGCATAAAGATCCAGCTGAAATGCCGAAATCGTTGAAGAGCTCTACTCTTTAATTCTTTTAAATTAGTTATTGAGAATCAGAGGTTCAAGTCCTCTCTGGCTCAGCAATGGGTCGGTATCTCTGCGGGAGAATTTGATATAACTTAATTGGTCCTATCGACTATCGGTTAGGTCATCAGGTTTTCATCCTGAAAAGTCGGGTTCGATTCCCGGTGGGACTACAAATCTTAAGAGTAATTAACTTAAGGCTGTCATGTTCGAAAATGACGATTGGCAATAGTGTATTGGGCACGGTAGAATTGAGTAGGTTTGCAAAACTAAAAGAGGAAACAAGTTAAAGGTTCGAATCCTTAAGGTCATCTTGCGGTTTAGTGTAATTGGTAGCATATCGGGCTCATAACCCAATGGCGAGGTTCGAGTCCTTAATCCGCTACAAATGAAGATATAGCTCAGTTGGTAGAGCAACCTTCAGTACTTATTGGTATGATCGATAAGGAACATAGGCGTGCCATTGGTTCGATCCCAATTGTCTTCACTAGAAAATAAATTGAAAGTTTTTTGAAACTCTCAGCAATTTTAGACATATAACAGTATATATAAAAAATAATAAATTACAAACAATGAGAACTTCAAGTACATTATCGTTAACGTCGCTTCAGCATCTAACAAGATCTGAAAACAGTACCGAAGTGTGATGGTTCTTATGTGAAAATATAAATACTAAATTGCAAAGCTCGGTTCTATCAAATGAATCGAGCTTTTTTGTTTTATACATGGTGGTTGTAGCTTAGTTGGTTAAAGCGCTAGATTGTGGTTCTAGAGATCGCGGGTTCGAGTCCCGTCTTCCACCCCAAATAATGGAGAGGTGCTAGAGAGGTTGATTAGGATAGTCTTGAAAACTATTGAGCGTGAAAGCGTTCCGTGGGTTCGAATCCCACTCTCTCCTCCATTAAGTTAAAGTAGTGATAATTGCCTCGATAGACGTATCGATAAAACTCACGTTATTCTCGTTTTAGAATAAAAATGCAGATTTGGAATTCTGCCTTTAACTTTTTATAGAGAAGTAAGCATAATGGTACTGCAGCGGATTGCTAATCCGTTAACCGTTAATTCGGTTTGTGGGTTCGAGTCCCATCTTCTCTTCAACATATCTCACATTCTATGTGACCGCTTAATGATGATATGTATAAGTTCCAGGGTTGGAGAACTTAATTGGCCATATAGCTCAATTGGATAGAGCACTGGTTTTCTAAACCAGCGGTTATAGGTTCGAATCCTATTATGGTCACTGTCCGATAGTGTAACGGTAACACTACTGTTTTTGGTGCAGTCATTGGTGGTTCGAATCCACCTCGGATAACTACATTGGGATATGATGTAACGGTAGCATTACTGGTTTTGAGCCAGTCCGCCTAGGTTCGAAACCTAGTATCCCAACGAAACATATGCTGGCAACGCATGAATGGTGGTGCACCGGATTTGTAACCCGGAACAGAGTCAGTTCGATCCTGACTGTCAGCTCAAAAGGGTTGTTTCAGCAAACAACTATTGGTTAAACACGAAACTTGAAATTTTGTCTATCGGTTCAACTCCGAAATCCTCGAAAGAGGTAATTAACAACCCTGTAATATGCAGACATAGTTCAGTTGGAAGAACACTTCGTTGGTATCGAAGAGGTCATCAGTTCGATCCTGATTGTCAGCTCAAAATGTACACTATAATATACAAAACACGTCATATTGTGGCTTAATGTATATTATAATGTACAAAAATTAAAAAGATGATGTTAATAACATTAGAAACAATGTTTATTAGCTAACATAAAACAAAAGGTAAGTTCTCTACATTCAGGATTAGTGGTTGCAACTAAACAGAGACAGATGGTAACAAGTAGGCCATCACTTACCAATTTGCCTAAGTAGCCCAACGGAAGAGGCACATGCCTTAGGAGCATGACAGTGTGGGTTCGAATCCCTCCTTAGGTACAAAGAAGGACATCTTTTGTTATTGAGATAAAAAGGTTGGTATTTAGTTTAATTTGGTAGAATTCCGGCGAGCGAGCTGGAAGGTATAGGTTCGAGTCCTATAGTATCGTTATTCCTAATAATGCAATAACAAAATTGAAATGAACAATAATGAATAAACAAAAAGCATTTTGTGAATTTATAGGAGTTGCAAATCCTAGAGATACAAGCAAAATGATTCTTAAAGTTATTGAACGTTCAGCTGTTAAGGAGTTCATTTTCTTACTTCTTTAATTTGCCCGGGTAGCCCAATTGGAAGAGGCATCAGACTTAAACCCTGTACAGTGTGGGTTCGAGTCCCATCTCGGGTACAATGAGAATCGCGATAAGGGTCGTTGATATCCAGCTTTATGAAGGTGAAAATCCAGCAGAATCTTAGTCTGCAAGCTATATACGACCTTTGGATAAACTGCAGTAATTCCATAGGATTGCTCATTACGGCCGAGTGGTGGAATTGGTAGACACGCCAGTCTAAGAAGCTGGTGCTCTTTGAGCGTGAGGGTTCGAGTCCCTCTTTGGTCACGACATTTCCCTAGGGAAAAGGTCCTGGTTATTGGTATGGCCTAATATACCTTCGATAAAGCTTAATCGTAAGATTGAGCTTTTGTTGTATTTGTTAATAACTAAATGCTCTAAAGTTTTCATTTTTAGATAATGTTGATTATATTTACTCTTTCAAACATATAACAATAAACTATTTATTATGAAGACAATCTTACTCGGAATAAGTGCAACTTTTCAGTATTTTATTCTTGCTGCTATTGTAATTGCCGTATTTGCATTTCCAACCATGATTCTTTGGAATCTTACTGTACCAAGAATTTTTGATGGACCTTTCGTATCGTATAACGATATGTTCTTAATGATGTTACTTACTCGAATGTTATTTCCGGCATCAGTTAATACTACCCAAAATCAAATACTTGATAATGAAGAGAAATCTATTTAAACTCGCGCTTTATATTCTATTGCATATATCATGTTATGTAGTAGGTTCTTTCGTTGCTATGGACTTTAATCCTATGCATTGGTGGTTATTTGACTCTATCGGTGGAAGAATACTTGTTGTTGGACTTGAATTAACTTGGCTAGGTGCCTTAATATCTAATGAATAATGTTAAAAGAAATAGAAATCGACGGTAGAAAATTTCAATATGCCGTTCAATGCGAAGCTAATGAATGCGACAGTTATGAATATACCGAGTTTTACGATGGTATGGAAATTACTAAACGTAAGAAATGGATTTTATGGGGTGAAGAAATAGAAATTGCAAAACCTAAAGTAGCATTTACTATTTATAAGGACATTCATAATCCTAAGCTTACAAAGGAATGGTGGAGACGTGAAATTAGAAAGGAAGTTAGTTTATTGAAGAGATCCGAAGAAATTGAAAACGGCCAATTAATATGAACGAAAAAAGACTAACAGGAAAATACTTTTGGACTCGCAGATGGTTTGGCGGTTTTAATCTTTGGGTGGAAATTAATTATAACCTATCATACGGAGAATGGAATAAAAAGTATGTTAAAGGAAATCTTGCTGATATGAATAAATTAGGAATCGTAATGAACAAATCAAATGGTTAAATCATCACCAAATTTTATTATTACACTTGCTCGAGAAATCAAAGTTTATAGTGATGGATCTGGTGATTTGGATGGCTTATCTGTCGACGAACTTAAAGAAATTGTAATTGCTTTAAAACGTAAGGAACTTAATAATTACATTGCAAAAAATAAAGCAGACGTATTTGTTCAAAACTTATACGAAGATATTGATGATCTGCCCTTTAAAGATAATCGAGATATGGTAATGCTAGATAAAGTAGGCAAATACTTTAAGTTATGAAAGTAATATTTCTTGATATCGACGGAGTGCTTAACGTGATAGGACAAGGTCACGATGAGTTTGGTCAAATATTCCATCAACATTTCATGGACAATCTAAAACGAATTGTAGATGAAACTGGAGCTAAGATTGTAATGAGTTCTTCATGGAGACATGCTGGACTTGCTAAAATGCAAGCAATGTGGGAAAAGAGAGGATTAGCTGGTGAACTTATCGGAGTTACACCAGATCTTTGGAGAAACGTAAAAGATGAGGAATTCCGTGAAAAGTTACAACGAGGTGATGAGATCCAAGCAATCTTAGACCAATATTATCAAATCACCAATTATGTTATTTTAGATGATGACGAAGATATGTTAGATAGTCAATTAGGTAATTTTGTTTGTTGTTCAAATAACATCAATCATCCAGATTGTATCGACATAGGTTATGGCCTAACAAATGAATGCACAAACAAAGCAATTAGAATTTTAAACAGAAAATAATATGGAAGTTTATCGCTTAAGAATTTTACCCGGAAATAACAGTATGTATACTGAATCGGTTGAAGCCCAACGAATGGTTATCGACAATGGAGCATATGTCTTCTATAATAAAGAAGGTGATCGAATTTGTTGCTATCCAATAAGAGCAACTATTGTTGAAAAAATAGTAAAGGTCTAATGTACGATAATCCAGAATACATTTTATGTGCAGCAATTTGGTGTAAGGAAATTCCATTAAAGAAAGACATCCCTCAAGTTCTGCCTATAAATTGTGACCGAGGAATTGTTGTAACTGGACATCGACATGGACAATGCATTTGGACTATCGGTTGTTTGACTGGATTACGAGCCGTTACTCATGCCGAAGATGGTATTGGAGAAAATGAACAAGGATTCCTAACGAGTAAAAATAGATTTGTTAATCGAAAAGAAGGTGGAGAAATCGCTTTTGCAGCTAAACAAACCAAAGAATTAAAAACTACCCTCTATTCAGAGGATTTATACTAAATAGAAATAATTGCATATAACTATTATGAAAGTAATATTTTTAGATAACGACGGTGTAATTTGTCTTTCCAACAATTGGGGTGGCAGAGCTAATAAAATGAAAAAATACCTTAAGTCAAATCCTGAATGGGATCGAATGTATAAGACTGCTCCTATTGAATATCGTTTTGACGATTTTGATAAAAAAGCGGTAAAGGTATTAAATCAAATATTAGCTGAAACCGGTGCTGAAATTGTAGTTTCTTCAGATTGGAAGAAACATGCAAATCTAGAAGAATTGAGTTCATATTACTTGGCACAAGGAATTTCAAAAGCACCTATTGCATTTACACCTTCATTTATAGGTTGTGAAAAGCCTGAAGGATTTGAATGGGATCGTCATCAACAATACGAGCAAGAACGTTCTTTAGAAATTATGCAATACTTGAAAGACCATCCTGAAGTAACTCATTGGGTAGCTGTTGATGATTTAGATATGGCAATCGAAGTTATGAGGTGGTCTGTTAATTTTACCAGAGTTTGGGGTTTATCGAATTTTGTACTCACACCAAAATCTACCGAAGGCATAAAACAATTAGGAATCAAAGAACAAATACTAAAATACTTAAATGAAACTAACGGCTAAAAATATCTGGATAACTGCAGATACTCACTTCTCACATTCTAATATTGTTAGAGGTGAAACTAACTGGCGAGATTTCGATGGTAATGTTCCTATTGATAGCGTTAGAGACTTTGATACTACTACAGAAATGAATGAGGCAATGATTAAAAACATCAACGATAATGTAGGTGCTAAAGATTGGTTGATTCATTTAGGTGATTGGTCTTTTGGTGGTGAAGCTGAAGTTAAAGAACTTCGTAAGAAAATTAACTGTCATAACATTGTTCTTATTTTAGGAAATCACGATCATCATATCCAACGAGATAAATTAGGTGGTGAGTATCGAAAGTTATTTTCTCATGTTGCGCATTATGAAGAATTAAAAATCACAAATGCTGCATCTGAAGTTTCTAACTTTACTTTATGTCACTATCCAATTATTAGTTGGAACAAAATGCACTATGGTGCTTATATGTTACATGGACATCAACACCTTAAAGGAGATAATCGTTTCGGAGGTGGTAAACGAATGGATGTAGGTATATGTGGTTCTCCTGAATTTAGGCCATATCATATCGAAGAGATTATGCAAATCCTAAATGAAAGAAACGAGCCAATGACAATATTAGACCACCATAAAGCAAAATAAGATGCCGATAACTATTAGAGTTTTAAACGAAGAAAATATTCGAGAAAAGGCAAAGCAAGATTTTGAAACGTTTATTTCGTGGATGATCGATCCAGATGTTTATACATTTGAAGATGAATGGTCAGATAATACACTAGAATTGCTAGAGTTTGCTACTGAAGAAGAGCAAAGAAATATAAGATGGAAAATAATTAAAGGAGAAATATAACTATGACATTACAAAAGCCAATATCGTTCTTTGATGTGGAAACCACAGGATTGAGCACAACAAAAGATCGAATCGTCGAGATTTGTATTATTAAGTACAATCCAGATGGAACTACTGACAAATTCTATTCTTTAGTAAATCCAACCATTAATATTTCAGAAGAAGTTTCGGCTGTTCATGGAATTACAAACGAAGATGTTAAGGACTCTCCTACATTTGCAGATATTGCCGATTCGATTTTAGAATTTTTAGGTGATTCTGATTTAGGTGGCTATAACATTTTGCATTATGATATTCCTTTAATATTCGAGGAATTTTTGAGAGCTAAAAAGCTTTTTGATTATAGAAAGCGCAGAATTTTAGATTCATATAGAATCTGGACTCAATATGAAACCCGTAACCTTAAAGGCGCAGTTAATCGTTTCTTAGGAATTGATTTGCAAAATGCACATAGTGCAGAAGCTGATGTAACTGCAACTGCTGGCATATTTTTCAAACAAATGGAAATGTGGTTTGATGAAACTGAATTCGACCACCTTCATAATGAAACTACTGGACTAGACAAAAAACTCGACCTTTCTGGTAAGTTTGCAAAGAATGAAGCTGGTGAAGTTACTTTGACTTTTGGTAAACATTCAGGCAAAACAGTTCAAGCTATATTTGCCGAAGATCAGGAATATTTAAGATGGATATATGAGAAAGCAGAAATGCCTTCTGATACAAAAATGATTGCACAAAGAATTTATTCAAAATTATCAAGTATGAAAAAAGATTCTTAATATGAGACAAATAGACGACAGATTAATGCAAAGAATTATAGGTAAAAGATTCTTATTGCCAAATGATAAACCAGCAGAATTTACTACAAAGACTGGATTTGCTAAAATCGGATGGGTAGAAGGCGAACCTATTAGTATAGCAATTTTCCATTCAGGATGGGAAGACCAATTTCATGTAATTGTTGAATTCGGAGATTCTACTGAATTTACTCATGAACTACTACGAAGCCAAGCTATCGAAGAAAAATATAACATCGATCCATATCATGTTTCGTTTAATCATTTTGTTAATTCAATTCCTAACGATATGGAATTAGGTAAAGCTACACGAGACCTATCAAAATAAGTTTTTAACAACCATACAATTAAGAGGGCTTTTGCCCTCTTTTGTTGCATATAAAAAGAAAAGAAAATATGAATCCATCTGAACACATTAAAACTCTAGAAACTACGCAAGCTTACAATCATCAAGACATCTTTTGGTGGATGCATAATGATGTTTGTCCTAGCGAATGGAGTGAAAATGGAATCGTAATCCCAAAACGTAAATGGGATAAATGGTTCAACGAAAACTTTGAAGTTTTTTCAGCCAATTACAAATTCAAAAACAAAAAAGAGTTAATGGCTCCTAAAAATGTTAGAGGTAAATTAAAGACCGGCGATAAGGACTTAGTTGTTTACGTGAAATACAATTTAGAAACTAAGAAAGAATATACCTTAGAAGTTGAATTTTACTGGTCGCTTGATAAAGCAGAACTTGCACAAAAATTCATTAAAGATATAATGAAAATGCAAGTATACAAAGTAGATAAAACTAAAGTGTATATGGTGATTCAAGATGATGGTGGCTTAGATTTAAGATCGTTTGACATCAACATTCCCGAATTAGATATCGAAATGAATTATGGTGAAGAATGGGCTACTAAACATGATTACTTAATGGAATCTCTTTCTCGAGAAAACAAAAAAGGAATTGCTCTTTTACATGGACTCCCTGGAACAGGAAAATCTATGTACATTCGATATCTGATTTCCTTGTTAGCTGAAACGAGAACGATGATTTATCTACCTAATCAACTAATCAATTCATTAACTGATCCTGGATTTTTACCACTAATGGCAGATTTCCCAAATTCAGTTTTGATTATCGAAGATGCAGAAGAAGCTATTAAATCTCGTAAACAAGGTGGTGCAACTGTAGATAAACTGCTAAATCTATCAGATGGAATTATATCAGACTTCTTAGGTACTCAAATTATCTGTACGTTCAACAGTGACATTACTACTATCGATGAAGCTCTATTGCGTAAAGGTCGTCTAATCTTAAAACATGAATTTAAAAAGCTAGACCAAAAAGCTGCTCAAAAGTTATCTGACCATTTAGGTAAAAACACTACAATCGATAAACCAATGACCGTATCAGAAGTATATAATCAAGAAGAGGTTTATTCAGAAATGCAAGTCGATAGAAAAACTATCGGATTTGGTTCTAAATAATTGTTAACAACTTTCACCTCGATATTTTCTTTTATCGAGGTTTTTTGTTATATTTGTCTTATAAAAATATACTATGAATATACACGAAAGAATCGGCTATTGCTGCATCAACCTAGAATTACAAGAAAGCGAAGGAATTTTTACTAATCGAAGTATGATTAAGAAAACTTTCGAAGCTCAACGAGAAACAAATGCAGTAGTCTCATCTTTAGCCCTGCAAAATGTTAAAGACCTTGTAAAAATCATACAATGGAATGAACGTAAAGGAATAAAGTTCTTTCGTATCTCTTCTAATATGTTTCCATGGATGTCCGAATATGAATTGCAAGATTTACCAGATTGGTCAATGATCGAAAAGAATCTTCAATTAGCTGGTACATTAGCTACTCGATATGGCCAACGTCTAGAATTCCATCCAGGACCTTTCAATGTTCTTGGCTCACAAAGTAAATTTGTAGTTAAGAAAACCATCAAGGAATTAGATCAGCACTCTCAAATTTTCGATGCTATGGGTCTTGAACCTTCTCATTGGAATCAAATCAACATTCACTTAAATACTACACAAGGCGGTAAAGAAGAATGTGCTAAACGATTTATTGAAAACTTCAAAAAGCTACATCCTACTACTAAAGCTCGTTTGGTTATTGAAAACGACGACAAAGCTTCTCAATATTCGGTTAAAGATTTGTACGACTTACTCTATGCCGATATCAAAATTCCAATTACTTTCGATTCACATCACCATAAATTTTGTAGTGGTAATTTAACTCATGAAGAAGCCGCTAAACTTGCTGCATCAACATGGGGTAATATACCAGCAGGTTTTCACTTTTCATCTACGATAAATCACGAACAACCTGAAAAAATGGCAAGGGCTCATGCCGATTGGATTTACGAAGAAATTACCGATTGGGGTACTGGTGCTTGGATTATGGTCGAAGCTAAACTTAAAGAAAAATCAATTATTTCTTACATGAACGAAGGTGTAAAACCTTCAGATTATGTTGAAACTTTTGAATTGATACTATCATAGAACACTCATGAATCCATTATACGAAATCCAAGAAGGAGCAGTAGGTATAATCTATTGGTATGAGAAAACCGATTATGTTGTACCGCAAGAAGAGGTCGACAAAATGCGACAACAGGCAGTCTCTGATACTTTGAATGCTACTCTAACTAATTTAATGTATGAACCTAATAAGGCTATTGGTACGTTAGATGGAGTCTTTCAACGAGGATGGGATGATGCAAATAAGGCTATTAAAATAATGGAAGATGGAACCTCAATGAGGCAAACTCTAGTTTTAGTAGGTGATGAAAATTCATTATCAGAAATTACTGCAATTGAAACAAAACCAGATTTTAAAGAATGGGCTAATCCATTCTTAATTCAACAATTCAAAAGACACTACGATGAACGATAAAAGAATACCTGCAAGATTTGAAGCTCCTTCTAACGGAGAGCTAATTTGGGCTACCAATATTTATGCGTTAGATGAAGATGAGTTAAGAGAAGAAGGATTTTCAGTATTCAATTACGAAGAAGATCTTGACGACGAAATGAAGTGGATTAGCACAATGTTAACTGAAGCTATAGGAAACGAATTAGAAGTAGAAGTTGTTATTTTTGCTCTAAAAGCTATGCAAGAAAATTCTTCACTTTCACCGGCAATGGCTTTACGTTTTGGATATTTAGAATGGATTAAATAATGCTACACAATCAAAAAATCATATTTGTTGCAATAGTAGATAACCAATCAAATACTGTACCAGACCTTGGATTAAGGATTTGGCATCATGAATGTTTGATTAGAGATTTACTCAAGAAAGAGGTATGTTTGATTGGAAGAAAAACCTATGATATTACTAAATGGAAAGGTGGTAATACGTGGGTGATTACCAGAAATAGAAAATGGAAGCGAATGAATGTAAACGTAATTCATGATACGGATGATTTACACTTGCACACAGAAGGACCAATTTATGTTTTAGGTGGCACCTCTCTATTTAAACAATTCGAGTCTTTAGTTGACGAAATCCATATGTATATTGCAAATAACAAAGACGGCACCGAAGAGTGGATTTCATTAGATATGAACAAATGGGCACCAACTAATTTTACCAATGAAGGTATTTGGTCGTATGCCCATTTAATTAAGAGAAATAATAAACGAAGAGGTTAAAGTATGTTCATATATTCAATTGGAGATTTCGTACTACCTTTTAACTCCGTTATATGGTCAACTACATGAGTCCAGATGCTGGCTCCTAAAAAATTTCGAGTATTAGTGTAAGTTGACATCGTGTCATGTTTGAAATCATTTCCAGAATTATCAAAATGTACGCAAGCTTCAGGTCCACCACTTCCTTCTGCTGGTGGAGACCATTTGTTCATATGGAATTTCGTCCCAGAAAATATCAACCTTAATTGGTTATCCAGATTCATCGTTGAATATATGAAACTGTCTACGTGAGGTAATTTTCCTCCTACTGGAGTTGGAAATCCAGGTGTTAATTTACCTAAACCTCCATAGGTAGGATCTTGATAGATTGTGCTATTATCAATCAATAAAGTAGCTTCAGATTCTAAACCATTAGTAAATGCATAATATCCAATATTAGGTCCAAAAGCCGATGCTAGAATTGAATCTCTAATTAATATATCTGGTAATCTAGAAAGACCATCAACTGCGCCGTCGGCAGAAACCTCGATATTAGGATGTATAATAGATCTCATTCTACAATTATCAATATCTACTTTACTACCACCACCGGGGTATTTCCAATCTACTCCAAATTTTCCTAAAAATCCTGTATCTATTGTAATATTTGATAGTTTAAGTTTAGTATTTCGAACATCGAATAAATACACATTAGTACCGAATTTACTAGATATGGTTAAATATGTTCCAGTATTACAAGTACCGCCAATTTGGAAATTATTCGTCCCTCGGTCATCTCCAACGAAATTAATATACGAATTACTCATTTTGATAAAATAATCTACCGGGTTTGGGTTATCAAATTCTATATAAACTTGACCGATAAATTTAATAGTTCCTTCGTCGTTTTCAAAATTCCATTGCTTGTTTTCCTCATAAATACCCGGATATACGATGATAGTAAATGGTCCGCCTTGTTCGTTTGCTCGTGAACGAGCTTGACCTATTGCTTCTTCTATCGTCAAAAATGGTTTTTGTTTATCTCCTACTGCACCAGTACTGTTGCTACCGTTAGGATCTACGAAAGTAGCAGTTTCATGAATAAATGTAGTGCCTGATCCAGTTGGTCCAACTAATCCAGTCATACCAGTAGCACCAAATGGTCCTGCTGGTCCGATAGGACCTTGAGCTCCAGTCATTCCTGTACTACCAGTTCTTCCAGTAGCACCAGTCATTCCTGTACTACCAGTTCTTCCAGTAGCACCAGTCATTCCAGTCATTCCAGTAGGTCCAGGAAGTCCAGCAATGTCGATATCCCAACTACTCGCAGAAGCACCACTACCAACTACTTTATCAACATTCACAATTAAGGTATTTCCTGCATATGATGTTATCTCTCCCTCCATCCAAATTACGAAAGATGAACTTACTCTTACTCGGTTTCCAATGGAAAATGCAGAAAGAGATGCATCTTTATTTACGGTAAAAACTTTTACCCCTAATCCAGCAGTAGCAGATATTGAAGAAGTAAGATCGTACCCTAGACCAGTAGGACCAGTCATTCCGGTAGCACCAGTTTGTCCAGCACCAGTAGGACCAGTCATTCCAGTAGCACCTGTCATTCCAGTTTCTCCGGTAGCACCAGTTTGTCCAGTAGCACCAGTTTGACCTGCTCCAGTTGGTCCAACTAATCCAGTCATACCAGTAGCACCAGTTTGTCCAGCAACTCCTGCTCCAGTAGCACCAATTCCACCTTCTAACGAGATGATAGATAATGAAGTAGAAATAGGTGATACGACGATGGATGAAAGAGAAATTCCTGCTGCAGCATTTTCTAATACGGCATATATTTTTCTGTTTGAAGAAATCCAACTAGCATCTACATTAAAAATTCCTTGAATCATAATAGAATCTTTTAATGTTCCAGTTGGAGTTAAACCTTCTGCATCTAATATAACATTTCCTTGAAATCCGTCGAATTTAGTATAGCTTCCAGAGGTATCATCATAATATAAATTTAAAGAAACTTCGGCTCTACCGTCGACCGGAGTTAGAATTTTTATATTAACATTTACCGATATAAAATAATTTCCTTCTTTTTGTATTAATATTTTTGTACCTCCTGCAGTCGAAATACCGGAATTATCTACTACATATGCAAGTGAAGTAACTCCAGTTCGTACTACATCAAACGATAGTTTGAGCGGATCACCAGGATTACAACCTTGTGAAGACGGATCATCATCGTAATACATATCTAATGCATCAGATGGTTTACCCATCGGGATTCCATTTGCACCAGTAGGTCCTATAGGTCCTGTCATTCCAGTAGCACCTGTCATTCCTGTCATTCCTGTAGCACCGGTTTCTCCTGCACCAGTCATTCCTGTAGGACCAGTTTGTCCGTTGAAACCGGTAGGTCCAGTTTGTCCAGTTTGTCCAGTAGCACCAGTTACTCCTGCTCCAGTTGGTCCTACTAACCCAGTCATTCCTGTAGCACCAATATTTCCAGTATCACCTTTAGATCCGGGTAAACCAACTCCGGTAGGTCCAACAGCACCAGTCATTCCAGTTTGTCCAGTAGCACCAGTTTGTCCAACCGCACCAGTCATTCCAGTAGAACCTGTTGCACCTGTCATTCCAGTTCTACCAGTAGCACCGGTCATTCCAGTAGGTCCTATAGGACCACCCGATTCTCCTGTAGGTCCTGGAACACTTAATCCACCTATTCTTCTCCATGGACTATTTAATATTCCTGGAGTATTAGTATTGGAAGATACGTGATCGGAATCACATAACCAAAAAGATAAAGTTCCATCATCTCCATTATTAACTGGTGGAACTGAATCATCCCACATCACGACCATTCCTTGAACGTAACTAAAATCTCCAATCCAAATATTTGGTTTTCTGAACATATCGTCCATTTCTTTCCATGTAAGAGGACGAGTCTTATTTAAACGATAATCTTGATTATTAGGGTAATTTGCTGTTGGCATGAGTAGTATTTGTTTTAAGCCCTAGGTGTTGCTTATAATATATATCATACCCAAAAGTATGTATAATATGTTAATAACTTTATGATGAAAAATTTCTCTATGTTGTAGAAATTGATTAGTTTTACTTATCAAAATTAAACAATCACATTATGGACTCTATTCAAATCGAATTAAAAGAACAACAAGAATCTCGTAATTCTTATGCATCAATGGCTAATTACTCACCTAGTTTCAGTGAAACGGCTAATCAATTCGAAACTGAAAATAAATAAACTATGAGCGAAACTACGAAATATTGCAAAGGATGTGGCGAACAAATCCATCCTAAGCGAGTAGAAATTCTACCTTTTACTACTACCTGTGTTAAATGTTCAGATACAAAGGCTGTAGCCTGTCACACAATAATTTCAGGGAAAAACGAATACTCGCAAATAGAAATTGTTGACCAAGAAACTGCACAAAAACTTCACCATTTAGGAAATCGAAAATCTTTTGGAATTTCAAATGGAATTAAGTTTAAATTTGATTCTAGAACTAACTAATAACATATAATAAACATGAGAAAAACTACCGAAAATGTTACTTATGATTCATCTACAATCGAATCTTCAAGTTATGATTTTAAATCACAATCACTTTATGTAATTTTTAAAGGCGATGCAATGTATCGTTATGATGGAGTAACTGAAGATGATTATGTGAAATTTTCAACGTCAGATTCTGTAGGTGCTGAATTCAATAAAACAATTAGTAAGGTATATCCTTTCGAAAAAATAGAAAAATCATAATGTCAGAAGAAGTAAAAAGACTTGCTCCTAGCGAGATAGAAAAATTAAAATCCTTTATTAAAAGATATTCAGAAATGTTCGAACTTATTGAAAGTATGAGCGAAGAAGTAAATAAAATTGAAGGAGAAAAAACTGAGCTAATTCAAAAAATTACAGAAATGTCTCAGCAAATCGAGCAAATTCGTTTAGACGAAGAGGAATTTAGATCTGTCTTATTTGCAAAATACGGCGAATTCAACCTGAATTTAGATACCTTTGAATACCAACCAGTAATCACTGAATAATTAATCCAAACTGTCATGGATGTTGACAGAACTTAAATAAATATAAAAACAAATCGAAATGAAAAAAGTAATTTTAAGCCTAGCAATCATTGCTGCATTAACAGTAGTATCTTGTAAACAAACAACTGCTACAACAGAAACTTCAACAGATTCAACTGCAGTTCAAGTTGATTCAGTAAAAGTAGATTCAACTAAAGTTGATTCATTAAAAGTTGTAACTCCTACAACTACTCCAGCTGCTACACCAGCTAATTAATTTAATTTCGAGTCTATTGATTTAGACTCGAAGTTCTAATGGGCCTAACCAGGCTTTGATTGGTAGACCAGTTCTTTGATATGCAGGCAGAGTTAGCATCGGAAACTCTTAAATCACCTATGTAACTTTTTAAATGACAACAAGTCAACAATGACCTTCGAAGATGCTATGGCATTCGTTGGTGCTGGTGAAGTCTTAATGGCTGCATAAGCAATCGAGTCTCGATTACTCAGGAACAGAAATTCGACAGCGATTACTCCTTAGTGTCAGGAGTATAATATCACTCAGTTAGTTGAAGGTAAGGAACTGTGTTAACCCAACCTTATATTTTGCAAAGTTAGAAAATATTGCTAAGCCTGTGAATGAATACATTGTACATCTTTCCAAGACGTGGGTTCGATTCCCACTAGGTCCACTACTGGTTATTTTGTTAATAACTTTTAACTCGATATTTTTTAATATCGAGTTTTTTTGTTATATTTGTATATCAAATTAAACTAATTCATTATGTCAAAATACCAACCAACTACTTATTTCGCTACTCAAAATGAAGCATTGCAAAATGCATATCAATCTATCATTGATGAAAATCATTACGAAATCAAATTTCCGGAAAACATATGGACCGAACATGTAGCATATGGACAAACCGTATTTTATCATTTGGACCTAATAGTAAAGCGAACTGGTAATCTTGCTAAAAAATGTTTAACTGTCATTTTGTACCGAATGGATTCAGGAAACTACGAACTTAACTTTTATAAAGCTTAATTATGATACACTTACCTTGGATTATTTTTATGATTGGAAACATTGGCTATCAACTATATCACAACGATCCTGGATTCTGGTTTAGGAAAACTAATGATCGAGTGAATGACGATTTAGTTATGGTCGCTTCAGTATTTATTTCATTTTGCGGATTCATATCATCTGCAATTATTTACGGACCTATGTTATACAATTACATTTTTAATTAATTATGATACGAGAGAAAAAAGAAAAAACTGGACCTATTGTTATTGACTTAACTGGACCTGATGGAAATGCATTTGCTCTAATGGGTTATGCTTCTAATTTCGCTAAGCAACTAGGATTAGACAAAGAAAAAATTATAAACGAAATGATGTCAGGAGATTATGAAAATCTATTGCAGGTTTTTGATGGTTATTTTGGTTCATTTGTAATACTTGAAAGATAATGAAATCACCAAAAAGAACATCTCAATTTTATTGGAACTACGAATTTGCATGGCTTCCTATTGTACGAAAACAATCATTAAGATGGAAAGACAAGTTCAATACTCCTAGATGCGAATCTGTGCCTTCGTTAAAAATCGAATGGTTATGTTTTGGTTTCTATTCAGTGTTAGGTGATGACGATTATTGGGAACAATGGTTATGGATTCATAAATACTGTAATGGCGATGAGGTTGCCGCTATGGAATCCTGGCCTTGGAAAGATGGTACTACAAAATTAACAACTTGGATTAATTACTAAATTGTTAATAACTTTCAAAAAATAAATCAATAAACATTTCCATATGTCACCTAAATTGATTAGTTTTACTTATCTAATTAAAACAAACTTATGTTAAAAATCACACGTTTCAAGTCAGTCAAAAACACCAAACCGGTGGAAGTCTCTACATTATCTACTATCATCGAAGAAATTCGTAGTGACAAGTACAAATCTATTATCGAAGAAATTCGTCAAGACGAAAATCCTTCAAAATCTCATAAAAAGGACAAACTGCCAGTATTTACGCCAACCGGTCAATTCAACTACCGTTCAATTGCTGGATTAGAAGAATACAATGGTGTAATTTGTTTAGATATCGATAATGTCGAAGATGTAATCACATTAAAGGCTAAAGCCGAAAAGTTAAACTATGTTCATGCAACATTTATTACTCCTTCAGGTAAAGGTTTAAAAGTTGTAATCAAATCAAAAGCAACTCCTGAAACCTACAAACAAATCGAAATGGAAATAGCCGAAGCATTCTCACATGATACTGGTGGTATTCGAGATAACCACTGTAAAGATATTGCTAGAATTCAATTTGTATCTTACGACCCAACTGCTTATATTAACGAAAACTCAAGAATATTTTAATCATGGAAAACATCAAAAAACAAGTTCAAGCATACTTCGATAAATATGCCAACAATTACATTCTTAACTTTGCAAATTTAAGCAACGAAGATAAACAACACATTGTAAATATAGGTACATCTATTATTTGTACTCGCCATGAAATAGGTTATGCTGGTGGTTCTTTCGTACAATCCGTCGTAAACAACGATTTAAAAGGTGCTATTGCGAATGCCGATGGTACTAATATTCATGCATTAAAATTCTATTGCATGATGATGTACAATATGCCAGTATCTTTATAAATACAAAATTAGAAATCAGCATATAATATAAAACACAATATGAAAAACGGTTCACTATCCGAAGCAATTAAAAAGCTCATCGAAGAACAATTAGAAGAACTTCATCTAATTGAACAATGCATCAAAGACCGTATCAATCTCCAATCTATTCCTAAAGAAAAACGTGAATTTTATTTGATGAGTCCTTTTCAATTAGGTCTTCATCTAGAAAGTTCGTCGACCGATGAAATGCATGCATTTGATTTAGGAACGAGAGAAACTCTAAAGGAAAACATACAAAAATTAAATAACCTATTATGACAGGTACAAAATCCAGAATTATACTTTGCGGTAAAGCCGCATCCGGCAAAGACCATTTGCGAAAAATCCTAGAAGGCAGAGGTTATCGTTATGGAGTTTCTTATACAACTCGACCTCCAAGAGATGGTGAAGTTGATGGCAGAGATTATTACTTCTTAGAAGATAATGAGTTCCAAACGATGATTGAACAAAAGTTCTTCTATGAACATGTTTCATTTAATGGTTGGAATTATGGAACTTCAAATTCACAATTCCACTTAACTGATGACGTGTTTATCATGACGCCTTCCGGAATTAGTAAATTACATGCAGCTGATCGAAAAAATTCGTTCATCATTTACATCGATATTGCACTTGATATCCGAAAAGATAGATTAGCATTACGAAGTGATGCTGATACAGTAGAACGAAGATTAGAAGCCGATGAAAAGGACTTTGCAAATTTTACAGATTTTGACGTTCGATTAACAGACCATAACTTTTAAACAAACAAAATGAAAACAGAAAAAGAAATTTCAAATTTAGCACCTATTTGGAGAGCTGAAATTTTAAAACCAGAATTACCACCTGAATGGAGGATCGAAACTCAAATGGATTCGTGTGATAATAAATATGTTACATTTATTCGTTACGGTAAAATTCACCACAAAGCAGAATTGTCTAAATTCTATGTGATATTTTATCAAATCGAACGACCAGGGAAAACTGACAAATTTACAGTAAGAGCAGGAAATCATGTTGAACCTCAAGGATTACAAACCTTTTACGATTTAAAATCTGCTTTAGATTATGCAGTAATGGTAATGGAAACCACTGATAGAAAGCTAGAAGCTCTGTTAGATCCGGCATTTATTGAAGCATGCAATCAAAAAGTTGCGAAAGCCGTCGAAGACCAACAAAAGTACGAGGCTAGAATAAGAGAACAATTAAAATCTGAATATTAATACAAACACTTTAAACAAAAACTATGTTAACATTTTTAATTATTGCGTCCGCATTAGGACTTATTTATGGAATTATTGGAACGATCCAATCTAGAATCAACGCCAAACATGAGGCTGATCCTAAAAATTATGACGAAGTCATGCAATTTCCTGCAGGAAAACTTACACTATTAATTAGTACAATCGTTTTCGCAGTTTCAGTATTATTGTCTATGACATTATACAAAATTGATGCACAAGAAGTAGGAGTTGTAGTTACACCTGCTGGAGTAGATCCAGATGAGCTAACTACTGGTTGGCACTTAGTAGCTCCTTATAATCAAGTTCAATTGATGGACAAAACTGTTTGGGTATATACATTATCAGGTACTGAAGGAGAAGGTGCTAAACAGGCTGATGATGCTATTTGGGCTCCAACCTCTGATGGTATCAAAATGGGATTCGATGTTTCTATTAACTGGCATATCGATCCTAAAGAAGCTTCTTGGATTTATTCAAATATTTCTTCTGGTACAGATGATGCTACCGGTAAATATCATTGGATTGAAGAAAATATCATTAGACCGGCTATCAAATCTATTATGCCATTAACGGTTTCTCGATATACACCAATTGATTGTTACTCTGATAAAAGAGCAGAAATTCAAGCGAAAATGCAAGCAGCTCTACAAAAAGAATTAGCGGCTAATCGTATAATTGTTGATGTTGCTCAAATTAGAGAGGTATTCTACAACAAACAATATGAAGCTTCCATTAATCAAAAGAAATTAGAAGAGCAAAAAGTACTTACAATGGTACAAATTACTCGTCAAAAAGATGAAGCCTTAAAACAAGCTCAAATCGATAAAAACATTGCAATCGAAAAAGCTGAAGGTGAAGCTAAAGCGTTACAAATCAAAGGTAACTCTATCTCGACTAATCCTAAGATTATTCAATTAGAATGGATTCAAAAATGGGATGGTGCCTTACCTACTTATATGATGGGTAGTGGACAATCCGTTATGATGAACATCGGTGGTGCTGATAAAAAATAATGAAAATACTCATACTCACACAATCATCAAAGGACGGCTTAAATTATAAGCTGTCCTTAGGTTGTGAGTCTTTCATACAATACGAAATATTTAAAGGTGCGACAAGTATTATTACTTTAGCAAATGCTACTGATGATATTCCTAACATGAAAGATTTCACACATATCATTATGATAGTTCCTGAATGGAACGGATCATTTCCTTATATGTTTAAGCAATTGATAGATAATTCCGGATATCCATCAACACTTAAAGGAACCAACATATTGCTAATAGGTACATCAAATACCTCATTTGGTAATATTTTAGGAATAACTCAATTAGACACTATTCTTGAATGGATAGGTGCAGAAGTATTTAATAAAAAGATTTGTATTCCTTTTATATCTGATAATGTTACGAAATTTGCTGGTTTGCAAAATGAAGAACATCTAGAGAGATTAAATTCATCAATTAGAAAATTTTTAAAATAATGAAAAAAGTCAAAGACGTAAACGTCATCAATCGAAAAGCTAAATTTGATTATCACTTATTGAGGTCAGAAATTGCAGGTATACAATTAAAAGGCAGTGAAGTAAAATCTATTCGACTAGGATTAGCTGGACTTACTGATACTTATTGTATTTTTGAGAATGATGAGCTTTACGTCAGAGGCCTTCATATTCCAGTTGCAAAGAATTCGCCTAATAGTCACGAACCGGATTGCAACCGCAAATTGTTGCTGCGAAAACAAGAACTTAAAAAGCTACAAAAGGACCTCATCAAAGGCCACTCAATTGTACCTTATAAAATATTTCAAAATGAAAGAGGACTTTTCAAAATGGAAATCTTTCTAGCTAAAGGTAAAAAAGAATATGATAAACGAGAAACAATTAAATCTAGAGATGTGTCAAGAGACATAGCAAGAAACGAGTAATTGTTAACAAGTTTTGTAAATAATTGTCAAAACATTTCCTAGTATCGGAAAAATTGATTAAATTTACTCTATAATTAAAAACGATATGAACACAAACGAAAAACTTTATTTAGACGCTAAGAAAGCTTACTACGATGGTAATCCTTTAATGACCGATACCGCATTCGATAGATTAGAAGATTTACTAAGAGCTGAAGGTTCAAACGTAATCAACATAGTAGGATCTGATGATACTTCAAAAGAAAATCAGCACCTATCTCCAATGTTATCTTTACAAAAAACACAAGTAAACGATTTAGAAGATAAATCTTTACCGATTCAAAAATTCAACGATTGGATCGAAAAATCTACAAATTCAGCTGGTACATTATTACAAAAAACTTTACAATTAGAAGCTGAACCTAAATTTGATGGTTCTTCATGTAACTTAACTTACAAAAACGGTAAGCTAATTACTGCATCTACTCGAGGTAATGGAACTCATGGAACTGATATTACTTCTAAAATAATGCATATCGTTCCTAACGAAATCAACATTCCAGGTTTAATCGAAATTCGTGGTGAAGTAATTATCAAAACCAAATTATTCAACGAAAAATATTCGATGGATTACAAAAATCCTCGTAACTTTGTTGCCGGTATCTTAGGTCGAGATGAAATTAAAGACTTAAGCGTAATCAATGATTTTGATTTTATTGCTTTTGAATATCGAATCCACGAAAATAATGCTTATGAACATGGGACTAAACAATTCGAAATACTTAAACGTAATGGATTTCTTATTCCAGATTTTGTTCATACATTCTTTCCTTCTCAATTCGAAACTATTTTCAATATGTTTCATTATTACCGAATTCATGATTGTGAATATGGACTTGATGGTTTTGTAATTAAATTTCCTCATGAATTAAGAAACAAAATTGGTGAAACTGACCATCACCCTAAATGGGCAATGGCTATCAAATTTCCACCAACCGAAGCAGTAACATATATCAATAGAATCGAATGGAACTTAGGACAATCCGGTGAATTCAAACCAGTTGGTATACTTGAACCTATCGATTTAGATGGAACTACTGTTTCTAGAGTTGCATTACATAATCTTGGAAATATTCAAACCAAAGGATTATTTCCTGGTGCTAAGGTTGTAATCGTAAAATCAGGTGATATTATACCTATCGTAAGACACGTAATCACTCCAGTATTTGTTAAAGACATTAACGATCACATACCTGCTCAATGTTCTACTCTAGAATGTAAAATTGAAATTGATGGTGTTCATTTACTTTGTACAAATCCAAATTGTAAAGAACAATTGATTAGTCGATTATCAGTAGGAATTGGTACATTCGAATTAGATAATGTTGGTGGTGCTACTATTGAAAATCTCTATAATGCAGGTATTAAAACCATGTTTGATTTATTCGACAAAACAAAATTCAACGAAGCTAATCTTATTAAGTCAGGTTACTTTAAGAAAGGTCGAGCATTAGAAATTATTTTACAATCATTTGAAAAACGTAAAGCAATTACAATGCCTCGAATCATTGCTTCATTAGCTTTTAAAAATGTAGGATTCTCTACATCCGAACAAATTGCTAAACTATTCGATGGTGGAACTCCAGATTTCTCAGGAAAATCTAGAGAGGCATATGCACCTTTCTATAATCAATCATCTCCTGAATATCAATCCGTAATTCGTTTAATCGACCTGATAAAAGCTAACGGATATATAATAGAAACTGAAGTTAAAACAGTAATCGATGCTAATTCAATTAAATTCGAAATGACTGGTTCTCCTAAAGAATTTGGATTTAAAACTAAAGAGGAATTCGTTAAATTAATTGCTCCTCATGGTTATGTTCAAACTTCTTTATCTGCCGATTCAACATATCTAATTACTGACGATATCGATTCTGCTACTTCTAAAACTGCAAAAGCTAAAAAGCTAGGAGTTAAAATTGTTACTTATGGTGACATCGTAAATTTAATCAAACAATAATGGAACATTCGTCAGGATTAGCAATAATCTATAAAGACCAAATTTTATTAGTTCATCCAACTAATGGAAGATGGTATGGAACCTATTCGATCCCTAAAGGTCATGTTGATGCCGGTGAAACTAATATAGAAGCAGCAATCAGAGAAACTAAAGAGGAAATTGGTATTGATGTTCCTCGAAATTTGATTGGTCCAGAAATGGAGCTATTTTATATCAAAACTAAAACAGGAAAACCCTGGAAGAAGTTAACTTATTATATTGTACCTATTAAATCATTAGACCAAATAGGTTTACAATCCGAAATCATACCTAAGTCTCAATTACAAGCTGCAGAAGTTGATTGGGCTGGTTTTATGCCGTTTGAAATGGCTAGACCTAGAATGATTAAAGCTCACCTTGAAATTCTAGAACATATATGAGTAGATTAGTAATTCCTATTATCGCAAAATCAAAAGCCCATATACTACCATTGTATTTAGATAGTATGTTAGCTCAGACTGCTCTTGGATGGGACTCGGTATTTTATATTCGAACAAACGACAATAACGACGATACTGCTAATGTTTTATTTGATTGGTACAATAAGTGGAAATGGAAATGGAAAATGGTATTTGATGATTCATCGATAGATGAAAGCCTAAAGTTAGTAGAAAATCACGATTGGAATACTCATCGATTTAAAATATTAGGAGCAATTAGACAAGACTCTATTCAATTTGCCATGAGCGAAAAGGCAGATTATTTTATCGCAGATTGTGATAATATAATCAAACCTCATACTATCAATTCTCTAATGGCCACTAATTTACCAGTAGTAGCACCTTTATTGCATTCAGTAGATTCTAACTCTATGTACTCAAATTTCCATTCATCAATAGATACCAATGGATATTTCGAAAATGATGATATGTACTCTACATTATTATATCAAAAATATAAAGGACTAATCCAAGTTCCAGTAGTACATTGTACATACTTTGTTAAGAACGAAGTTTTACCTAATATTATATATGACGATAATTCTGGTAGATATGAGTATGTTATATTTTCAGATTCTTTGCGAAAAGCTGGAATATCTCAATATTTAGATACTCGAGAAGTTTACGGTAAGATTTCGTTTTCTACAAATAAAGAATCATTCGACTCTCAGGCGTTAGATCCTAATTTCAGCGAACTCATTGAATATATAAATAAAAAAGTTCAAAAGATTTGGACACCAAAATAATTCAATAAGTGAAAAATCTAATAACTTACGACGAATTCGTCGATTTTGCATTAAATGAAGATAGCAAAGTAGATGATAGAATAAAGGAACTTGCAAACGATCCAAAAACTAAAAAAGCTATTGGTGGATCTCCTGCTCAAATCGAAGATGCATTAACTATGCTCTTTAAAAGAGGTTATGGTGCAGCTGAAACTAATTGGGGTGCTGTTAATCCTAACATTCAAAAAATTGGTAGAGGTCCTGCAGCATATACTGCATGGGGTTATGCTCGTTTAAATGCTTTCATTAGAAAAACTAAAGGATACGAAACTACGGATTCTGATGTTGCCGATTGGTTAAAAGGTAAAGGCGAAAAACCAAAACAAGACTAGTGAAAAATTTACCATCATACGACGAATTCTTAAACGAAATAGGAGATTCCAGTTCAAAGGCATATCATCCTGATTTTTATGGTGATTATGGCAATGCAAGAATATATGGATTTGAAACACCAAGCTATCCATATACGGTAGAACTACAATACGACGACATAGACGATTATGAAGGTGCAAACAACGTTTTATCTGTGAGATTCTATGTTCCGGATGATGAAGATCCAGACATTGAAAGAGATGATATTGTAACAAATAAGGGAGAACTATTTAAAGTAATGGCAACCGTCGTAGATGTAATTAAGAAAGACTTAAGTACACATCCCGAAGTAGATATTCTCGTATTTACACCAGCAAAAAAGAAAGGAGAAACTACAAACATAGCTAGACTTAATCTCTATTCTAAATATATTAAACATGAATTCCCTAAGGCCACTATTTCTAAAGGACCTAAAAATATCATAGAGGTAAAATTAAATAAGTAATGAGCACATTTAAAAAATACGATGAGTTCATTAACGAATCATTGGTAGTCTTAACACTAAATAAGACTATGAAAAACGAGTTTATGAACGACTTCATTTTGAAGCAAGATTTCGAAACTGCAAAAAGGCTTTTCTTTATGAACGGTTCAATTATGTTAACTCACATTGAAGAAGATCGATTTGAATTGAGAACTTATTCAAATATTAAAGGTGAGGAACTAGATAATATCATTAAGGATAGAATCAATCCTAATATGACCCGAATGGTCTTCTCTAGATTTGGTAAAATCAAAACTGATAAAATCAAAGAAAAACTTTGTGTTGCTAAAGTAAAATTACTTGATACAAAATAGCAAATTTTGCATAAGATTTAAAACTATTTTTTATGCACAAATATTCTACATTTGAAACTTTTGAAGAAGCTTTCTTACAAACTTCTCAGCATATTATAGACAATCCTGAATTTCAAACTACTTCTCGCATTGGTGAAGTACATGAAATTACAGGATTGAGTTATGATGTACTCGATTTAACCAGTTATCAATTTACGAACGAGTTGATTGGTAAATTAGACTATGATTATGCTGATACCTTTTATCGTTGGATGATGAACGGTTGCACAGACTCAACCGAAATTATCGACAAATATCCAAACGTCACTAAGTTTATGGAAAAGCCAAAGTCTGACCAACTTCCAGAAAACTTCAATACCTTCTATGGTCCTCGTATTTTATCACAATTACCTACAATCGAAAAGGAATTGCGAGATAAACCTGATACTCGAAGAGCAGTCATTATGATTCTCGATAAAGATGACCTTAATCTTTTAGATAAAAACGAATCTTTAGAATTTCCATGTACCGATTCTGCTACTTTCTTTATCCGAGATGAAAAGCTAAATGTTCATGTTCATATGCGATCTCAAAATATGGCACAAGTCCTTAAGCTTGATATGTACTTATGGGGTCGATTTACTTGCGAATTAGCAGAAAAACTAGAAGTTGAACCAGGTAAATTTTCTTCGTCTGTAGTTTCTGCTCACGTTTTCAAAAAGGATTTTGATTACATACAAAACCTACCACACTCTACTATTAACTATTCTAAAATGTAATTTAATGAATAAAAAAACAACAATCTTTTATGCAATTCAAGTTTCTAATTTCACTAATCGAAATGGTTATCCTCAATGGTTATTAAGAAACGATGCATGTACTAATATTGCGGTTGGTATAATTTCAACCATATTAGAACAAAATCCTAACGAATTCCATTTCATTGTAAAATTACCACCTGCAGGTCATTGCGATGATGTGATCGACATTTACGAATTATTTGATGAGAAATATCATTCATCAATTCAAATTTACGAAGACATTATTCCTATTTCTCCTGTGACCTCTCGTTACAATTTCAACTTCGATTACCATCAAACAAATCTTGTAAGATTTCCTCATGTCGATGTAATGATTAATGACGAAAACACATTAACAAAAAATTGGCGAGTTGCATTTGAAACTATTGGAAACAAAGAAGTGAAAATCATTTCTACAAATTATTTCTTAGATTCTCCTATTGCAAATAAAGTTCCGCAGAAAATTCGTTATTACGAAAGACAAATGGAATCTTTTATTGCATCTGATATTGCTGCATTTCAATGTGAAGCTGGTAGAGTAGAAGCAATGGAAGCTTATGATATTCTATTTAAAACTCGAGAAATACTTGCTCCTCAGTCAGTATGGGGTGTAGGTGCTCATTATGCAGAAATTGCAAAATACCATAACGATGAAAAATTTGAAATTCCTACAATTTACTTTGGTAATCGAATTTCAGATACTGCAAATCGTTACACTAATTACGATTCATTTGCCGAAGCAATTGGAATTTTATCTACTATCACCGACAAACCTTTCAGAGCTGTAATGTTAAATCCTACTCGTAAAGTAACTGATGAACAATTACAATTGATTAATGATTTATCAAAAGGTCACGTCGAAGTAATGCCAAATAACGAAAAATTTACTCGAGAAGATTATTTAAGGTTTATCAACAAAACCCATATTGCTTGTAATTTATTTGTTACTGAAGTTCATGGTGGTGTAACTCATTGCGAAGCTATGATGGCAAAAAACATTTTAGTATTTCCTCGAGTAAATAACTACCTGCACAAAATGATAAAAGCTGGTCATGCTGAATATCCTTACTTCACGAAAATTGATTCTGTTAATACTCACAAACCCGACGTAAAAGATGTTGCATATCAATTAAGAACTGCATTACATACGATTGGCACTATCGGCGAAACTCAAATGCGAGAATTATGTCACAAAGTAGGATATGACCACGAATCATATGAGTCTGCATGTGATAGAATTGTAAATGATATTCGCACTTGCTTAACCAAATAATCGATTTCATCATATAACAATTATGGCAAAACTAATTATACTTGAAGGACTTTCTCGAACAGGAAAATCTTCGATTGCAGAAATACTTTCTAAAAAATACGGATTCCGTCAAATGTCAGTAAAAGACAAAATGCCTGAATGTATTGAAAACTTACATGAATTCTATCACGGAATTCATGTGATGGCTAATATGATGTACTCTGCATTTCCTGAAGAAACTTTCATCTTAGATCGTTCTTTTCTTTCTGAATTAGTTTACTCAAAATTCTTTGAAAGAAAATCTCTAATCAAAGAAGATGATTCATTAAGTGATTTACTCCTTGATAATAATTTTGCCATAATTTATCTTTCAACTACATACGAAAAATACGTAGAACGAAAACCAAAAGATCGAATCATCTATTCTCAAAACGACTTTATTAAACAAAAAGATTCGTTCGATTGGTATTATGACTATTACAAAAATCATTCGGATTCTGGTAAATGGAAAAATCGATTTATCGAAATTGATTCATCTGTAAAATCTATTGAACAATCAATAGTAGAAATCGAAAAACTCTTAATTAAAAACTCAATTATAAAAAATGCAAAATAAAGTTAAAACTGCAATTGTTACAGGATCTTCAGGTTTGATAGGTTCTCAAACTGTTAAACGTCTTATTAATGAAGGTTATTATGTTGTTGGTATCGATAATGATATGCGAGCTTATTTCTTTGGTGAAGATGCTTCTACGAAAGAATCAGAAAATAAAATGAAATTAGATTATGGAACAAACTTTAATCCATTGTCTATCGATATTCGAGATTATGCAACATTAGAAACAATTTTCAAAGGCCTTACTTTAGAAGATAGCGAACTTACAATATTCGGCAAATCTCATGAAGTTTATGATATTCAAATGATCGTACATACTGCAGCACAACCTTCACATGATTGGGCAGCAAAAGAACCTTTGACTGACTTCTCAGTAAATGCAATAGGTACAATGAACCTGTTAGAACTTACTCGTTTATATTGTCCAACTGCTACATTCATATTCACATCAACTAATAAAGTTTATGGTGATACTCCTAATCGATTAAACATCGTTGAACAAGAAACTCGTTATGAAGCTCTTTCGAATCTATCTGCTCGTCAAATAGAAGTAGACGAAACTATGTCGATTGACCATACAAAACATTCAATCTTTGGTGCTTCTAAAGTAGCTGCTGATATTATGGTTCAAGAATATGGCAGATATTTTGGTATGAATACGGTTGTATTTCGAGGTGGTTGTTTAACCGGACCAAATCATCAAGGTGCAGAACTTCATGGATTTCTTGCTTATTTGATTAAGTGTATTGTCAACAACAAACATTACAACATCTTTGGTTATAAAGGAAAACAAGTTAGAGATAATATCCATTCCGATGACTTAGTAAGTATGTTCTTAGAATATCATAACAACCCTATACCTGGTGCAGTCTATAATGCAGGTGGTGGTAGAGAAAATTCAACTTCGATTCTAGAAGCAATCGATTCGGCAAATTCTATCTTAAGAGAAATAAATCCAGAACATAAAGATTGGAACGACTTCACAGTTCTAGAAGACAATCGAATTGGTGACCATATTTGGTATATTTCAGATTTGACTAAATTTAAAACTGATTATCCAGAATGGAAAGGAATTACAATATCATTACACGAAACCATCAAACAAATGATCGATTTTGAAATGAATAAAAAATAAATTGGTGCTTCGATTTAAAAATAAAACACAAACACATGGAACCAATTTTAATATCGGTGTTGAGCGTACTAGCAACTCTTTTGGTCATTCTGCAAATATGGATGGTTAGAGGAATACGTAAGGCACAAAAAAACGACATAACTCACGAAAAGCAAATTTTAGATTTGCACCACTTACACGACGACACTCAACGTAAAATTGATGAAGTTGAAGAAAGCTTAATATCTAATATCGATGAACGAGGAAGACGAATCGAAGAATATACTTTAGCGACAGAAAATAATATCGACAATCTCAAATCTGAGATAGATAGAAGATTCGATAAATTATATCAAAAATTTTATGCTGATTCATTGGCTAAAGTAAATGATACAACCGGAGAATACCAACAGCTAAATAGCTAAATAACAAACACAAATCGAAGCACACATTAAGGAACTCTATTGAGTTCCTTTTTTGTTAATAACTTCTACTCACTTTATTTTTTCTTGTCAATTAATTTGATTATTTTTACTTTAAATAAATTAACTACAATGAACATATTTGTATTGGATGAAAATCCTAGAATTGCGGCACAGATGCATTGCGATAAACACATTTCAAAAATGATAATCGAACACACACAAATGTTAGCAGCTGCATACTATCATACGTTAGGAATTTCCAAAAAGAAAGAAATTGCAGAAAATCAAGATGCAGTTAGTAAAATATTTAAAGGCTGGCCTAGAAAGCATCCAGATGGCACAGATCATCCATATGCAATCAGTCACGTTAATCATCCATGCACTATATGGACTCGAGAATCTAAAGAAAATTTCAATTGGCTAATTGAATGCACAGAAGAACTTTGTCAAGAATTTCTTAATCGATGGAAAAACAATCCACACTCGGTTAAATTAATTATTGATTGGATGAAATTAAATCCACCAAACATTATATCAAAAGGCCTTACTCCTTTTGCCACTGCGATGCCAATCTGTTATCAATCTAGTGATGCTGTAATATCTTATAAAAAATACTATGCGTTCAAGACGACGTACATGAATGTCTCCTGGAACAAATTAAATAATCAACCTGAATGGTGGACTTCGGAGTTTGTAAATTCAGCAGTTTCTCAATATGTACCTAATCCGGTACCTGAAAAGAAAATCAAATTAAAAAAATCAGCATAAAATAGATATGGCAATTATTCAACAAGAATTTCAACACGATCCCTGGAAAATGCTTATTGGTTGCATTATGTTAAATCAAACAGGCAACAAAAATGTTAGAAAGGTAATTTACTCATTTTTTGACAAATGGCCTAGTCCACAATCGGTTCTTAATGCCGATGAAAATGAAATCCGAGAACATATCCGAACTCTAGGATTTTATAACGTCAGAACTCAGCGAATTATTAAGTTCTCATATGAATATATAAATAAAAAATTCTCTAAAGCCAATGAGCTTTATGGCATCGGCAAATATGCTGATGATTCTTATGAGATTTTTATCAACGGAAACTTAAATGTACAACCCACTGATAAAATTCTACTTAGATTCCTAAATGGAGAATTCATCGATCAATAATGAAAAACTTACAAACATTCAACGAATTCATTAACGAATCTTCAGTTAATGAAGGAGCAATCGAAATAGTTTATTACTCTGAGGTTATCGACAACTGGGGTAGAACTGAATCGTCTTCTAAAGCCGATGTGATTGCAAAACTTTTACAAACTCCTGATGATTGGTCAGACGATCAAACTTTCGAAGACAAATTAGGAAAACCTTATGGTGTTGATGATCTGATAGGTAAAACCGTTAAAGTAGGAAACAAAACTTTTAAAGTAGAAGAATCTGTAATTAATGAAGCTGCATCTGTACCTTCTAATATCATGGAATTTGCTAAACGTAAAGGTTCCTATGCAACTGCATTAGTTAAAAAGGCTGCTACATGGGCAGAAAAGGCAGGCAAAAGAATTAGTGGTGGTACAGCTATTGGAAAAAACTACAGCACTATTATCTTAGATATGAAATATCAAGGTTCAGAAATCTACATCAATTTGGATAGAGAAACTATTGAATTGCACGGAGAAGAAGTTACTGATGCTAAATCATTCAAAAAAGTTCTAGACGCCAACATGTAATTGTTGGATATATAAAAGAACTAAAACTATTATATGAATATCATAAACGAATCAATTAAATCGGTAGATCCAACTATCGTTAAAAAGCCTAATACTCTTAGGAGTGAAGTTGTTAAACTTATCAATCAACGAATAGGTGATGAATATACTGCTCATTATTTCTATCGTAGTGCTGCTAACTGGTGCCACAACATGGAATATAAGAAAGCTGCTGTTTTCTTTGACAATGAAGCTACAGATGAACTAATTCATGCTCAAGGTCTACAAAAATATATGACCGATTGGGATGTTAAACCTACAATTCCTACAGTTACGACTGATATGAATTTCGACAATTTGGCTGACATCATCGTAAAAGCTTACGACATGGAATATGGTTTACTTCAATCATATTCTGAAAATTCTAAAACTATTTTTGGATTAAATGATATGGCTACTTTCGTATTCTTACAAGACTATGTTAAGCAAAATACATCTTCTACTGCTGAGTATGCAGGATTCTTAAATGCACTACAATTAATAAACCCAGAAAACAACTTCGAGTTGTTATACTTCGAAAACGAATATTTCGGATAAAATAAACAAACATAAAACAATGCAAAAATTTTCAGAATTCGTTAATGAGCAGAAACTTCAAAAAGTTGCAAAAACTAAAGAAGACCAAGCACATAAGTTCAATGAACTATACGAAAACAAACTTAAACAATTTGGTGTTACTTCACCTATCGAATTAAATGAAGAGCAATCTGCGGAATTTTTCGATTACATAAAAAGTATTTCGATAGTTAATGAAGGTAAAGTAAATGAAGCTGACATTAAAAACGAAAAAGACTTTAAAGAATACGCAGAAACGCTTTTGAAAAAAGCTCACGGAGATAAATACGATCAAAAAATTGCTGACAAAGTAATTGCTGGTATTTCTAAAGACGTTAAAGGTGACGATTGGGGTGCTGCAGTTGGTAAAATAACTTCAGGATTAGGTAAATAATATGAAAAATTTAAAAACCTTCAGCGAGTTTGTTAATGAAAATTCTAAACCTTTAAATGAAGGTCAATTTTCATGGATGACCCAAGATTCTGGAAGACAAATTGGTTCAGAAAGACAAAATACTATTACCGTTTACATGTTTGATGATAAAGGTACTAGATACGAAGAAAATAGTTACGAAGGTTACGGAGTATTTGGAGGTAAAGACTATTATGAGTTATTAGCCCAAATGAATGGTTATACCGAATCTGATAAAAAACCTGGTAAAGAATTAAGAAACGTAGGTATTGATTTAGCTTTTGGTCATGCAAAAACTAGAGTAAAAGGTGGTAAAGTGCTTTTTCCTGCTTTAGTAGAAGATCCAAGACGTTTTAACGCAGATCGTCACGATTTTACAGAACAACCTGACAACGACCCTAACCAATCATGGTACCAAGAAGAAGAATATGATGATGACGATGATTATGGAAGCGATGATGAATGGGAAGAAGACGACAGATATTAAACAAATAAACAAATGAAAAATTTACAAACATTTCAAGAATTCGTTAATGAGAATTTTATTAACGAAAAATACGATTATAATACAGGATTCCCTTTTGAAACTAAGACTACTTTAGCATCACAGATTAAAATGCAACAAGAAACTGGTGAGGTAGATGATGATATGCTGGCTAAGATGAAAACTAACTTCGAAACTATCGCTAAACAATTGAAAGGAAATATCAATTCGGTTACTTATGCAATGTCAGAAGACGATGATTATCGATTCGTAGTAGCTTTATATTATGGATTAGCTCACAGAGTAGAAGAAAAGGATCTTAACATTAAAGAACTTAAAGGTATTGGTGGAGAAGCTCCTTTTGGTGGTTCTAATTTATCAGGTTATATCTACAACATTAAAGATATAAACGTGGATGTTGCAGTATGGGAAGAAGGTGATGAATATTCATCTTTCCAACATGTTGCTTGTCTTACTAAAGATGCTAAGAAATTAGAAAAATGGGTTAATGACAACATGACCGAAGCTGATTTCGAAAACGATTACTAAATAATAAATTGTTAATAACTTTTAAGCTCAATATTTCATTATGTTGAGCTTTTTTGTTATATTTGTCTTATAACTAAATGAACACTTATGAATAAATTTTTAAAATATCAGGATTTTGTAGATCCGACTCGTAAAGAAAAATTCGAAGCGATTACTATATTTGACGTTGATGATACATTGGTAATTACCAATTCACAAATCAAAGTTAATGATAGTCAAACCGGTGAAACTTTTACCTTGTCACCTGCAGAATTCAATGAATTTGAAAAGCACGCTCATCATGAAATGGATTTTTCCGATTTTAAAAATTTAGAAATCTTAAAAGCCGGTAAGTTAATAGAACGAGTTTTCAATGTACTTAAGAAAACAATGCAAAGAGGAAGGCGTGTAGGTATCATTACTGCTAGAGACGACAAAGATTTAATTTATCAATTCCTATCTCATCATGGAGTAGACGTCAATCCGAAATATATCTTTGCAGTTTCTGATCCTAACAATGGATTTGATGGTTCAATTGCCGATAGAAAGAAACAAGCTTTTATGGAACTTATTAAAATAGGTTTTAGAGATTTTATTTTCTATGACGATGATAGAGAAAACATTAAGATTGCCGATGCTTTAGGCAAAGAAATAAAAGGAATTAGTATTAAGACTCGACTCGTAAATTCAGATTGGAAATAATGACACAAGAAAGAATAGACTTTAAAATTGATACCTTTGCTGGTATGATTCAGCAAATAGCTACATTATCTAATGCATCAACTAAAAAAGTTGCATGTATGGCATTGCACAAAAACTTTACAAAAATAGCTTCTTTTGGCTATAATGGCTCCTACAAAGGTGCACCAATAAATGAAGTAACAGGAACTGAAGAGGATTCCCTAATTCCAGGTGAAAGCGGATTCATTCATGCCGAAGTTAATATGATTGCTAAGTTCCGAGAATTCGATCCAAAGAATTACATCATCCTCTTAACTCTTTCTCCATGTAAGATGTGTACAAAAATCTTAGTTAATTCGGGATTCAAATATGTTTATTGGATAGAAGATTACCGAGAACAAGGACATCTTCACATCTTTGACGAATGTGGAATCAAATATGGTAACATTGAAAAATTAAAACTCGATTGGTACAGCAAGATTTATCTTTCCGAAGATAAATAATTCATGATAGGAACATACACATTGACCATGATTAAGCCGGATGTATTTGCATCGGCAGATCAATTAATACAACGAATTAGCTTTGAAGGTTTCAAAACCGTAGGAATGAAAGTTACTATGCTGACTCCTGATAAAGCTGCGGAATTTTATTCAGTTCATAAATCTAAGGATTTCTACGATGACCTAATAAAATTCATGACTTCTGGACCGATTGTTGCAATTGCACTACAAAAAACAAATGCAATCGAAGATTTTAGAACTTTGATAGGTGATACTGACCCTAAATTAGCTAATCCAGGAACTATCCGTAGTATGTATGGCTCGTCTATAGCCTCGAATGCAATACATGGTTCTGATTCAGATGAAAATGCACTTACTGAAGTGTCCTTCTTTTTTCCTGAATTAATAGACAAAACTAAAAGAATTCAATAAAATAATCTATCGTTTTAGATATTCATTAGCTTCCGCTTGGAAGCTTTTTTTGTAGGATATATAAAATAAAGTGTACTACGTGGACGGATTATTAATCAAAAGAAATAACGACTTTGTCGTAGATCTACAAAAACGAGGAATTAAAATCAAAAGTATTAAAGTTCGTTTTTTAATTAGGGATGTTGGTAAGAAAGGTCATCGATATAGAAATTTCAATACAATAGAAAGTTTTACATCTTTTTTTGCTAGTATTTTAAATTCGCCTAAATATCTATGTTCGGCTGGAGATTTCCCTATTATCGAAAACCTCGAATTAGAAAATCAAAATATCGGTTTTATCAATAATTACAAGTTCTACAACATTAGTGAAAATCGATATTTCGTAAAAAGTATACAATACGATTCTTTTCGAAAGGAATTTCGAGATAGCGAAGTGATTAGATATGAAAACCTATTAAATACTTTATTCAATAATTACTCAAGAAATATTAATAGTACTATAACAGTTAGACTTAATTCTTATATGGATCCATGCTATGTTGATGAAAAATATGTTGAGAGCAACATTACTAAATATAACCCTAGAGTAGATCTACAAATTAATAGCATTATATAATGGAGAATTTCCCTAATAGCCAAGATTATCGTTTAAATAAGACTCGTCCATTAACGTGGAAAGAGCTTGACGATATGTTCAAAAAACCGAATATTTGGCAAGAAAATGTAACATATTCCGAAGGTATGATTGTTCTATGGGACGATTCGCTAGAACCTCAATTAGAACCTTCAGGATATTTGTCATTTTGGATTTCTAACTCAGATCATGTATCATCTACTACAAATCGACCTGTAAATTTATCTCCTACTTGGGAACGTATTGGTTCACCTAATTTTGCTACATATATTGGTGCTACTGGAAGAACTGGTGCTACTGGAATGACTGGTACTAACGGTATTAATGGTTCTACTGGTCCTACTGGAATGACCGGTGCTACTGGAAGAACTGGTGCTACCGGACAAACTGGAGCAGTTGGTCCTACTGGAGTTGGTTTACCAGGATCTAAAGGTGATACTGGCGATAATGGACCTACTGGTGCTACCGGACTTACTGGTGTTGTTGGACCTACCGGTGCAGGAGTAACAGGTGCTACTGGACAAACTGGACCTACTGGATTTAACGGACTTACTGGACCAACCGGTGCTACCGGAATAACTGGTGCAGGTGAAACTGGACCTACTGGACAAACTGGAGCTACGGGAATGACAGGTGCCACTGGAATAGCTGGACCTACTGGTCCAATTGTATATCAAATCTCAGAAGTTTTAGAGTTATATAATCGAACAACTAGTCAATCCGTATCAGGAAATTCTAATTTGTCAATTTATTTTGATAGTACCATAATGGGGTCTACTTCAGCTTATTACACAGTAGATAATTCAACTCTAATAAATGGTACTAGAATTTCGATAAATCAAACTGGAAAATATTTAGTTAGCTCGATAGTTGCATTCTCTGTTTCTGGTGCTACAGCAAATTGCACATTAACCGCTGGATTATTTAAAATAACTGGAGGTGTTCCTATTGGAATGACCGGAATGAGGAATTTAATTACTATCGATAACAACGGATCAAATCCAACAATAACTACCGGATCAGTAAACGTTGAAGGAGTGATAGATGTATCTCTGGCAGATCTTTCTTCGACTTTTTATGTCAATTTAAACAACGCTAATGGAGGATCTGTTGCTAGTATCTCTACTACATTCACAAAAATTTCTATAATTAGATTAGATGGAGCAGTTGGTCCTACTGGAGCAGGAGTAACTGGTGCTACTGGACGAACTGGTGCTACTGGAATGACAGGTGCAGGAATAACTGGTAGTACCGGAATGACTGGAATGACTGGACCTATTGGATTTACTGGTGCGACTGGAGCAACTGGACTTAAAGGAGAAACTGGACCTTCAGGTGGACCTACTGGAATGACTGGACCTACTGGTGCATCTATTTATTGGTATGCAGAAAATACTTCACCACCGGCAACCGGTCCAACCGCAACTGGTGCAGGTTCAATAGCTTTTGGTCATGCTGCGGAAGCTTTATATAGTGATATGTTTGTTTATGGTGAAGCTGCAGGTAAAAATTCTTTTGGAACTAGTTATACAAACTTTATTGGTGCTAAGGCTGGTTATGGTGCATCAGCTGCTACTCAATCAAATTTCTTTGGTCATCAAGCTGGTTATGGTGCAACAACTGCAAATAACTCAAACTTTATTGGTAATTATGCTGGCCGTGTTGCAACCAATGTAAATTCTTCAAACTTTATTGGTAATTATGCTGGTAATAATACAAATAATGCTGGTGCCTCAAACTTTCTAGGGCTTAATGCTGGTAATGGTGCTACTATTGCTGGTAATTCAAACTTTATGGGTCAAAATGCGGGTCAAGATGCTAATAATGCTCAATGGTCAAACTTTATGGGTCAAGCTGCTGGTCAATCTGCTAATAATGCTCAATGGTCAAACTTTATGGGTCAAGCTGCTGGTCAATATGCAAACAATGTAAATTATTCAAACTTTATTGGTTTTGCTGCTGGTCAAAACGCAGATAATGCTCCTAATAGTAATTTATTTGGATATAATGTAGGTAAATCATTTAACTCAAATTTTATCGGTAGCAATAATATAATAATTGGAACTAACATATCACTGCCTAATGGTGCAACAAATGGTATTAATATAGGTGGTGTATTATTTGGATTAAATGCATACGGGTCTACTGCTGGTAATCCGCTTATATCAGCTCAAAATAATGGTAGAATAGGTATTAACGTGGTTAGTCCAACGACTAATTTACATGTTGTCGGAACTCAACCAGGTGCCATTAGATTAGAAGATACTACCCAGGCAGCAGGTTATGTTTTAACATCAGATGCAAACGGAGTTGGTACATGGGCACCACCAGCAAATGGTCCTACTGGTGCTGGACAAACTGGTGCTACTGGAATGACTGGTGCTACTGGAATGACTGGTGCTACTGGAATGACCGGTCCTACTGGACAAGGTCTTAGTGGTTTATTTGCACAAACTGCAACTTCTGCTACAGTCGGTGCAACAACTACAGAATTATCAATATTAGGTACTGGTGTAGGAAGTCTTTCTGTACCACCTAATGGATTTTCAATAGGTGATAGTTTTCAAGCAAAAATAATTGGTCATTTATCATCGCATAATAATGATACTCTTCAAATAAAACTTAAATCTGGTAGTGTAATATTAGCTGATACTGGAGCAATTACTATGCCAGGAATTACTAGTAAACATTGGGTATTAGATGTCAATTTTACAATTAGATCCATCGGTGCAACAGGGGTTGCATCTATTTCATCTGGTGGGTTATTCACATACACTAAAAACGCTAGTAATGCATTCGAAGGTGCAGGTTTTAGTACAGTCAATTCAACAGATTTTGACACTACAATTACCAATGCTCTAGTTATAACTGCTCAATGGAGTAGTAATAATGCAACTAATCAAATTTATACAGAGTCATTTTATCTAACAAAAATGTACTAATCAGAATTTATGATAGAAACAGTTTTATATTTAGTTCATAAAATAAAAATTAAATAGAACTAATTTTATGGAACCAGGAGAAGTTAAAAAAAGATATGAATGGATTTCAACTTCACGTTTAGGAAGAGTTGAAACTTATTTAGCAGAAGACGAAAGTAATAATACATATTTTGAAAGTGGAAGAGTCGTGCCTACTTCGGACATTCAAAATCTATTGAAGGAAATTGACGAAGAAACTTTCAATTATAAAAACAGTCAACAACCCGAGATCGAATCTCCAAAAACCGTAGACCATTTCATAGAAATGGAAAAACTTTTAGGAAACGAACCTCAGCCAGCACAACATATTGCACAGGTAGTAGAACAGAACCCTATAAAAATCATACTCGACAAACAAAAGAAAAAAGAAACAGTCACCCTTTTAGTAGATTTCGATTTTGAAATACCAACAAAGAAAGTACTTGAATTATTAGATCTGATGTTTGATAGAGAAGAAGTCATCGATGAAATCATAAAGTCTTCTACCGAAAAAATAAACATAGAATCCATAACTGAAGCAGTCAAAACTTCAATTAAGGAAAAAATCTCTTCGTATTTTGAAGAAGAGGTCGAAAAAGATGACATAAAAAATGAAAAGCCGACTAGTCGATAATCCCTATGCCGACAAAAATTTTCAAATAGAATTCGATTCACTTTTAGAATTGGAAGAATTCCGAAACAGTTTAACTTCGATGATTAAGTATTACAAATTATGTGAGACTGACGGAGAGGAACTTCCACCACTGATATATAAAATAACAACAAAGAAAACTAACGCTAAACCCGACAAAAAATGAAAGGTATGTCACAATCACGTGCTCAAAGAAGAGCATATGAGAAAATGTTAAAGAAAACTGATCCTGCCAAATACGCTGAATATAAGTCTGGTGTTATTGAAAGAGGAGCAAAACTTAATAATGCTATGGCATCAGCGGTTGCTGAATCTGAAGAAGCTTATTATGAAGATAAACAAACTAAAATTATACAAGCAATGAAAGCTGACGGTAAGACTTCAGAAGAAATTGATGAGTATATAGAAGATTGGGTTAAAACTATAAAAGTTTGGGGCTCATCTGAAAAACCACTCAAATTAGCCGAAATTAAAAAGGCTCAAAAAGCTTAAATGTAAATTCCATGATAAAAATTGAGTTAATTAATTCGTCAAACGGAGTAATCCGAACCGTAACAGATACTCGATCTAATCAAGAAAAAACTGAAGAGCTTAAAGTTTATAAGACCGACAACGAAACTAATCCTAATTCATTCGATGATATCATTGATTTGCTTCAAGATATTTCAAACGATTTAGGGTTGGAATTGGGTTCGGATTTTGATGCTGAGCAAATTGATTTTTATGTTGATTGGGGAGAAAAATATCAACCTAAAGTAGAAGAAATAGATGATAGAATCAAAGAGCTAAATTCAGAGATTAAAAATCTAAAAGTTCTAAAAAAGGTCTTAATAGAAAATGCCAATAATGTCTAAAAATGTTTTTATTGTTAAATGTGGTAGAGATTCATTTGAGCGCAGTTTTGTAAGGAAGAAAAATTCCGATGTAATTAATTTTTATGAAATACACCAAAAACTGACCAACAATGATTCTTCTAAAATACCGCCGTCTGATGATATAGTGAATTTTCAAATAGTTAAAAAACTAAACAAATTTAGATTGTGTAGAAAAACAGATTTTGTTTATATGCTTAGTGAAAGTATAGACGCAGAATTCATCGATCGATTAAAAGGATTTTTTGTAGGGTGTTACGTTCCAGTATACTATCATCTGTTGATAGATACAAATATAGAAGACGAATTGCTCTTATCGGAATTTGATTCCGCAACACAAATCGAATATGATAAAAACCCAAATCCTTGATAAAAGAAGTATTTGCCATGCATTATTAACTTCAACTTACGACCCAGAAGTAATGATTCCTATAAAAGGAATTATTGAAGAAGTTTACTTCGAAGAAAACATCCCAGTATATTCTATACGAATTATCAAATTCTATGATAATATTCATTTCCTTAAATCTAATTTTATAGGGAAATCTTTCCTTACTAATTATAAAGGAAAACCAAAACCGATACAAATACCAAAAGAAATTAAGACCATTACTGAAATGGAGAATTGGTTAGGGGAATCTTCTAAATATCGATTTTGCATCGAATCAAATTTAGTTGTGAAAACAAAAAATGAGATGATGGAATTATTTAATCGAATAGGTGAATATCTCTTACTTCAAAAATTAAGGGCAATTCGTAAAATAGTTCTCAGAACTCCTTATGATGGACCTTTAAAATTAAACTCTACTGCAGAATATTCGATTAGAATCGAACGAGCATTTTCTGACTTATTCGCAACCTCGGATGAAGCTAAAAAATTCATCGAGAATATAGGGTAGATATATAATAAAATAGTCTTTTATACCATGGCTGCACCCATACCGTCAATTCTGTCAGGCAATACCAATAATGCTATCGGTCCAGAAAACGAACCACCAAAACCGCCAAACACTGGAATGAGAATTGGTACATATTACACTACTGAAGACCAAGATTTTCCTGGTCCATCTAGTGTAGAAATAAAGGGTAAAGACGGTAAAGGTACAGGTAAAAAATACCTAACTTACGATAAAAAAGGAAAGCCTGCTATTTTTAACAGATACTCGATTTTCTTTGTTAATCAACAGAATTCCGTAGCTATCGCTCCAGAAGATTATTTAGACTCACCAAACCGTATTAAGGATGAAGCATTACAAAAATTACGAACTAATCCTACGTCTTCGAATATTATAGCTTGGAGTAGAGAAGGAAAATCTAATGCGGTTGAATATGCATGGGAAGATTTCCTTTGGTGTAGAAATTATGGTAGAGTTCCTAATAATTATATGGTAACTCTTAGAAGATTTAAACTGCCTCCTGAAGATGATTTATTTTCAAAAGAAAAGAATATGAATCCGGATATAGCACGTTTAATTACGTGGGTAGATGGAGATACTAATAAATGGGAAAGTGTAGGTCTTAAATGGAATCATAAATTAAATTTTAAGCAATTAACTGCAGAATTACAAACTAAAGAATCTCAGCCTGGATACGGTAATGAGGCCGGTGCAATGGAAGGACTTCCAGGTGGTGGATTGATTAAATCTTTAATGTCTATTACAGATACCGCTGCATCAACTGCTGCTCGAACAAATAATCCTGCAACTAATAGTTTCAATCCATACGAAAATGAAAATGTAGTATTTGGTCCTATCGATGTTATCAAAACTATGCAAATTAGAGATACTGGGCTAGAATTTAAGCAAGATATGACAGTCGTATTTGAATATGAACTTAGAAGTATCGATGGAGTAAATCCTAGAGTTGCTATGTTAGATTTACTATCAAATATAATGATATGTACGATGAATAGAGGTACTTTCTGGGGAGGTGATGTTAGGTATTATGGAGGAAATCCTCGTCAAATGAAGCCTATTGGTGATCCGGATAAATTAGCAGCTGGTGATTATAGTGGATATTTTGATTCTCTAGTTTCTGGTATTTCTGGAAAACTTAACGGTCTTTCTGGAGGTAAAGGTTTATCATGGGAAGGAATTAAGAATGCTGCAAAAACTATGGGAGGTAATTTAATGTCTCAGATAGCAGGTGGAGCTTTAGATAAAATGGGTAGACCTGGTGTACAAGCACTTAATGCTTTACTTTCCGGAGAATCTACTGGAGAATGGCACCTAATGGTAGGAAACCCAGCAAATCCAATAATATCTATTGGTAACTTAGTATTGACTGAAACTGACGTAGAGGTATATGGAGCTTTAGGTTTTGACGATTTTCCTTCAAAGGTAAGAGTAACATGTAAATTAGCACCAGCAAGACCTAGAGATAGAACTGAAATATTAGGTATGTTTTCTAGAAACGGTAGAACTTATTTGACTTCTCCTTCACAAGAAACTAAATATGCAGGTAATAGAAGAAATGGCGGACAGAATGGTGGTGTAACGCCTAGAGGTCAATCTAAAGCAGATTCGCTCAAAACTCAAGATTTTAGTCAAATACCTCATGATTTTGTTACTTCTAGATTCCCTAATCACACACCAGAACAGGTTACCCAATCAGCAAAAACAATAAGATAACAAATGCAAATTCACTTATTTGACTTAAAATCTGAAATGAAACGAGAGGGAATCATGGTGATGGATTTTCTTGAGAACAATTTTAAAATATCTTATTCTGATCCTAATTTACAGATTGCTAAGGTTATGTTAATTGAAGATCGACATATATGTAGACCGGATTTAATTTCTTATGATTCATATAATTCGATTGATTATGTGGATATGATTTTAAAATTTAATCAAATATCTAATCCATTTTCTATGGAATTATATGATTTTATAGTAATTCCTACTTTAGCTTCTGGTCTTAAATTTTATCGACAAGAAAAACTAACGCAAACACAGGCAATAATAGATACAAAAGCTTTATTTTTAGATCCAACTAAGGCTAGCCAGAAAGATATTGCTAGAATAGCTCAATTGCAAAAAATAGCAAATAAAAGAGTTAATGGAGCAACCGAAATAAAACCAACAAATCTCCTTAGAAATGGAGAAGTACCATATAAAACAGACGGAGAGAATATCTTATTTGCTCCTTCGATGTCATCAACTGGAAAATTCACTCAAACAACTAATTAATGAGTACTATATCAAGAAGTATTGTATCAATAATAGATCCAAAGATTAAAGTCGATCTGATTACTCAACAAGACACAGAATCAAAAGAAGCCAGAGACGAAGCTGCCGAAACCATCGATCCAGCAGTAAATACGAAGAATACTTCGAGATGGGGTGCTTATATGCCTTTGATTATGGTAAATTCTTCACGATTCGATCAAGACCAAATAACTAATATGGCGTTAGATTTGACTAGCCATATACCTACTCTTGACTTAGCAATTAATGACAGTGAAGGTAAATTATCTTTAGATGCTCCTACTGATGGAGATGTTATATCTTTATATTTAAAACCACCAGATGAAGATAATCAAAAACCTATAAGAATAGATTTTGATATAATGGATATTTCCGGTAGTCCTGCAACTCAATCATATTCTTTTAGAGGTATAATGAAAATACCAGGATTTTTAGCAGAAAGATGCAAATCATTTCCTAGCGCTAATTCATTCGATCAATTACAAACGGTATGCGAAGACGTTAAATTAGGTTTTGCATCTAATGAAACTTCAACCGATGATTCAATGACTCGTATATGTGCATTTGATACATACGAACATTTCGTAAAAGACACTTTATGTAATGTTTATAAAGATGATGATTCATTTTTTACTTGGTATATTGACCCATATTATTATTTATGTTTAGTTAATGTCAATAAGCAATTTGATTTAGAAGATAAAACTGAGACCGTTAATATAAGTATGGCATCTCCTGCCAGTGGTGGATATAATCAACAAGACGTAAAGGATTCTATTAAAGGTACATTAGTACTAACAAATAGAGCTGATAGAACAGGAACTAATGTATTTATTGAAAATTGGGCACCAAATAATAATAGTGCTGCTGTTTGGATTAAAAATGGATATAAGAGATATTCTCAATACTTAGATATTGACAGTGCCGGTAAACCAGAATATATTAGTACGTTTGTAGATCCTTTAACTACTCCTGGATCAGAAACAGAATCAATACTACCTAAAGGACGTAAGGGTGATGATTCTTATAAATCCCAAGTAAAATATAAGTGGTTAGGAAAGCAATCGGCAGATAACGTACATCCTAGCTATATATTTTCTGGTTTACTTAATTTCCAAAATCTACAAGAAATTAATAAAACTAGTATCGATGTTGAATTAGCTGGTATGAATTTCTATTTGTATCGATATATGAGAATTCCTATTTTGATATATGAAGGTTCTGCTAAGGATCCTACTAGAATGGAAAAAATGAAAGATCGAGATACTGCTTTAGGAGAAGATGGTGGATATGATAAAGCACCTGATCCTAGTGCAGATGCTACTGGAGGAAGAAGTAGTGAAAGTGGTTCAGGAGATGCCGACCCTACTACAAAAGAAAAATCTGGCACGGATCCTAGAGATCAGATTAAGAACGAACATATTAGTGGATATTACGTTATCAACACTATAAAATATACTTATTCATCACCTGGACCAGTGAAGATGAAATTGAATTTAATAAGAAGAGAATGGAATATCCCTTCTAAAAATAAAAACTACTAATGCCATTATCGTTAAAAAGTTCAAAATATACAGATCCTGGTCTTAATAAATTTAAAAAGACTAATCTTCATTTTGCAACGAACCCATATTTGCTTTATCAAGATCCAACATATCTTGGGTTTAAATTACTTTTCTTTTTTAATCAACCAGAAGGTAAATTATTATGTTATAATGATGAAATGCCTAATACCGCGTTAAATTATCTCAATAATATTGGAGATTTAGCGAGAGCTAAATATCTTAAGAAATTTGTATCTCATTTAGAATTAATAAATAAAACAACTCCGTGGTTCTTTCAATCAATCGATGGGTTAGCTGATGCATGGAAAAGAGGATTTCATGAAGAGGAGTTTATATCTAAACTTCCAGAAGATAGAAAAATATCAATCGATTGTTTAGAATCTATTGACTTAAGAATGTCGGCGTTGATGGACCTTTATAGAAAATCGTGTTTTGATTATCAATATCGTAGAGAAATTGTTCCTTATAATTTACGAACTTTTACTGTTTATATTTACGTATATGAACTTAGAACTATCAATAGAGAAGGAAAACCTTCTCCTAGTGGATTATTAGATCTTTCTAGGATGGCAGGTATTCCTGATATTAATGCAGAACAACAAAAACAAAATGAAACACTTTTAGGTAAGGATCCGTATGGTAATGATTCTAAAAAATCACCAACAAGTCAAATAAAAGATAAAATTCAGGAATTTAAAAAAGATCCTATTAAAGGTATTAAAGATGCAATCTCACCATCCGACGGTAACGAATCTGCAAATACAATAAATCCATATATCAATAGATTTTTATTCAAATTTGATAGCTGTGAATGGCTACCTGACGAATCTAACGTTCATCTTACTAAAATATCTTCTGCTTCAGCTGATGCAGAAGCTACTCAAAAAATAGTATTTAATTATAAATCGGTAGAAGAAGTAAATTTATACAACATTTATTCGAACGATCAATTTATACAAGATACAATTATAAACCTATTAGATGGTGCTGCAGTAGATAATGCATCTCTATCATCGTCTCAAGCTAGTGGTAAAGATAATACATCGACCTTTGGACAATTACAAAGCGGAGACGATCCAACTAAAATGTCTTATGGATTATCTTCAGTATTAAATCCAAAATATAACGCAATATTGCCTTTTGCTTCTTTAGCCGCTGATAAAATAGAAAGACTTATTAGTTCATCAATTGGTAAATTATTAATGGGTAACATATATGGATTTTCTGCTACTACTGCTGGAGGTTTAGCCGCTGGAGCATTAACCGGAGATCCAACGGCAATAGTCAATGCTGCTTCTGCTATATTAAATTCCGGACCTAGTAAATCTTTACGAAATGATACAGATGATAGAGCAAGTTTAGGTAATATTTACGGATAAAAACAAAACAATTTAAACCTCATATAATAAGATATGATAAATGACCAAAATGCATACGCTGATGACTTACTATCTACTACGTGGTTAGGAGAAGTTATGGATGTGGCAGATCCACAGAAAATGGGTCGAATTAAAGTTAAAGTTTTTGGGAAATTTGATGAAATTCCAACTGCCGATATACCGTGGGCATATCCAGGAAATAATCATACTGGTGGATCAGATACTGGTGGTGGTTTTTATTCTGTACCTAAAGTAGGTTCTTTAGTTTCTATTAAATTTGATTGTGGAAATACTGGACATCCTGAGTATTTTTTCTTACAGAATATATCAGATCAACTTCGAGACGAAATCAAAGGCTCATATACAAATGCTCACTCTTTACTTTACGACACGATAACCGAAGGATTTGTAAAGGTTTACTTTACTGAACAAAAAGGATTGATGTTAGATTATAAGAATAGTCAAATTAATATACGACCGGATAAATCTATCATTTTACATACGGATTCGCGAAAAAGTATCGTAGAAATGTTAGATGATGGTACAATGAACATCTATCATAAAAATAACATCAATATAATTGGCGATGCTAAATTGAATGTTACAATAACCGGAGATACTACAGTTACTACTTCCGGTAAAACTTTAGTGAAGACATCTGCCACTACCGATATCGAATCCGGTGGAGCTATAACCATTAAATCTGGAGCTTCTGTTACGATCAATCATGCATCATCTATATCATTAGGTGCTGGTGCTGCTCAAAGTTTAGTTTTAGGTGAAAAATTTATGGCACTCTTTAATAAGCATACACATACAGGTAACTTAGGTTCTCCTACATCTCCTCCTAATCAAAAAATGACTCCAGGAGAATTATCACAAAAATCCGTAAAAACTTTATAATGGCATTAGACAAACCAACGTTCAATCAACAAATTCAAAAAGCTTATGCTGATGGATGGAAAACATTTATCGCAGTTTTAGATAATAATGCGGCTTCCGAAAATCCCGTAGAAAAGCCTCAACCAGTTGCAATAGAACAAGCAGCTACAGTATTTGCTAATCAAGTAGCCGATGCAATTGATGCTTATATAAAATCAGCAGATATCGTGATTCCACAAGGAATCAAAGTAGGAGTAAACGCTAATTCTGTTGCTGCTGAAGGTCCATCTGCTCCGACTCCAGCCACAGATACTACTGCTACTGCTACTCCAGCAGCTGCAGTTCTTACTGCTTCAGACATAGCAAGTCAAATAAATTCGACTGAATACACCGGAGAATCTACTGAAGATTCACCTAAGGCCAAAATTTCATAAGATGCCTTGGATATATAATAAAATACTACAATAATCTTTAACCTTCTAACATTTAAAAAATGCAAGAACTAAAAACGCCAAATGGCGAATTTGATTGGGATTCTTTTGAATCTGAAAATCCTACAAAACTTACAATAAATAAACGAATCAAAAAACATACAGGAGATTCTTCTAAAATTTATTGTTCAGCACCTTATGCTCAAGAATTATACGAGCTTTATGAAGGTTCTCTTACTAATTTCGTTGAACCTAAAACTGGTTCAGTAGTACAAGGAACAGTAGTTTCTATTAATGCAGATCATGCAATTATTGACATCAATTGGAGAGAAGATGCAATGATCGAGCTAAGAAAAGAAAATCCAGAATACCTTAAATACATTCAAGTAGGATTTCCTATTGAAGTAATTATTGATCGAGTTGGTACAACCCACACTAATTCAGTTTATAACATTCAAGCTTCTTATTCTAAGAACATTATCTCGAAGAAACGTGATGAGTTATTAGATGCAATAGGAAAACCAATGGCTTATCTTGGAATTGTGACTGAATTAATCCATGGAGGTTATTTTGTAAATATCGCCGGAGTTCAATGTTTCATGCCAGGTTCTCTTGGTGGAATGAACAAATTAATCGATTTTGATGCCCTTATTGGTAAATCTCTTTATGTTACTGCTATAAACTACTCAAAAGAGAAAGATTATATTGTTGTATCTCATAGAGAATATCTAAAGGCTTTAGTACCACAAACGATATCAGAGTTACAAATGGGTATTTTATACAAAGGATTTGTAACTGGATGTTCACGTCATGGTATATTTGCGGAATTCAACGGTTGCTTAACTGGTCTTATTGGTAGAAACGATATTCTTCCTGAAAATGTTGATAATTTCGATGCTCAAAAAATTAAACCAGGTGATGCAATTGAATTCTACATCAAAGAAATTATTGATAACGATAAAATTGTACTTTCACAGAAAGTTATTGAAGTTCAACCATCTGCTTGGGACGATATCGAAGATAGATATAAAGTTCCATCAACAGTTACAGGTAGAGTTAAAAAGATCGTTAGATATGGTGCTTTCGTAGAGATTGAACCTAAAATAGTTGGTCTACTTCACAAAACTTATTTAAGAGAAGATATTGAATTAGAAGTAGGTCAAGAAATTGACGTTAAAATAACTAGAATCGATAAAGAATCTAAAAAAGTTGATTTTGCTATGTAGCCTTCTGGAATATATAATAAAAGAAAGCTATAGATGAATTTCAACTCCTACAATTTAACAGCTTTATTTGAAAAATCTTTAATTCGCATAACTGCTGATTTTGAATCTACTAAAGAGCCTAAATCAGCAGTTTCCGAATTGTCTAAATTACTTAAGACGAAGATTTCTCCAAATGAAGCTTCTTCGTATAATTTCCAATTAAAAAGATCAGAAGATGGTGTGTATCATTTTTCTACTAGCTTTATGTTATGTAGAGATGCTAGATTAATTACTATCGATTTATTAAAATGGATTGAACGAAATGGTTCTACTGGAAGAAACGACAATTTCTTCGTAGATCTAAAATTTTTAGACGAAGAGAAAGGACCTTTTAAAGGAACTCTTTTTTCAACTGCTACAAAAATAGACAATATTGACAAACTTAAATTTATATTAGAGTTTGACGAAGAGAAAGTCTATAAAGCGTTTCCTTCTAGGAAGGATTCGTTTAATTCGCAATCAATAATAAGATTCGAACCAACCCAAAAATTTATACCGAGAGAGGCAGAAGCCGTAGATCCAAGAGTTTATGATATTCCATCTACTCAAAATTGTGGCATTAATTTCGAAACCCTTAATCAAGGATTTTTGAGAATGCAATATATTGGAGGTTCCGGTTATCAATCTAAAGTAGGTCTTGTTCTAGATACTATCAATCAATTTATTGTTACTTCATGGGATTGCGTAATAAATAAATCATTTACAAAAGAAAATCTTAAGGCTTTTGAAAAGGCTATTTCCGTAAAAGAAAAGATTAGACAATCTTATTTAGACTATGCTCTGTTTAAGAAAAACTTTCCTAAAGTTAAATTTACCGCAGATTTAGTTTCAGATCAAAAAGTACTTGAATCTTATTACAATATACTCCGAGATCGTCTTTTTACAATATTTACTAATTGCCAATTTTCTAATAACGAATTCGAAATTAACTACGATTCAACACTTTCAGTAATACAGATTAGAGATGCAAAAATTAAATGTAAAGAAATAGAAGGTCTTGAATTTATCAGTTGTGAAATTGAAAATGGTATCTTCCATAGATCGGATTTCTACGACTGTAAAATTGTTAATGCAACAATTATACAATCAAACGTATATCTAGATTCTATTGTTACGAATTGCAATTTAATGAATTCTTTCTCTAATCGAACTACTAATTTAATAGATTGCGAGTTCGATGGAATGAATGGAGTACTAAATGGCAAAATGACTAAAGGTATTTTCAAAAAAGGAAAAATAGGTTTATTTGCTGATGTATCGAAAGATACAAAAGTTATACAATATCAGCCACTAAAATCTGGTTATGTTGTTGCCGGAGACCAAATCATTATACCTACAAAAAAATTTAACCAACTGTGACGAACGATGAATTCATAGCAAACGTACAACAAGAACTTTCTGTTGCTTGTGCATTACCATTTACGGTTCCTATTCCGGAAATAAATAGAATCATAAAATATTCAGCTGATTGGTTTTATAAAAAATACGAAGATGCAGTCGAAGAAAGATATTATTTTATTACGACTGAGTTATTTAAACAAACTCAATTTAAAACAGATAGAACTGTTACTATGCCAGATTGTGTATTTTCGGTTTGGCAACTTAAAAAATTAAAAGAAGATTTTGCTAGATCTATGTCTTTTGATGGTACTGCGGATTTTGGTATTGAAAGATTGTTTCTTTCTGATTCTGTATCATTAGGACAAGGTACTGAAAACTTAATGTACTATACATTAAATATGTATTGGATGGATGTTGCATCACACATAATTAATCACACTATTAGTTTTAATTACAATAGAAACTCGCATAGACTATTTATTGGTGGAGAAACTCCTAATAGAGATTGTGTTGCAATGTGCTACGCAAAAATACCTTTAGAACATTTGATGAACGACGAAATATTCTACCGATATGTAGTTGCTAAATGTAAAGTTCAACTTTCTCGTATTCTTGGAACTTTCGACTTCAATTTACCCGGTGGAATTAAAATTAATTATGATTTGATTCGAGACGAAGGTAAAGAAGAAATCGAAAAAATCGAAACTGAAGTAAAAGAAGAAGAAGGAATGGATTTTTTCTTTACTTCTGGAGGTTCTTAATAAATAAACTACTAATATGGCTATAGACCTATATTTCAAAATGGACACATATCCTTATTATGATGCCGATGAAATTGAAACTAATAATCGAATGGAAATGTTTTTGCAGGAAGTAGAAATGATTTTGACTACTCCTAAAGGGAGTGTTTTAGGCGATCCTGATTTTGGATTATCTTTAGATGCATATATTTGGTCGACATCAAAAGGATCTTCGCATATTAAACAAGATGCGATGACTCAGTTTTTAAAATATATCGATCAAGAAACATTTAAAGGCATTAATTTAGATGTCGACGTTAACTTCTTAAAAGGAGAAGTATGGGACACTATAATTTTAGACATATTAATAGACGGAACAAAAGTTGCTGGTTACGCAGTCGAACCATAAAGAAAAACAAACAATGAAATTTTTAGAAACAAATAAAATATCCTTTAATGATATACAATTAAAGATCAGAAATTGGTTGATTGATACATACAATCAAGCAGGCTCAGTGTTATCGAAATCTTCGCCATTTGGTCAAATTATTGCAGTAATCCAAGAATTTGGACAATTGATATTTTACTATATAGAAGATTCTTTAGTAGAGTTAAATATTTACACAGCAACGAAACAAAGATCTATATATGGTTGGGCTAGATTGACTGGACATAATCCTACTAGATCTATTTCTTCTCAAGGAACAATAAACGTTAAAATAGCTCCTGGTGCTGATGCACCTATAAATGCAAGTTATATCCTAATTTTAGATAAAACTAAGATTACCTGTATTAATAACAATAAAAAATATTTCGTTCAATTAGGTAATGTAAATGGTAATTTAAGAATTCCATTAAATTCTACGGAAATAACTCCGTTAAAAATTATACAAGGAGAATTAGAAAATCAAACCTTAACAGGTACCGGTAAAGCATTACAATCTTTTACTGTTATTTCTAAAAGTACGATAGAAAATGATTTAATTTATATCACGGTTAATGGTGAAGCTTATGATATCATAGATTCATTATATGATATGAATAAAGGAGATAAAAAATGCTTAGTTAAAACTGGAATTTCTGGCGGAATAGACATATATTTTGGAAATGAAGATTTTGGAACTATACCAGCTTTAGGTTCTGTGATAAATGTGCAATATGTTAAAACTGATGGATTTGAAGGCAATATATATTCTAAATCTTCAGACATACAATTCAAATTTGACGATCCAGGATATAGCAATACCGGAGAAGAGGTTGATTTGAATACGATATTAAATGTATCTATTGAAAAACCTATAATTTTAGGTGCTGATTCAGAAAATCCTGAGTTGACAAAATTAATTGCACCTAAGATGAGTAGGTCTTTTATATTAGCAAATGCTGACAACTACATCAATTATCTATCAAGATTTAATTATGCATATGTTGATGCATACAATACATTTGATGACGATTATATTGCAGATGATAATGTAGTCTATTTATTTTTGATACCTGATATTGCTAAAAGATTAACAAACAACACTGATTATTTTACTACAAATCTACAAAATTTTTATTTAGACTCCGATGAAAAACAAGCTCTGATAGAATTTATTGATATGAGCGGTAGACAAATTATGGGTACGGAATTACAAATAGTAGATCCGATCATTACTAAATACGTAACAAATATTTATTTAAGGATATATGATACGGTAGATCAGAATACATTAAAAGGAGAAATTCTCACAAAATTAACAGATTACTTACTTAAAGTGAAACGAAGAGATAAAATTCCAAAATCTGATATAATTGCTTTGATTGAAAACATTAAAGGAGTAGATTCGGTTAATCTATCTTTTGTATCTGAAGCTAACGAAAGAGCTATAATAGATGGATATTATATACAAAAGGTTACATCAATTGATAAAGTTAGAGGTATTACCATTGTTACGGATAATCAAATAATGCTAAATTCTGGAGACGATCCAAATTTAGGATTAGATGATTTCGGTGACGTTAAGATTGGATTAAACGAACAACCTATAATAAGAGGAGGTTGGTATGATCGCTTTGGAAATTATTACGAAGATGGTATATCTTATAATCAATATTCATCCGTCAATCTAGTGGTCAAAGAAGTTATCAGAGAATCATTACCGATCCGAATGATGAACTCAAATAAATCTGCGCTTAAGTAATGTATAAAGATTCGATATATAATAAAATAGTTCAAGACTCAGAGAATCGAGAAGGTAATGGATATGACTATGCAAAAAATGGTCTACTTTCTAGATTTCTTTCTCCGGCTCTATATGGCAATCCTAGAATTGCAAAATTCTTGGAAATGACTGATCCGTTATTAATAGAATTAACTGATTCGGTAAAACAAATTCAATTCTTTTTTAATTACACCATCGATAAAAACGATAGAAGATATAACCTATAATGTACCAACACTTAAAATTTTTTAATAAAAAGGGAGAATATTGCAATTTCGATTATAATCCAACCTTAGATAAATGGACAGGTCGAATTGACATGCACACTATATCGGAGGGACTGATAGAAAATCAACAGCTATATATTTTAGAAGAGTTAGTAGATTCTGCCACTGGATATCCTCAATACGGATATCCTTATAGTAATTATGGTTCAACTCTCAGAAATCAAGGTATTACTGCCGGATTCAATCCTAAGTTACCGGTACCAGAAATTTTTATATACGATATAACTGATACTGAATTTGTTCATTTTCAAAATAAAAATTTGGGTAAGCTAGACTACGATCCATCAATGACAATCTTGCCTAATGATATGAAATCTTTGTCGGTGATTAATTCTAAAGCTTTACAAATTAATATTGCATTTCAACCTAGTAGAGAAGATGGATTCTCTTCTATCATGTATATTAGAGACGAAAATAATTTAATATTCGCTGAAATAGAAATATACGGTGAAGGAGAGTCCGAAGACGAAAGGTTAAAATCTTTATTAATGTCTTTAGGGAACGATATACTTCCTTCTGATTCTATTATATTTGATGCTTCTGAAGTAAAAGAAGAAGGAACAGATTGGCGATTGATTAATCGAAAACGAAAAGAACTTCTACTTGAATATCACAATATATTTCCTTATGTAGGTTCATATAAAGCGATAATCAATATTCTTAAATTTTATGGATATCAAAACGTTAGACTTAAAGAATATTGGAAAAACGTAGATGCAACTGCACCTAATTTCGGTAAGTACAGACAAACTGATATTACCGATATTTTTTCTACCGCACCGGATCCACAAATATCTAATTTATTACCGAGTAAAATATATCGAAAAACTGGTAAATTTGGATTGTTTTATGATATAACTGTAGAATCTGGGGAATATGATGATGACGGTCTTCCTATAGTTGAAGAAGTTTATACATTTACTCCTGAAGAAGTTCTTACTAAAATATTTGCCCTAAAAAAGAAATTAATACAATACTTCTTACCAATAAATACTCAAATTGTAGATATAACCGGAGAAGCTATATTCTTTGCACAATATAAAATTAACAATGTTATATCTCGAAATCGAATTGATTCGATTTCTATGGGAATTCATCCTAAATATGAGGTATATCCTAGCGAAAAAGGTTATATTCAAGACCTACGTGCTCTTCAATTTTTAGGAGCACCAATAGGTCCTGATGTGAGTGCTGCTGGTTATTCTAACTATTTAGTTTGGAGATTTCATGTAAACTCAAATATTATAACAAATGCAAATCAGGCAATATCTACTGAGATAGTATATACTGTCGGATCTAATTCATATGTTGGTGGATATGATTTTTATTTTCACGATCCACGAAGAAGTACAAACGATATCTCTGAAGAGGAAATTTGCGCTAGATTAGCTAAATCCATAAATAATCCAACATATAGCGTTTATAATAATCAACAAGATATAGAGTTTATACAGGCTAATGTATATGCGTATCCAGAATTAGATAATCCTGGATGGGTTCGAATAGTTTCTAGAGGTCCTGTTCCTGGAGCAACTTCTGCTACTGCACCTGAAATAAGTTTCGTATGTAGCGTTTTAACTGGATTCCCTTCAACATATCCTAGTAGTCAATTAAATATTCCGGCAATAATATCAAGTGCAACTGGAACTTATGGTGCTGCAGGTCCACCTGTGTCTTTATACAATACTGCGTATGTAGGATTTTTTGAAGATATGAATTTACCAGTTAGTGGTCTTTCCGATGATGCTAATATTCCTATTGGATTTCCGGTCATATTAAAAAATAAAACTTTCGATATTACATGGGATAATGCAGATGCAAATTTTAATCAAGTAGATTCAATAGGCTCGACATTCTCTACTCTATATTCTCAATTTAACAATTCATTTGAAGTAATAGGTTGGACTGGTTCGACGAGTATTATTAATCCTATAACGATTGGAGTAACTGGATTTCCTTCTAATAATTATCCTCATCAATTTACATATTCATGGGAAAATATAGGATATATGGGTTACCATGAAATGCAATGGATTATTAGTAAATCTGAAGATGAAACACCGGCTTATCGATTAGATACTGGACCAAAGACTATATATGAAATAAATGAATTTGCAACAAATTTGCCTTATGTTGGTAAATATGATGTAGAGCTTAGGCTATGGGATTTATTTAATAACCAAGCATATACATCTAACATGCAACAAATAGAAGTTGAAGCTAAAGAAGCTGATTTCATAGGATGGTACACAAAAAGAGAATTAGATTATACATTTGATGATATTAGACGTCAAGTTCAAAATATAGAAGCTACTAACAAAGTAGGTTCAGGCAGTCAGTGGCAAATTCCAACACCTAATCAATTTCTTACATGGGATGAATATGCATCTAATTGGGATTTACCTTTACAACCTAATGAAGCTATCGAAATGGCAGAAATTACAGGTAATTCTTTAGATTCAATTGAATTCTATCAAACAATGATTAATCCAATAGACAATCCTTTAGTTGATCGTTATCCTTATCGATTTAATCTAATAGGAAATATTCCTACTTGGGACGATGCATATCATTTATGGTGGGACAATACAGGAACACGAATAACTGAATGGAAGATAACTGGTACAACTGGAATAGGTGCAACTAGTGGTACGATATGGATGACTAGGGCTAACTCGACATTAAACTTAAGTAACAATAAATATTATGAAGTAGGACCTACTGGATGGACTGGACCTACTAGTACAACGATAGCTGGTACAACTGGTGATATAGCATATGTAGCTTCTTTAGATACTACTTTTGTTAATGATGGAACCCTTTGGAATTTAGTATCGGATGAATTAGAAGTAGTAAAAGTAAACTTTCCAATTGGTGGAAACGACAAAGATAATATGATATCGATCGTAGATGCGTTAAATACATTTGCTCCTACTAGTAAGTTATTCAAAGACTTCATATATTACTATAACGAAGAATATGATGCAACAAATGCATTAATTCCATATGTTAAAGCTGCATCAGTGGGATTTGATAAATATGGTAGACATAGAATAGGTTACAATAATTTAATAGGTGAAACTAATTCTTATGATACTCAATATTTTGGATATTTAGGAGATATTCCTACTCATTTTGAAATATATCAAATTCCTTCAGGAAGTACAGGAGCTACATTTACGGTACAATACAACGAAGGTGCTACTGCCTCTTACGAGTACGTAATTGGTGCTACTTCTTTAAGTAAATTAGTTAAAGAATTAAATGGTGCAACTGCTCAGGCTTTACCGGTAATAGGTGATTTTGTTTATAATATGGTTTATGGTGCTGCTGGTTGGACCGGTGGTACAGGACCTAGCTCGTTTTCTGAAGTTAAAATTCAAGGAGTTGCTAAAAGATTTACTGAACCTCAAACTATTAATACTACATATGGAACCGGAGTAAAAGGTACTTGGATGGGTCGATCACTTATTAAAAATCCTTCATGGAATGACATTAGAATTTTAAAATATCAACAAGAATTACCAATATTAACTTCAGTTAACTTTACATATGATTCATCTAAGATGGTAGGTAAAACTAATTTCACTTGGTTGCTACAAAAGGATGATGATACTTCGTTTGAGGATATATATTACAATAATCCATATTTCTCATATATGTTTACATTACGAGGTAGTTATTCATTATCTTTAACTATTGAGGATTCTAATGGTAATAAGAAAACAATTAAAAAACAAGAACTAATAAAAATCGTCTAAACAATGGCAATACAATTAACAACAATCAATGGTACTGATTCAATCGCAGCTACCAGAATTACAATCAATGATAATTTCTCTACTTTAAGCGATGCATTGAATTCCGTACTTCAAATGGTTAACATATCTACTGGATATTTTGACAATGCAACATTTGGATCTAATCCTAAAATCAACACTGGATCCATAACTACTCTTGGTGAAATTTCATCTACGACTGGAGATATCGTTGCTTATCAAGGTAATCTAAAAGTTGGATCTAATGGATTCTTAGAATTTGGACCAAACTCTGGATGTAGAATTAAAAGAAGCTTAAAACAATTAGGTGGTGGTGCTACTACATATTTCATAGATTTTGCTGGTGCTACTGGTGGTACTGCAACAGGTAATCTTAGTGCTGCAATTCTACCTAGACAAACTACTGCAATCATTAGAACTATTCAAAATCCAGAATTAGGTTCATTAGTTTATGATACTACTCAAAATGTTCTTGCTTATTGCGTAGGAACTACTACTGGTGCTGGAGCAACTGGTACTTGGTATAAGATTTCTGCTACTGGAGCAACTACTCTATAATAAAACAAAATTTTAAATGGCAACACCGTTAATTAATCCTCTTAGAATATCTGGAGGGACATTCTATACATTTTCGTCTGCAGTAGCTGATATCCAAAAGACTTTTACTGATGACGATGCAAGATTTGTTTTCTCTAAATTTGCTCTTCTTAATATTCCGGATGTAGCTACTCCTTCAAGCAACAACGAAAATTACGTAGTTTGGGAAGGTATTGGTGGTGTATTGACAGGAGGAACTTCTTCTGTACCTGCTTTATCAGTTGATAATAACATAAATATAGCCGAGTCTTTTCAAAATTATGTACTTAATTTTGAAGAGGAAATACGTCAAGGTACTAATACAATAGTTAAACCTTACGATCCTAGTCAAACCTATACCGTAGCAGAAAGAATATTTTGGAAGTGGATGACTCAATTAAATGCAATGCGTTTTCGTGATGCATCGGTTGCCGAATCTACTACCAATTTTCGATATACGGAAGAAGATCCAACTCAATATTATAACAAAGTAGTTAGATATATTGGTGATATTGATATTGTTAATAACGTTTCTAGAGGTGGTGATGCATATTCTGAAATTTACATAAATATTCCTACTAATCATGGAGGTACTCCAGTGGTTTTATGGAAAACTTACGAAGATAACAATTATGCTCCAAATAGAATTTGGACTAATGGTGAAACTTATATCACCGGTAGAAATATATCATCAGTTCATCCTAGCGGTTTAGATTTAAGAGCATACTACGATGACGATCAAAGTTTATCGTATAATACATATTCTACTTTCGGGTCAACTGCAAATTGGTCAGGATTCGTAGCATTACCTGCTGCCGGATCATCTAAACCAGTTTTACTTTCTCGTATGGATGGTATTATTTTAGATTTTGACGCTAATAACTATTCTCCTATTGTTAACGATGGTACAATATCTACAATTGACGAATTTAACGGTACTGATGCTGCTCCTGATTTTTCTTTTAACGCAGCTTTGGTTTATTATGATTCATATTCGGCTTCAAATTCAAGTCAAAAGGCTACTAACTTATATGGAGTTTTAATTTTAGACGATTATGTTAACTCTGGAGTTGGTAATAGCTACATCAAAAGATTTGATAAATATAAGCCAAATAAGATTACTAAACTTAATGGTAATAGTTATAGTTTAAAAATTGACATTAAATTCGATTCAACTGTAGAAAATGCAGGAGTAGAAACTCTCATAAACGATTACAATACTTTCTCGATGGATTTATTCATTGATGCATCGACTCGTTTACAAGAAGCTGCTGCAATGTTTATCGACTCAGAATTAGAAATCATTACAATCAAAGATAGATTACGTAATCTAGAAAATTTCTATTTTACTCAAGAAGAACTTACAACTTTATCTCAAAGATTATCTGCACTAGAATCTAGTCTTAATAATGCTAAACTTGCATTTTCTTCTAGTACAACATTGCTAGATTTGATTAACGTAAATGCAGATAATATCAATAAGTTACTTTCCGGTAATTTGTCAGTCAATTTAACATATAATACAGACGTTCTTAAACAAGGAGCTGGAGTATTTTTAGATAGAACTGTACCTAATCAAATAACATTAAGTAATAGAATTCAAGGAGTTTCTACATTTTCACAATGTAGAAATACGATAAATACAATAAACCCATTAGGAAGTTTACGAACAACATATGCAAATGGAATAGATCCAACTGATACATATTTAAACAACGTATTAACTTTAGGAGAGTTTTCTAATTATTATCGTCAACTTAATACATCTCATCCAAATATAGTAAATGGAATTGAAGTTTTTCAAGATAGTGTAATAATCAACATCCAAGATTATCCAATATTTTGGAAAACGGGTCAAACTTTTAAGATAGTTTTTGCAGATCCTGTCGATTTTGCAGGTAAGACTATATACATTAGAACCGATGCTAAAAATCGATTAGGTAATGGAATTTACGGAGTAATAATAGGTTCTATGGATGCATCAATGCAAATAACAAACAAACCAATAATAGAAATTACGTGTACTGATGGAAATCGATACACATTTAATATAGACATAATAAGATAAAAATGGATACGAAATACTCATTAACAACACTTCTAAACAATCTTTTAAAGTTACAAAACAACGGATATCAAATTATTACGAAGCTATCTGATGTAGTTTCTTCTAATTCAGATACTGTCGAAGTAGATGTAATGGATAGTACAGGAACTATACAAAAAGTATACATTCCTTCATACGGAGCTCTTAAGAATCAAATGGTTCAAATGGAGAACAATATCAAAAGTTTAACTGCAGTAGGTGATTCATCTACATCAGTTCAATTATCTGACGGTTCATTTAGAAAAATCTTAGTTTCTTCTTTATTAAAAGAAGCTGAAGATATTCAAACTATGCCAGTACCTACAACTTTCAATAAGAAAGAAAATTGGTTTTTTGAATCATTCTTAAATCCTTTGCTATATGTTTCATTTAATCTTACCGGACAGGTAAAATATGAAACTGAAAAAATCGAAGTTGCAAGATACATATTGAATCTTGATACTCCAGCAAAGCTTAAATTATTTAACTCTAGATTTTCGGCTAAGTCAAATATCAAATTTGCAGATTTCTCTAAAATCTTGATTGATTATGGAATTACTTTCTTTTTAGATAAAGATGTAGTAGATATGCCTCCTAGAACATTAAGATATTCTGGTAAATATACAGTAACAAATGTATTCGATGATACACTAACTTCAATTATAAATGGAGCTAGCGTTCAAAATAGAGTACTTAGAGTACAATTAGATAAATTAACATACAATGATAATCAATCTAAATATTTAGGAACTCAATCTTTAAAAATAGGTGATTCTCTTGTAATTAATTCCGGAAGACAGAATACTAGATTCGAAATATTACAAGTTGATGCTTCTACGAGAACTGTTGCGGTTAAATTAATTGAAGGTTTTGATAACATAACTATCGGTAAGGATGTTCTTACTTTTTATGGCGAAGATAAATCTGATGTATTTGCTAATGTGTCTATCGGATTCAACGAATATTGTGTAATTTTCGTGAAACCTATCGATCCAGATTCTAGAATTCAATCAGTTAATTGGTCTCCTGGTGTTGGTCTTTATACAAATAGTTTAAGAATCATAGATCCGGCAACTGGTAATTCTATGGCTTTATCTACATTCTATCAAAATGAAGTTGTAGATTTTGGTGCATACTTATACTCAACAGTTAAGGATAAAACTCCTCCTTCTACTTTTGCAGTTCAGCCTACTCCACCTTTAGTTTCTACTGGGAATTTTCAAGTACTTCCTATAAACGATCATATTACTTCTAGTGGTAATGCTATAAAAATTAAAAGTTTACAATCAGATAAATTGAGAATCCAATCTCAATTAACTGCATTAGATAAATCTATCACCGAAGTTAAAACTAAAGTACAAACAACTAAATATTCGTCACAAAAATTACAAGATACTGACAATAGTAAATTATCTAAATTAGTTGATGATAGAAGTACTAACTCTTCTTTACATGCATCTATCGTTGAGGATATAACAAAACTATCTACAGTAAAATCGATTGATACTGCTCCTAAATATAGAGTTAGAGGATTTTTTCCTATGCCAGTTGCACAAAAATCAGATAGAACAGAACCTCAAGAAGTTATTCAATTTGTTACGCAATATCGATATGTTAAGAAAGATGGATCAGCCAATCAACCACAACAATTACAATTTGTAGATAACAATGGTGTAGTTAGAAGAGGAACATTTTCAACCTGGAACGAATATAAATCTCCTGTAAGAAAACGTGACATTAATCCTACTTCAAGAAAAGCTTATTGGGCAGTAGAAGATGTAGAAAATGCCGATGCAATAAATATCAATCAAATTGATTTTCCTATTCAAGCTGGAGAAAGTATTGAGTTTAGAGTAAAATCTATATCTGAAGCCGGTTGGCCAGTAACTACTATTGAATCTGAATGGTCAGAAATAGTTAGAATCGATTTTCCAGCCGAATTTGAATCGATACCAGATACTAAAGATATTCTTGAGCAAGCTAAAATGGATCAGATTAGAGTTCAGGTAAAATCTGATTTAACTAATATGAATTTGGATAAAGTTTCACAACAAACTTTAACTCAAAATGGAAAATTCTTTACTACCGATGCAATTCACGTTGCTTCAGGGTTTTTAACACCAGAAAACAATATTATAACGCTATTTGATAAATTAAACTCTATGGATTTAGAAATTCAAAATCTTAGAGGTCTTATTGCAAATGCTAAAGGTGCTATATCAGTTATTATTGTTGATGATGCTGGACAAGAATACTCAGTTCAGAAGAATTCAACCGTTAGATTATTTGCCGGTAATTATAGAGATCAGGTTGCATCATTACCAATTAAAAAGGGTGTTATTATATCTAAAAATTACTTTATTAAGATTTCTAACGAAGCTGCATCATTTCTAGAATTGTATTCTAGAATGTATGGATCTAGATTCTCGGTTGTAAATTCAAGTAATACATTAGAACCTACAAACTTAACATATAGTAATAGTGACGTAGATTATAATCGCTTAAGAAGATATGATTATGTTCCTTTAGGTTTATCAAATCCAGATGCTAATGATGTTTTAAATTATGGATTCATTAGAAATACTCCATATCAATCTACTCAAGTAATGGGTCAATTTATTAATTCTAGATATACTTCAGTAGATGGAACTCGAGCTTTATATAGTGCTATTGATGGAGCTGCTTCATCATATCAAATATTAGATTTATCCGGTAATCTAGTTTCTACATCGACTCAACTTGAATGGACTACTAATTTATCTACATTAACTGGATTAGCCAACGGTAATCCAACTACTGATTTTATATGGAAAGGTGGAACAGGTCTAAGTGATGTAGTATCATATTCTCTTGCAGCTGTACAATCTGCATTAATAAATAATATACAAGTACACGTAAAACATCCTGATATCGCAGATTGGATTGCAACTGGAGTTACTCCTTTAACTATAAATAGTACAACGGTACCTTCATTAGTAAGAAATTCTATATTAGGTAATATCGTTAAGGGTTCTACCGGTTCAAATACACAAAACGCATATTACAAAGATCCTTCAAGCTTGATTAATTGTAAAATTGGTTTTGATGTCAATGACCAATTTTTACTAGGACCTAAATCAGTTGGTGCTTATTTATTCATCAATCCAAATTCTCATATTGATATGAGAGTTAATGGAGATGATGCAATATCTTACAAAGACATTAAATTCGGAAATACTAATTCGATATCTATACCAATAACTTTCCAATATCGAATGACAGATTATTTTGGAGTTGGTGACTTAGGTTTAGGTAATGTAAAAGGAGATCCAACTTCTAATAGTGGAACAAATTTAGAATATACTAAAACTATTGGAATTGATATATACCCTAATCCTCTAGATAAAGAAAGATTTTCGTTTGATGTTGAAGTTACTGCTAGATATTACTCTAAATCAGTAATCACTAAGGATATTCCTTCAAGAACTTTCGAAACTGCATTAGATGACCTTACGAAAACAATAAAGGTGGTAACACCAACAACTTCACGAGACCAGACTATTAGAAGCGGTTCATCTACTTCTAAATAATAATACAAATATCCTATGAAGGATGAGTATTACGAGAATGGATTGAATAAATAACTTAATATGTCAGAAATACTTAAAAGAACTTCGTTTGGATTAATTAGAACAAATCCTAAATTAACTACAAATATAAAAATCATTGCTGACTCTAAAAACCAAGTGTTTTTAGAGTCTATTGATGCAGATCCATTATTGTCAAAATCGATATATAAAGGATTTAATGTAACTGGTGGATCGTATTCAAATGACATAAAAAGATTCTACGATCAAGGATCTACACCATTACCCAAAACTATTGCATATACTGTCTACGAAAAGGACTTGTCATTACAAGTTAAAGATCGATACAAAGACCAATACGATTTTACATATTGTATGGGTATGCAACCTAAAGTTTCTCGTATATATAGCGAAGAGTTTTCTATATTCTCGCCTTTATGGGCTGAGAGAGATAATATCCCTGATTATTTTGTGATTTTTAAATTAGAAGGACCTGTTAGTATCGATTATGATGCTGAGTTACAAGCAAATCTTTCTATCAATCTAGATAATTCTAAATATTTAGATGACTTAGTAAAAAATCCAGCTAATTTCTTTAAAAATTATATCAAAAATTCTAAAATAATTAAAACTTTTGATTTAACAGATAAGACTAATATTGGTAGATATATCAGAAATCATGTTCAAGATCCTTTATTTCCAGAATCTTCTATTTATGCGTCAATAGAGAAAAACGATTTGTCGTATTGGCAAGGAATTTCATATGATTACGGAGGGTTTTGCAAAATGTCTCAGGATATTTATATAGATTATGTTTTAGTAGATAAGACTGTAACTGAAAGCGATGATTTCCTAACCTTAGGATTTCAAAATCATGGAGTAGTACATCCTAATATTTTAAATTTAGAATTTTTATTTGACGATTTAAACCAAGAAGATTTTAAATTTAGCAGATATTTTGGTATGTACGTATCTGAAGCCGAATTAGGTAAATTCGAAATAGACGGTAGTAGATTATTTAATGATAGAAATTTCGAATATGAGCAATTGCCTACTCCATTCTACGATAACATCGGATATTCGGCTAACGATGAAACACAAATACAAACTAACAATAAAGGGATAAAAATTTATCCTAAGTTAAATGCAGGAGGAACCGGTATATATGAAGGTAGATTAATAACATGGAGTGAAACCCAAAATCCTAGATTTCCTTACGTAAAAGATATAAAGAACAATTTTTATTCAATTAATTCATCGATAGGTTGGACTTCTACTTATTCTATTAGTGGTAGTACCTCAATTTCAGATGGAAAATTCCTAAGAATAAAAGATAAAACTGTCGATTGGAAAAATTTCAGCGGTTTTGGAGATCCATTAAAATATATACATGCAACACCTACTCAATTTAAAGGTAGACCTAATTTTTCTTTTAGCGTAATTGGTGATATTACTGTCGGTGACCAGATTAGAATTAATAAGGTTGATTGGACTAATCCAATTGAATCTCAAGTAATAGATTTCTTTACTATCGTTGCCGATGATTCTCTTATTGCCGGTCAAAATAATGGAAATTCGTTTAGTATCAACGGCGATTTTTCGCAAATAGCTACTTCAATATCTAAGGCAATTAATCATATAAATGAGTATGATAAAGAACACGTAACTTTTGAATCTATGTCTAGAGGAGATACGGTTATTGTTTATAGTCGTATGAGCTCAGAAAATTGGAATCGATCTAAATTTTCTTTCTTTAGTACTTCTGACATATATCCTTTTACTAAGCCTAATATTTTTGTTAATTATATTGAACAGATGTACCGTCCTTCTCCAATATCTTTATCTACCGACACTTTTGGTAAGTACTACGAATATCATTTTGTAAATGGGTGTGACAATCCAAACGCTAGATTTATTATAGATGCTGAGGATTTCCAAGAATTATATGATGATGCAGATCCAATTTACACTAAAACCAATAAAGGTTTTGGTTTAATTAGTGATTATTCAATATACTTAGAAGAGCCGGTTTATAACGAATTTGGTGAAATTTTAGATTTTCTTCACTGGGACAAATACATAAGCTATTGTATACAAGAAACTAATGAAAATATTGAATTCACTTCATCTAATCAAATACCAATATATCAATCATCTAAGAATAGTAATGGCTATTTGTCGATTTTCCCTATTAGAGATTTTGATTTCGATTTCTTAAGTACTGATTACGCAAAAAATGCAGATTCCTCATATAACACATTATATAATTGGTATTTAGGAATGACAGGACCTAATGGGTCAACTGCAACCTTTAGTTATATAGGATTTGGAGTTGCTCCAACCGGTAATATTTCTAGAGGATATATTGATTCATTAATAGGACCGAATTCTTCATTCGCTATCGCTAATGGATTTACTAATCTAAGTGGTTTATCTGATGATTTCTTAGATCAGAATATTTTAGTTACGAATGAATATGATAGACTTAAAGAAAATATTTTGTCTGATATTGCTTTGTCTTCTAGAGTCGTTCCTTTTATTAATAAGTGGGTATATGATAATGAATCAGTCGACGTTAGAGAGAATGGATATCGATTAAATACCGATCAATCATTCGGGTATAGTAATTTTTCACCATCTTTTGATGAGATGAATAGAAATCCTAAATTCTATACTCATGAATGGTATTACCTACAGAAATATCCACCATATATGAGTTTTACCGAAAAGAAAAATTCGTTTTCTTATTTCGACGAAGATTTGTACTTTCCTAATATCCCACAGATTGGTACTTTAGGCAGCAGTGAAATCTTTTTAGGTTTAACCGGTGGAACCGGTGGAACTGCAAATTTATTATCGATCAAAGAAGATTATTTTTTGTCATATTTTACTCGAGAAACTATTGATGGAATAGATATTCCTAGAGATTACAAATATTCAATATTTGAGTATGGTACTGATGGTAATTTCTCAGAAACTTTATTTAGAGGAGCTAAAGTAATCATAAAAGATAGATCAGAATATTCTAATATCAATTAT